CTGTTCTTCATGTCGGACGAACATGACAATCTTCCTGGCATTGAACCTCTCAACTTTGACCCGAAAGAATGTGACCAGATAGTTCAGGAGTTCTGTAACTCTGGTCTCGGTGGTCCTCTTGAGATGATCAACTTTACCTTCGGATTCGAGGGTGTGACCAGAGCCTTTACCCATCAGATGGTAAGGACTAGACTGGCGAGCTACATGCAGCAAAGCCAGAGATTCACTGAGTTCAAGGATGGACTTCCTGTTCACAAACCGAGTAACATCGAGAACTGGGAGCAGAAGTCTGAGGATGGTTCATCCGCAGAAGAGGTCTGGGACTCAGTTCTCCAGAATATCGTGTGGGGCTGTAAAGAGCTTTCTATCATGGGACTTCCAACCCAAGACCTGAGAGGGCTTTACCCTACCAATGTGACCACGAACATCATACAGACTATTGACTACAATGCCCTACGGCATATGCTTAGTCATAGACTTTGCACCCAAGCCCAGCAGGAAGAATGGGGACCACTGGCGAGGAGAATCAAAGAACTCGTCACCATTTACGATCCAATCCTGGGCGAGAACCTCAAGGCTGCTTGCCAGATCAAGGGGAGGTGTGATTTCAATACCTCGCTGGACCGCCCTTGTGAGATTAGAGATAATCTCAAAATACCTGTTCCCAAGCAGAAGCTACGTGGCGTCATGAGAAACCTGGTTGCCTACGGAGGTTATGAGTGGGCAAAACAGTTCCTCGGTGACGACGTGCTCGACCAGATCGGTGACTTTGGCGAAGAGGTAACTGGTAAGTGAACATACGAATGTGGGGATGCAGAAGCGATGACGAGAGAATCGAGATTCATTTGAATCTTGGGTTCGGGAGCACCAAGCGCATTGTGTCCCCACAGTCGTTCGACAGAGCTGTTAGAGCAGTTCTTGAGAGAATCAACGAGGTAAGGACATATATCCCAAAGCTGGAATATGAAGATTTCCTCGAAGAATGCAAGCGTGGTGTCGGAAAGACAGATGAACCTATCACTCATACCGTCGAGAAGACAGAAAATGACTGGCGGTTTGTAGCGGTATCGAAAGGCTTAGAAGTAAGCGTAAGCGGAGAGGGTGGAACCCTCGAAAGCGCGTGAATTCACGCGAATGCAACCCCTCTAAGCTAATAGACGGGTAAGAGGTCGGAGCGAATGGAACTCGAAGAAATGGCCAGAAAGATACAGTCAGGAATGGCGAAGATGGCACCTCAACTCAAAGAGTTGGGAGTCATCTTCGGAGAGATTAGCGTCCAGTTTGGAGAGTTCGCTCATGTCCTAGCTACCTTTACTCATGCTGAGTCTAAGGTAGCAACCTGTAAGTATGCTGGCTGCCCGTTCGCTTCTCTGCCTTATCGAGAGTTTTGTTACTTCCATGATGACTATACGAAACAACCGACATTTTATGTCTTCACAACTGAGGAGCTTCTAGCGAAGTATCTTCAGGCCATGCTGAGCATTAATGTCTATCCATCTGTAGAGGAACTTGAGGATACAGAAGTCCCATATCCTGCTGCGGGTGGCTGGCCATTAGTGTTTGAAGATTCCCTCCCCGAAAGCTGGGTGAGGGAAATGTCCCAATGGGAAGGAGGTGATACGCTGATGTGTGAAGAGAAGAAGGATGTCGTGGAGGCAGAGGAAGAGGCCAGAGAGGCCACTGAAGGTCTGCCCCTCGAAGAAGTCCCTCAGACCGACCTTCCTGCTTCTGAAGAGGAAGAGATCGAGACTGCCGAAGAGGTAGTTGAGAAGGTCGAAGGTGACGAGGAAGAAGGCACAGAGGAAGGTGCCGAAGAGGAAGAGGAGTAATCCACTTCCAGCTCGGTGACCTGGGAGGTGCAGTTTGGCCTCCCAGGGCCTTAGAGGAATTATGGTTATTATTAGCAAGTCTATATTCCCTTATAGGGATGGCAAGGGCAAAGAGCATGAAGCGTATCATATGGGCTCAACTGAGAGCCTTGACGAACTTCACCGATTCGCTCAGTCAATCGGAATGAGGAAAGAGTGGTTCCAAGATAAGCTCATTCCTCACTATGATGTCTTTGGGATAATGATCCAGAAGGCGAAAGAGGCTGGGGCTGAGGTTGTGGAATCAAGGGTGTTTCTCCAGAGGGTTCACAGAACTGCGAGGGAGACAATCCCAGTTAGAGATATACGTGGTGAAACCACCCACGTAGTAACAAAGGAAAGCTAGTATCCAAGGAGGAAGTTGTGCAGTTAACCAAACAGGATGTATTGGCGGTTCTTGAACCGAAGGACATCGTGGCTCTGTTAAGGGACTACAAGCCACGAATCGAGTTCGCAGAGATTCACCCCGATGCGGTCACGCCAGATTATGCTCATATAGATGACTCCGGCGCTGATCTCTTCTCAGTTGTAGACACCCAGGTATTCCCTGGTGAGACTGGGAAGATCTCAACTGGTCTCGTTGTTGCTCTCGAATACGGATGGGAGCTTCAGGTGAGATCAAAAGGTGGTCCTGCGAGCAAGTCTATCTGGGTAGCGAATAGCCCAGGGACGACTGACGAGGGCTATCGTGGAGAAGTCTTCGTTCTGTATCACAATGGGACCAATCAGGTCATCAACGTGAAGAAGGGCCAGAAGTTGGCTCAGGCTGTCGTAGCCATGTTCTGGCAGGCAGACTACAATTGTGCTGCGGACTACCGAACCTTGATGGAAGGTATTGAAGAGGGAGACAACGTTGAGGAACTCCTTCTCAATAAGGCTATCGAGGTATTGCCCCCAGCGAGATCAAGCAGAGGGGCTGGCTGTCTCGGAAGCACTGGCACCCAGGCAGGAGCGTAGTCAATGGCGAAACTTCGAGTAGCCCTGTGTAATGGGTTGTATATCCTGGGAGGCCCAATCTCCTACACGCGGTGTATCCATGAGACTCTCAAGGAGTCCGAGGTCATAGACCCAGATATGTTCGTATGGAAGTCGAAGTATCGTCTGATCCCAGGAGCCCACAATGTGGCGAAGTTGAGACCAGACGAGATTGCTGATCTTCTCAATTCGAGCTACGATCTGGTCTGGTTCACCTTCGCCAGTCAAGAGAAGAGACATACGTTCAAGAATGAACCACCGCCTGTTATGCAGGTAATGTCTCTACTCAAGATTCCATTCATCATGACGGTTCATCGAGATGATGAGATAACGAACATCAAGAACCGGGGATGGAGTCCTTGGGAATGGCAGCAAGCAGGACTGAAGAACCTTGCTGGTATAATCACTATCAGCAAGCAGCTTGAGCGGAAAGTCAAGGAACTCCGGTTAGTTGAGGAAGACAGAGTCTTCAGGACTCCCCTCTGCTATCCTGATCCTATCCGATACTCTGATGAGCGTAAGCCCAGAGTCACTTCCCTATCCCGTCTGGCAACAGACAAGAGACAGGAGAAGGTGGCCGAGCTTGCAGACTACATGCCTGAAGACATCGAGGTGGTCATCTATGGAAGAACGAATCTCTTTAACCATGATGTCTACCAGCCTTGGATGGATAAGGGTAGAACTGTCTGGCCCGGAGAGTTTTACCCCGCAGACGTCTGGAGTATTCTCTCACAGACTGAAGTCGGAGCGGATTTTGACGCTCAGGAGATTGGGGACAAGCTACAGGGAGTTACTCTTGAGTTTATGCTCACCGGAGCAGTCCCACTTCTCATCGACGATATGAACCAGTCTCGCTGGCCTACTCTTAACGACGGAGTGAATTGTATCAAACTCAGCGAGGAAGGAATCTCGACCCCAGAAGGTCTTGAGATGTGTGGAGAGAAGGTAGCATACTACTTCAGAAACCCTGAACTTCTCAACCAGATCAGGGATAACAACTACAAGTTTGTCGAGCAGTTCAGACCTCCGGTTGTTCGACCTATTCTTGAGGAGGTTCTCATGAAGGTGGCAAATGGACATTAGTAACGACCAGAAAGCAGTCCTGAAGGCCATAGGGGCAAAGGAGATGACTTTCTCCCAGCTACAGAGAAAGCTCGGTGAGAACTTTCCAGTTGGATCAGAAGTCCAAGTCCTTGGCCAGATGGGACTTGTTGAAGAGGCAGATGGATACCTCTTCGTAACAGACGTTGGAATCAGAGTTGCTGCTATAGAGGGCAATGAGATTCCTGAACATCTCGAACAGGAAATGAATGCTACAGTCAAGCAGGCTGGAGAGATAAGGATTCAGAAACCTGGAGAGGCTATGGCTGATTATCGGAAGGGTGCTGGAATCAAAGACCCAGATGAAAATGAGGCCATGAGGCAATATCGAGAAGGTCTTGCCCGTCAGCAGGGGAAACCTGTTAACCCAAGATCAGCAAGATATGAGCCAGCTGGAGATACCGAGGATGCTGAACATCCTGAAGGGCCAGCGGATGAGGAAGAAGTCGTCCAGCCTGTTCTTGAAGCAGCTGAGGAACATCGAGAACCTGAAGCGGTCAGAGAGATTCGAGGGCATAATGCTTGTCCTATCTTCGGATCAGCCAGTATTAACTTCTGCGTAGCTATGTGCGCAGGATGGGACAATGGCTGTGGAGTAACAGACAAGATGGCCGAGAGGATGAAGCCCTGATGTTCTACTTATCCCTGGACAAGATAAGAAGTTATGCTATGTGTCCCAAAGGACCACAGATTGTAAAGTGGTTCGAGGAACGGTTCCCAGAAGACATGGACCTCCCGCTCATGACACTCTTTGAGCAGTTCGGAGATGTCCACACAGTCTTCTGTCTACGTGCTATAGATGGTGGGCCAGAGTTTGCGTTAGCATATACAATCGAATGTGTGGAAAGAGTCAAGAAGCAATTTGAGAGCGAGTTCCCTGGTAACCCTCTGTTCTTCGAGTGCATCCTAGCTGCGAAGAAGTCTATCTCTGAACTATATCCAGACTTCAACCTATCTGATGCCAAAGAAGCTGGGCATAACATGGAATCGTTCTGTGGCTCGAACCACACCAATACAAGCCGAGAGCGCAATCTTGCGATCAAAGCTGGACTAGCTGCCTCAAGAGTTGCTTACGCAGCTTACACTATCAGCCAAGCCCACGCATCAGTTGACTATTCACTTGGGGCAATAGAAGATGCGAGGGATGCGGCAGATAATCAGAAGCTCGAAGATATGTGGCAAAGTAATCGCCTCAAAGAGCTTCTGCTGGCACACAAAGATGAGCATTCTAGTAATCGTTCCGACGCAGAAAACTGAAAAGGGATACAAGGTCCTCCAGCTGATTATGAGTGAGGAGGACTACAATACTGCCGTAAGTCTTGAGCTTGATTGGCTGAGGAATGCGGCTATTCAAAAGACTGAGAGCAACCCGAATGTCAGACTTCTTTGGGACCCAAAGAAGCAGATGTTCAAGCTACAGCTTATACTAAAGGAGTTAGTTGGTCATGGCCTCGGACGGCAAAAGGAAAGCAATAGAACTGGCAGTAGCCAGCCTAAACAGTCGGTTCGGAAAAGGAACGGTGATCAAGCTCAACGACAAGGCAGTGATAAGAGGAAGGGTGATCCCCACTAGCGTTCCTCTCTACAACGTTGCTCTTGGCGTTGGCGGAATCCCAAAGAAGAGGATAACAGAAGTCTACGGGCCAGAGTCTGGTGGAAAGACTACATTCAGTCTGGACATTGTAGCCAACTGCCAGGCTGAGGGTGGAACTGCTGCATTCGTAGACGCAGAGCACGCTCTGGACAAAGAGTATGCTGCTCGACTTGGCGTAAACATCGATGACCTCTGGCTGTCTCAGCCTGATACTGCTGAGGACTGCCTAGAGGTTGTCGAAGCATTTGTCAAGGCAGGGACTGATCTTGTAGTCCTTGACTCCGTAGCAGCGATGGTCCCGAAGGCAGAAGTCGAGGGCGATATGGGAGATTCCCACGTTGGTCTTATCGCTAGATTGATGTCTCAGGGACTTCGGAAGATCGGTCCAGAAGTAAGCAAGAGCGATTCTGCTGTCATCTTCATCAACCAGATTCGTGAGAAGATCGGCGTTATGTTCGGGAATCCCGAAACGACCCCTGGTGGGAGAGCTTTGAAGTTCTGGTCTTCAGTCAGGGTTGAAGTTCGTTCCTCGAAGCTAACCTCTGGAGCGTTCGCTAATAATGGCTCCACTCAGAAGATCAAGATCGTCAAGAACAAGGTTGCACCTCCATTCAGGACTGCTGAGGCTACCCTGGTGTGGGGAGAAGGCTATGACGAATACCAGGCAATAATGGATGCTGGTATGATCTACGGAGCCATAACCAAGAGTGGAACCTGGTATTGCTTCGGTGACCAGAGGATTAACCGGGGCAACTGGGATTCTGTAAGGGATGTAGTCAAACCTCTGGTTCTTGAGTTGGTTCAGGATGACCTTGGATCAGTTCCTCCTGTAGTTGCTGGAGCAGATACAGAGGTCGATGAGTCTCAGGAAGAGGGAGAGACATTCGAGCCAGAGGAGCATATCAAGGGATGAGAGATGAGAAGACATTCATACAGCTTCTCGTTGAGGGAACCGAAGACCCTTGTCGAATTGATGACTACATCGAGAAGTGGCATAACGCTTCAGACACTTATCGCCCCATATCTAACTTCCTCGGAATGACAGAGTCTGAGTATGCGGGCTTCGTTGATGGGACGACCAATCTTGAAGAGATAGTTCACCACAGGAAACTCCTCAGAGAGCGATATGTGGTTGGGCTTCTCTTCGACTATGACAAGAAGTATGTTGTCCTCATCAGGAAGACACACCCTGAGTGGCAGCAAGGAAAGCTCAATGGCCCTGGAGGACACATCGAAGAGATGGAGACTCCAGAGGAAGCCATGATCAGGGAGTTCCAAGAAGAGACTGGATACCGAGTCGAGAATTGGGACGAAGTGGTCACCATGTATAACTACTCCCAGTATTGGGAGGTGACATTCTTCAGGTCGTTTGGAGATGTCACGAAAGTCCGAAGCATGACAGACGAGGAAGTCCAGATTCACTCAGCTGGCTCCTTGCCTGCGAATATAATCAAGAATCTTACCTGGATCATACCTCTTGCACTCGACAACACTGGGACAGTCGTCCCATTGAGGGTTGAGGACAGAGGTGGAAACTAATCCAGAAGAACGACATATTTGTAGCAGTTATTGCGTCCATTTCCGACCTGATGATTCAGGGAAGTATGATGGATACTGCGAACTCTTAGAGAAAGTGATCATTCTTGAACTTGAGGAAAAGTGTTCTTCCTTCGGAGAGGACAAGACCCTCAAGCTCTGGTAAGCAAAGATGCTCATAGATGTTCCACTAAATGAAGAAGTGACCATAGATGTGAAGGGAGGAACGTTCGACCTTCATCATACCGATCTGGCAGATGACTTAATGATCTGTATAGAGAATGAGCCTATCTTCCAGTGTCAGGTAGACGCTATGGCTAAGTGGATATACTGGGCATCTTGTGCTCCTTTGAAGAAGATTATCCCGATGCCTTTTGGATCAAGCTGTTACCTTTGGGCTGCTAATACTGGAGACCCAGGGTGGTGCTTCGGGATGACTCATGCGAAGTATTGTGTCAAGTCTGCTATAAAGCTCTGTAACTTAACAGACAGAGAATACTCCGATGCGGAGATTCACTTCTGTGCTCATGAGCTTCTAAAGATTTGTGATAGACTTGCCAAGGAAGACAGGTTCTGCCACGACATATCGAGAACTGGTTTCTACGATATGGATTTCAGGAGAAGGATGTAGGATGGGAGTAGTAGCACCAAGAGAAGTTGTAAAGGGATGGATTAAGAAGTTCAGAGAAGATGGCCTGAAGATAGTCACAACAAACGGCTGCTTCGATGTTCTTCACCCTGGACATATTCGAGTCCTCCAGCAGTGTGCTGATCAGGGAGACATCCTGATAGTCGGCATAAATACTGATGCTTCTGTCAAGAGGCTGAAGGGTGAGACTCGACCTATTTTCACTCAGGATGAACGGGCAGAAATGCTCGCTGCTCTTGAGTGTGTCAATGTCGTAACGTTCTTTGAGGAAGATGATCTCCCTATAGAGTTCATCAAAGACATACGACCAGACATTCACATTAAGGGTGGAGACTACACACCCGACAAAATGCCAGAGACCAAGTTTGTAGAAGAGGGCGGAGGGGAAGTTGTTATCCTTCCATACACAGACGGTGTCTCAACATCAAAAGTCATGGAAAGGATATACAAGGCATGGAAACCGTAGTTTTCTATACCGATGGTGGGGCAACCAACCTCGGAGATGGCGAATACGCGCGAGCTGGAATAGCTTGCTACTCACCTGACTGCGGAGTCAGCCGGGGATTCTTTGTAGGTGATGGTGTATCAAGCAACATGGCGGAGTATGAAGCAGTTATTGCCGTCATGAAGTATTCGATCCACGCTGGCCTCAAGGACTTGAAGATCATCAGCGACTCCCAGCTCACCGTCCGCCATATTGAGAAGGCTTGTCTTGGGAGAAAGGGCTATGAGTGCTCTGATCCCAAACTTCTCAAGCGACTAGGTGTTGTCAAGGAGTTGATCAAGTCTTTCGACTCTTTTGACATCGTCCACACGAAGAGGGACAATAACAAGGAAGCTGATGCTCTAGTCCGGTCAGCGACCGCCAAGGGTGTCAAGATTGTCCTCCCCAGCGAGTGGAAAGATGGGGAACTCACTACCTATTGGGAGGATAGTAAGTTCTACAGTGAATAAGGAGAACCGCAATGGACTTCTTGCACACAGGTGACTTCCACTTTGGCGGGATACCGGCAATTGGAAGAGTAACACCTTCTGGCCTCCGAGAGCGAGAATATGACCTGATTCGCGCTCTTGAAATGGTAAAGGAGATAGCCAAAGATGAGTCAATAGATGTCCTCTTTGGCGCAGGAGACATCTTCAATACCAGCAATCCTGACTCGACTTCGAGGATGGGTTGGTCTCAGTTCTTGGTAAGTCTGATACATGGGGCAGTCCCATCTCTCAAGAAGGCATACTTCGTCTTGGGGAATCATGACTGTCCCAATAATGACATCAAGGCTGATGCTCTAAAGGTCGATCACGAATACGTGGCTGCACTCAACGGTCACGAAGTGGAGATTCACATAGCTCATGAGATCGAGTATGTTCTACACATCGATGAGTGCGGAGCGAAGTATGGTATAATCCTGGTGCCATACAAAGACGACCCAGACTTCATCAGGGAGAAGGTTCTTGGCTTCTATGCTGAGCACGAGAGTGAAGTGGATCGCTTCATAATCGTAGGACACATGGAGATCAAGGAAGCAGAATTAGGAGCGAATGACACTAAGCTCAAGTGTGGTTTCTCCTACAAAGATGCTGTCTTCTCCCACCACAAGCTAGTCTACGCAGCTTTGGGGCATATCCATAAGCCTCAGAGCTTCATCAATCCTGAGAGCGCCGCAAGGATTGTCTACTCAGGTTCCCCGATTAGCAAGGACTTCAACGAAGCTGCGGACTGGAGAAGAGTTATTATCGGGCACGTAAATGGTGATGGCTTCTTTGACCATAGCGAAGTCCAGATTCCCGATAGAGACTTCATCACCATCGAGAATGGCGAAGGGTTTGATGATCTCACTGGAGAAGTAGTCCAGGGAAGTATCATCAAGCTGAAGTTCAAGGGGACCAAGGATGAGCTGAGTAAGTTCAACGTTGCCTCGATGATCTCCAAACTCGAAGCTATGGGAGCTTTACAGGTAAAGGTTGACCGGACCATCTTGAAGGAGTTGAAGACCGAAGAAGACTACGACGACTTCAAAGAAGTGTCCAGTGTCCCAAAAGCCTGTAGAACCTACATAGAGAAGTATGCCCCGAAAGGGCTGGACAAGGAGAGGCTGATGGCGATGGCCACCTCTCGCGTGAAGGGAGGCAAATAGATGAAGCTGATAAAGCTGAGTCTGGAGGGCCTGTTTAGCTACAAGGAGAAGTCCAGCGTATATCTGGATGACCCAGGCCTGGTCCTCGTAAACGGAGAGGTAGACAACGATGGTGACCTAAGTAATGGGGCTGGAAAGACTAGCCTCATTGATGCTATCTGCCTATGCCTCTTCAAGTGCACCACCAGAGGAACAGAGAATGACGACGTTGTCAATGATGATATGACCAACGGTTGGGCTTCTCTTACCTTCATGGGAGGTGATCAAGCCTATCAAGCTCAATACGAGCGAGACAAGAGCTTGAGGAAGACCATCTGGAAGATATACCAACAGATGGAAGGTAAGTGGGTAGACATAAGTGGTAAGACCCTCAGTGAGACTGAGCAAATCATCGAGTCCATAATTGGGATGAACTACAAGACCTTCTCAAACTCCATCCTGTTCGCTCAGAACGGAGTGAGCCTGTTCCTAGAGGGAAGGGACAGCGACCGGAAGAAGCTCTTCACCCAGATTCTGGACCTCGATGCCCTCGATGCTGCTCTTCAGACTACAAGAGAGTCTGCCTCTGCTATAAGTAAGCAGATCGGTGAAGCAACCAGAGTCAAAGAAACTCACGAAGCTACGATCTCAAATGAGAAAGCGATCAAAGGTGAAGTTGGAGTTATTGAGGCTCAGCAGGCAAACGTTGCCAAGCAGATAGCTGAGATTCAGGATGCTCTGAAGGCTCACGAAAAGGTTGCCGGGCTTCTTCAACAGAAGGCTGATCTCGGAGGAAAGATAACTACTACCTCAAGGTCACTCGATGACTTAGAAGGAAGTAGGAAACGAGCAGAGTCTGCAAAGTCAGGAAGACTCACAGACTGCCAGAGATCACTTGAAGCCGCGAACGAACAGCTTGATAAGATCAAGAGTGGGAGTGCGGACCTTGAAGAAGTTGAGCGACATCTCAGAGAGATCGAAGCGGGAGAAGCTGCTGAATCGAGTTTCACGGAAGCGAAAGCAAAACTCGAACAAGACAGTGCCGTTGCGAGAACAGAGATTTCTCAAAGGCAGAAAGAGATCAAAGTTCTCGATGCCATGGCGAAGCAGCTAGACTCGTGCGATGAGAAGGACCACTGCCCATATTGTGCTCAGAGCCTAGATGATACAGCCCGTCGAAATGTCCACCTCAAGATCGACATGGAGCGAGAAGAGAAGGAAGGACAAATTGACGATCTTGAGTTTGAGATCAAAGGTCACGCTGAGGAGATCAAGACTCTTGAAGAAGGGTTTGAGCCTACAAAGAAACTTCTCGATGGAGGGAAGACAAGGAAGGCTCTTGTTTCCAAGCAGCAGAAGATAAAGGCCCTGATCGAGTCTAAAGCTACCTGGGAGGCACAAGCCAAAGCTGCCGAGACTACAAAGGTAGAAGCAGAAGCAGAATACCAGGAAGCTATTGCCTCCATAGATGCGCGGAAGAAGGGGTTAGAAGGGGAACGGGAAACCCTAGAATCCACGCTTGCAAGCGTGAATGCAGCCCTCGCGGATGCCTATATACCCGATTCTACGCCGGAGCAACTTTCCGAAGACCTCAAGAAGCTAAATGCCGAAAGAGACAAGCTGATTGAGGAACTTGGAGGTAAGAAGCAGGCTCTGGAGAATATCAAGAAGGCTAAGGCTGCTCTCAAAGAAGTCAAAGCCCAGATTGACACTCTTCAGGATGACCTAGCTTACGAGAAGTTCCTTGAAGAGATGTTCGGCGCTGATGGCATCAAGGCCCTGATCATCAACTCTGTCACCCCTCGCCTCACCGACCTAGCAAACAAGTATCTTACTGCCACGACGGACAAGCCAATCTCCATCGAGTTCGTTACCAGTTATGAAGGGAAGTCCAAGACAATTGAGGACTTCAAGATTCTGGTAACTCGTGGACTCAAGACCTCTGATGTCCGGTCGTTCTCTGGTGGTGAGAAGAAGAAGATTGAGTTCGCAGTTAGGTTCGCAATATCCGACATCATCAGAGAGAAGTCAGGGTGTAACGCAGAGTTCCTCTTCTTGGATGAACCTTTCGATGGACTCGATGAGAAGAGCATCGCCCTGGCAACTGCCCTTCTGAGGAGCCTCAATGACCAGTTCCCGACCATCTTCGCTATGTGCCATATCGCTTATGCGAAGGATCAATTTGACCGAGAGATACTGGTCAGAAATGTTGGAGGGGCATCGAAGATAGCGGAGGCAGCCTGATGTCCGACTTCATGTGCCCATTCTTCGATAATTGCGGAGAAGCATGTGATGTAGTCTCTAAAGACTACCTGGCCGCAGCTAAGCTGATGGACGAATATCAGCAGGAACTATTTGATGGAAAGACTCCTGACAAGCAAGCCTATCTTGCTCGTTGCCCTGAGAGCCAAAGGGAGTCTTTCCTTGGCTGTCTCGAAGTCTCAGACTTGATGACTGACTACTACAGCAGTCATGTAAGTGAGGAGACAGTCAATAAAGCTATGGCAAGAATTGCCGAGTTGAGAAAACAACGGGAAGGATAACTCTATGGATAGACTAGAAGTATTTCAGAACGAGCTTGCACTTATCGCAGAACCGGAGATTAGGAAACTCACTGAGTTTGCTCTGGAATCTGCTGAGGGCAAGTTCTTCGTTGCTCCAGCCTCTAGCAGTGGGAAGTATCACACTGTTGATTCCAGAACAGTCGGGACGATGGAAGGTGGGAATATCATCGTTGAGGGTGGACTTGTTCACCACACAAAGGACGTTGTGAAGCTCGCCTATGAGGGAATCCCGAAGCTGTTCTGTGTGGATGATCTCATGATCGCCGAGAAGAGTGCAATCATCTGTGCCTCTATCCTACATGATATAACCAAGTATGGTATACCATGTAGACTTCATACCATAGCGAACCACGGGGAACTCGCTGCCGAGTGGTTGGAGAAGATAGCCGAGGATAAGCTGGAAAGTCTTGGTGAGAGATGGACCAGCGTTCCGAATATCATCCTTGAGGGAATCGCTCTCCATATGGGAAGATGGGCTCCAAGCAAGAAGAAGCCTGCCTACGAGACAACTGGTCTGATACACGAGGCAGACTACTGGGCAAGTCGTAAGTTCATAAAGATCGAGCGGTGAGAGATGTCTGAGGCCAAGCTAGTTGGGTTATCCTACTCAGGATTGTATTTGATACCGACGGTGATTCCTGTCACATATGCTGAGGGCAAATACACCGCTGGTCAGATGGCTCCTCTTCATAGCACTTCTGGAAGTGAGAATGCTCACAGAGCTTCGATATGGCTAAAGGAGCAGGATATAGATACAGTCATCATCTATGACACTTGCTGGGACACTAGGAGATTCAAAGGTGATCTAGCTTGGGCAAGTCATCAGATGGAACACGATCTCACTATAAGATTCTTTAACAAGAGACTTCTGCTAAAGGCTCTTGACTTTACTTATAAGGCTCATCGAGCTGGAGAGATAGAGTTTGAGTGGGATCAAATGAGAGGCGACCTATACTGGTATTATAGAAAGCTGGAAGAGGACCCAGACATCAGGAAATGGGCATGGTCCACACACGTTCTCTCGTTCGTTACTGCGTTATATTCCCTCTATTTGCTTAGAACAGCCGATTCTAGGCAGATAGAGGAGAATCTATCGGAATACCTCCCAGATAGGCGGAGGTTAGTCTTTTGAGTGAAAAATCGGGCGTGAATTCACGCGAATGCAGGGCTTCTCGACTATCGGCTATAGTTTTACTCGTTCGGAGGGGTAAACTCTCCTTTCACGCTCCTAGACGCCTTGCACGCGCTTTAGAGCTTTTCCGCTACCCGAAGAAGGCCGAAACCGATGACGGAAGAAGATAGAAGGCGTGAACGCTGTAAAAGGTGTAAACACCGCATAAGGATGACAGAAACAGGGTATGGTTGTGAGAAGTCTTACTACCAAGACCCTGTTACTATAGAAGTCTGTCCTGTAAAGATGTGTGACTACCCGAAGTGTGGAGCTAAGACAGTCTCCGCAGCAGAGGAATGGTGCGAAGAAGAATGTGGTAAGGTCTTTAGCTGCTACGGTCACAGTCCTAATAGGACAGTAGATTGCTTGCACTTGAGAGTGCAGCTAGCATTACCATTATGAGAAAGGAATGACTAGGATGGTCAGGATTGGTTTTACTGGAGTCCCAGGTGCTGGAAAGACAAGCCTCGCTAGAGGGGTAGCAAGTTCCTGCCGGGGAATCCAGAGTTTGAAGAATCTGGAACTTTGCGCTGAATATGCTCGGAGATACATTGCCCAGTATGGGTCTATCGAGAGCATCTGGGAGCAATACCGGATTCTCAATAAGCAAGTGAACTGGGAGAATGCAGTTGGAGAGGTTGATCTTCTCATTACTGACTCCCCAGTCTTTATGGGATTAGCCTATGCTAGTCTCATGAATACTCGTAGTGAGAAAGATGCCATGATCTTGAGTGACATCTTCAAGGCTCTGACGAAGTTAGATCGGCCTGAGCCGAGATATGACATCATCTTCCACCTTCCCCCGAAACTCAAGCCTGTGGAGGATGGTGTTCGACCTGCTAGCAACTTCGACCCTGAGTGGCGAAGCCAGATGGACGCTCAGATAACCTCTGTCTTCACCATCTTCCGACCGAAGCAATTTCATGTTGTTCAGGCTGAGACGGTAGACACCAGAGTCGATGAATGCATCAGCATCATCAAAGGAGTCTATGATGTCGTTCAGACGTAGCATACTTGCTGGTCTTCCTGGTGCTCAAGGTCCGAGAGGATACAAGCACCCAGAAGCCTTCTGCCTTATGAAGTATCAGTCCGAAGATGGAGAAGAGGAAGAGATACTGTGGAACTCCAGAGATGGAGTCACTCCCTTCTTTATCGGGAATAAGGCAGGGACAAAGAGCATGAAGCACATCAATTGGAATGAGGATGTGAGAGCTATCAACCATAAACCTCAGCCTGGAGATCGTGTCTTCATGGATTTATCGAAAGAGGATAACATAGCTTACACTAAGGTCAAGGTGGACGAGCTTTGGGAACATGAAGAGTTCGCCTTGAAGGACCAGTTTGAAAGCAAGGAAGAGGCAGTAGAGTCTCTTACCGCAGGATGGCAACCTGGTTCACCTTGTGTGAGGACAGTCTCCAAGGAAGGTTGGCCTAATGTCGAACCAGCAATCGGGGATTGAGGAATGCCTGTGCTTCAAGAAGCACTCTGCTATGGGTTCGACAGAGTCCCAAATGAGGGAGTTCTTCTGGCACCTAACAACTAACTGGAATCTTGGGTTACACAGATTCTGGGTTGATGACTCAAACGGCGTGGTAATCTATAGATCGAAGTGGTTTGAGGAGTCTGAATTGGCCCAGTATTGTGATGCTGCTTACGCAGTAGCAAGAATGTGTAACCATAATCTGTTCAATGAGTATTTTGGCGAAAGGAGTCGCAATGACCGCACCGGATGTGACGTTGCTTCGTGTAACGTCTGACCCAGAAGAACTACTTGAGATAGCTGGACGGGAATGCCACCTATCCGAATGTGATGAGGAAACAAGAGGACAGTTCATAAAGAGGCTGATCCGAATGGAACACTTCAGCGTTCTGGAGCATGCCTCTGTAACTTTCCACCTGAAGGGCATGTCGAGGGCTTGTAGCCATCAGCTTGTCCGTCACCGTATCGCTTCCTACTCCCAGAGAAGCCAGAGGTATACGAAGCATGTCAAGGCTGAAGACTTCGTGATGCCTGCTGGGATCACCGACCCTGTAATCAAGTCGAAGGTTGACCACTTCTATGGCCAGTCCCTCGGAACATACGAAGCTCTACTTGACATGGGAGTCAAGGCTGAGGACGCAAGGTATGTCCTCCCAGCAGCGACGACAACCAGCATCGTTATGACGATGAACTTCTCTTCTCTCAGGCACTTCTTCCACATGAGGGTGAGCAAGAAGGCTCAAGCAGAGATCAGGTCTTTCGCATGTCGTATGCTTGAACTGGTAATGGAGCAAGCTCCGAATGTCTTCGAGGACATCTACCAGGGTGCTATCGAGAAGGGATTCATAGCCCAGTCTTCTTGAGAGGAGTTAACATGGAAGTTAATGAGAGTTTGATCTCCTCTTTGGGTTTCAAACAATACAAGGTGGACCCGATAGAGGTCTCAGAGATAGTCTTGTCACCAAAGCTCATAATGGCAATGCTGGAGTGGAAGGACACTCATAGAAGCGTTTTCGAGACGCTCATCACACTGACTAACTGCGGACAGTATGGGATTCTTATAACAGGTCCTGAGCTCCATGAGCTTGCAAAAGTATCTGTCCCTGCTGTATTCATTTCTATCCGATTCCTGGTGGAAAATGGATGGATAACGAAAGAGAAGAACAATACGACCGGCAATCCCAATATCTACTTCGTCAACACTGAGAAGCTAAGTGAGATGGCCGGGGAAATGAGCGTTTAATGGAGATCGCAAGAGAGTGGGATACTGCTGAAGACGAGCCTATGCTCTTCGCAGGTTGCGACCCTGGAGTATATAGCACAACTGTAGCCATAGTCGATAGTTGCTCAAACTTGGTAGCCTATCACCAGATATATGCTTCCGAGGATGAGTATCCAAGGACTCCGAACCGAGACAGGAAGAAGGGCCAGAGATACTTTGACCCGATTCCAGAGAAGATTGCTGAGGATCATGTCAAGTTCATGGAGATGATCTTCAGCAAATACAAGATTCTCGGAATGGCTACAGAGAAGATGGAGTGGTCAGCGAAGCACTCCGATACCCAGGGTTGGGTCCATCATTTCCGAGGAATCATGCACGGCGCTTGCATCGCTCACAACGTTCCTTTCTATATGATAAACCCGCAGCAGATCAAGAAGGTTGTTACGGGCAACGGGAACGCTAAGAAGGATGCAGTCGTAGTAAGTGTATATCAACAATATCGTGACAAGTTCCCGTCCTTCAGCTTCTTGTCGAAGGAGAACCATATTGCCGATGCGGTCGGGGCAGGTTTGTTCCTAGTCCAAGACCAGATCGGCTATATTGAGGAGTAATATGTGTAGCAAATGCATTTTCTCCTCCTGCTCAGATAAAGCGAGGAAGGCTGCTCTGAGAGGACAATGCCCTTTCTTCTTTAGCAGAAAACAGTCTATCAAGACTTCTGCTAGAATCGAGCAGATGGAGAATAGCAAATACACCCACGAGGTATAACATGATAGAGTATCAAGAACTACTCATGAACGCGATAGATGCTCTTGATCTGGAAATGCTCGACAGAATCGTTCTGGAGATATGTGGAGCAATACAATATGATCAGAGAATCTTCTTCATAGGCAACGGTGGGAATGCGACTACAGCTTCCCATATCGCCTGTGATCTTCAGAAGGGTCTGAGCGAAACTCTCCCTGTAAGAGCAATCTCACTCTGTGATAACATCGCCCTTCTTACTGCCTGGAGTAATGACAAGGACTACAAGTTTGTCTACAGCGAGCAGCTATATCAGCTAGCTCAGCCGTCAGATATGCTTGTGGCTCTGAGCGGCAGTGGCAACTCTCCCAACATCATCGAGGCTGTCCAGACAGCTAAGAAGTTGACGATGACTACAATTGGAATCTCTGGCTTCGAGGGAGGACAGCTTGCGAAAGAAGTTCATCACCCTCTGGTTATCGAGTCAGATGATATGCAGATTGTAGAGGATATTACACTTACAATCGGCCATATTCTCTTCCGAGAGGTTAAGAACCGTGCCGGAAGGGGAGAACTCAAGCAGAATCACTAGAATCGCGCTAGGTTCGATGAATTAAGCGAAAACTAGCTAGACGATAGATTATACCTCTTTAGGCGTGGAAGCGGTGCAATCGCGTGAATTCACGGCCTATTTAGAGTAGCATTCGGGTAAAAAGCGGAGAATCGCGGGAAACGATGAAAAGCCCTGGGAGCAGCTAAACTCTCAGGGCTTTTCGCCGTCACTAACCGAATGACGAGGTCACATCTTGTCTGGCTTTGTAAACATGTTTGTCTGGGTCTTCAGACCAAGAGCGTCCTTGGTGGCAGACCAGGCCAGAAGTAAGATTGGACCAATCATCACAGGTTTCCCTACGATGACAGTCACAATGATCACAGTCACTAGAGCTGCAATATGAACAACTATAACAGTTGTCAGACCTGTCAGCTCCTTTTTCGGATAAACATTCAAAGAGACCCACTTGATTGCAGGAATCAAGATGACCCTCAAGAATATGCCGAGACCAGCGACTGTGAGGAGTGCCTGCATATTCGGATCAGCAATGAATTGAATGAAACTATCCCACCAATCCACTGATGGTCACCTCCTCTCAGAGTTTCGATGACACGTAAACAACCGCGAGGTCGAGAACAGCATCGACAAGAATCGCAAGCTGCTTCTGTGCTTCTTCACCCTGCTCTTCGAGCTGGGAAAGGAACGGAGCAAGCTCAGCATACTTCGGGTCAGTTTCCAGCTTGTGGAAGAACCCATCGAGGTCAAGTTGGTCCTCGATCTTCTCAGGAGTGATGTCCTCAGCAACCTGTGCAAGTTTCGCAACGATTACAGGCTTGAGGATACCCATGAGCAAAGTGCTAATTGCCGACATTCGATTTACCTCCATTCTGTCGTTCTAGTTCTTGAACTCTTCGTTCAAGTTGATCATTCTCTGATTTCAAGGAAGCATTCTGCCTATTCAGCTTAACGACTTCCTCATTAAGTGTTTCATTCTTACTTCTAAGCCGGGTGACTTCCTCTTCAAGATTTGACTTCTCTGATCGTAGCTTATCTACATCATCTCGAAGATCAGAAACCTCATTACGAAGTTCCTTGATTGTCTCTTGGAGTTCACCTCTAAAGGCGGCAGTTGCAGCATTGAACTCTTTCTGCCAATCCAGCTCTAGCTGCTTGTCAGCGGTTTCACACTGCTTAGATGAAGTTCGCTTGCTGATGAGGTAATCCACACCTTTGGTGAGGACAGCACCTATTATTCCAGCAAGGCTTATGGCTAAGGCTTCAGTCATTCACAGTCTCCACTGACTCATTTACCCTATTATACTAGATAGTCATACAACAGAATTATTACTTTCCGCGAGGAAGTATCTGTCCTGTTGCTGGTCTAACACTGCCACCTCCACCACCGGAAACTCGGACCCCTGTGTTGATTATTCTCTTTGTCTTAATGGTTCCTCTAAGAGAAAAACCAACACCTCCTGTGATATTCCTTTTAGTTTTTGTGAGCTTATTTGCAGAATCTGTTCCATCACAGCGATATGCCATCACTCACACCTCAGCATGATGAGATTCTGTTCAGAATTGATATATGTTGCAGAAGCAATTATCACAAATGTATGGTTTGATCCATACAAATTGGTAGTGAAAAATGATCCTGCATCAAGTAACTCATACTGCTTAAACGCAAGAGCGCCAAGATCAGGGTTTCCTGCATATCCAATGTTTGGGTGAATAGGAAAGAGTCCTATGTTCTCATTATAAGTGCAAGTCACACCATTTGGTATTGCACACATAAACCTTATTGGAGTAGCAGGATAGGCAGCACCTGAAGCTCTAAGAATCTGTGAATATGACTGGACTGATGATCTGTTATTAGTATGTGTAATAGAGCAGATGTTTATCCCATCAGCATTTGGCGTCCCATCAGAGTCTTTGAACCTTTCTATCCAGAATGCAAGAGAGCCTGCACTATATGTTACCCAAAGCCCAAGCTCAAGTCTACCACCATCACTACTAACAAATGATGGATATTCTGTCGTAGAGTTAGCTCCTGGTAGCCAGAAATAAGCACTAACGTCTCCAGTCAATACTCCTGCACCATCAGATGCTCTTCCAACTGAAATCCTGAGCATAGGATATGTTACACCACCAGTGGCACAACCAAATTCGATCTTTATGACCACAGGATTTGTTGCCTGAATATCATCTGTAAACTGCCGTATCTCATAACCAGAATATGTTCCACCAGAGGCAGGTCTAGTTGCTGTTTCCCAGTCAATCTGTCCTGTATCTGCAGTTTTTGTGACACCAACTGCAGTCATAGCATCAGAAATCTTCTTTCCCCAGTTTCTGAATCCTGCATCATCAGCACTATATTCTGGTGAGTAAAACCACGAATATGACATTATTCATACCTCATCGCAATACTCTTGTTATTCGTATTGGCATTTATTGTGCCAATAAGACTACCAAGAGCAAGATAATGGTGACTTGATCCAAGAAGAGTCATGTCTATCTCGGTTCCAGGGGCTATATCTCCTGTAAAGTATATAAGGCCACTAAGGTCTGGGTTTTCAGAATATCCAACAACTGGTTGTATAGGGAATAACCCAATGTTGCCATTATAATTTGCTGTTGTCAAAACATAAGGAAATGCACAGCAAATGCCTCCTGCGGCAACAAGAGGAAACCCAAGACCCTTCTTTGGAAAATATTGCTGCCAGTTACCTGGGGTCCCAGAAGATCTGAAATGCAGAATGTTAACACCATCTGCTGTAGGATTTCCACTGCTATCTTTCAATCGCTCGATTGAAAGGAACATAGAATATGCTGAGTTGGCAAAAAGACAGAATTGTATTCTATCTGATGCTCCGCTTATATACCCTGTATAAGATGTTACTGAAGAGTTAGACACATAGATATTCTGAACAGCAGCCATCTCTCCAACAATATTCCCTGCTCCATCTGTTTCTCTACAAGTAACAACCTTCATATACGGGTAACTTGTGCTAGACCCACAGCCATATTCAATTTTCACAAAAACAGGATTTGATGACTGAAGCGCATCTGAAAATCTTCGTATCTCATATCCTGCCATTGTATTTGCTGATGCTGGCCTAGAAACTGTTGTCCAGTCTATTTGACCTGTGTCATCAGCTTTTATGAAGCCAACTGCAGTCATAGCATCAGATAACTTTTTCCCCCAATCTCGGAAATAAGCATCTGATTGACATGTTGGTGCACATGTTATTGACTGTGTTGCCATCTACTCATACCTCATTGCAAATCCAAGGTGTCCGCCAGAGTTCCCATTTATGCTTCCAACCCTAGCTCCAGTTAGAATGAAGTCGTGGTTGTTACCATATATAGAAACAGTTATAACAGAACCAATAGAGGCGATACCTTGGTCTCCAAATACACATGCTGAAAGATTTGGGTTTGCAATGTATCCCATGTGGCTATAAACTGGGAAAATGCCGAGATTCCCTCCATATGAGAAAGCGTTGCCTTCATTTGGGACAAGAACAGGGATTCCATATGTAGGAGAAATTGGAAACTGAAGACCTTTCTTTGGGAAGAATATCTGAAACGCATTTGTTTGCATAAACCCCATATCAGCACCAAGGTCTGTATTTGCACCAGTATCGTCTTTTACTCTCTCCACCCAAAAACAAATGTTGTAGCTTGCACTATCAGCAAACATACACACTTCTAGTCTGCTATTATCTCCACTGACAAAACAAGGTTGATTAGATGCTCCCTGAGAGTTCTTTGATGCAACATACCTTGATGTGAATTCACCTATAAATGACCCAGCGCCATCTGTCTCTCTTCCTAAAGAGATTACACAAGCTGGATACTGAGCATTCGTTCCGCTGCCATATTCTATCTTAACAATAACAGGATTTGAAGACTGAAGCGAATCTCCAAAAGCCCTTATCTCGTATCCTGCCATTGTATTTGTTGTCGCTGGTGTTGTAACTGTTGTCCAATCTATCTGACCTGTGTCTTCTGATTTTGTTAAGCCAATTGCAGTAATCGCGTCAGATAGTTTCTTTCCCCAATCTCGAAATGCTGCATTAGAACTATTAACAGGAGTTGCATAGAAACACCTCTTTGCCATCTTATCCCTCAAATCTAACAGAGGTCAGAGTAACAACTACTGTCCCTGTTGCTTCATCAAGATTCTTCACAGTAACATTAACCTGTGTAGTTTGAGTATCATCTAAGCTATATACAAGAGCAGCTGGAGCTAAATCAAGAATCAGATTGTCTGCTGTTGTTATACATTCAAGAAGAACCCCGTGCTCTCCAGTAGGGTCTACTGTCTGTGCCCTAGCAGCATCAGCAGATTGATATGCTGGCTTAGAATATACACGAACCCAAGCAGCCCTGTTTGTCTGTAGCCTTATTATAGAGCAGCACCGACCAATTGAGAACTTCTGATTTGCATCTGTAGCACCAGATGCAAGAGAAGCTGTCTCAATTTGTATTGATTCTCTCGACTGTAGACCTCCACTTGGAAGAGGTTGTGCCACCCATTTTTGAGTAGCATCATCATATATCAATGCATCCCCTTCAGATGGACTTGAGACTGTTACATCTGCTAATCCAGAAATAGGTATCTTTGGAGCATCACCAACAGCACCTGTGTGCTGATGTCCAGAGGAAGCATCAAATGGAGTCCCTTCTATCTGAGTTTTCCTAATTCTTGTCGGTGTTGGTGCCATTATGAACCTACCCAACTAGTGGTGTATTCTATTATAAAACGATCACCACCAATACCATCTATCATGACTGATGTCCCAGAAATTGTAAAGTCATAATCTTCACCCTCCATCATCCTAATCCCGTTCTTCCATACTTTAGCAGCAGTTATAGGGTGTGGAAGGTTGATCTGAGTGACTGATGCGATAGGGACATACTGGACTGTATACCATGGCTTGAGCAAATTAACTTGCTCTTGAATTGAGTCTACCTTCGGAATAAACTCAAGCAGAAAATCATCAAGATTATCTGCCCTATCTGCCCCAGTTGGAAACTCTATACCCTCAGTAGGAGGGGAAGTGCTATAATCAAGACCAAACTCTGATTCACCAGAAGTATCTATGTTCCCAGGAGATAAGTCAGGATTATCAGACAACTGTGATATGACAATCTGGTCTCGCTCTGCTCTTGTTAGAGCTTCCTTCACATCATTAATGCCTGCCCTCCTAAGCTGTTTTCCAACCTGAGTGCCAATAGCATCATGAAGTGTTATTCTTGGCCGTCCAATAACTCCCATGTTTATCCTCTATATGGAACAAGCCGAGTCTCGACCTCTCCACCTCTCCTATGGCTAATCTCTTCTATAACATATAGAGCGCCATTTACCTTGTCTGAGGACAAGATCGAGTTCTTGTATCTTACTGTTTGTCCAATCTGGGCATACGGATTTATATTTCCAACAGCAAGTGGATCATACAATCGGTAAGCCTCCCTGAGAACATTGAGAGCGTATGCATTAGCATCATCAATGTTTGTCAAGTATTCATTCTTATCGGATATGTTCAAGGCTCTTAGTCTATATTTATCCATCAGTGCCTTATCAGCAATAGTGTCAAATGGAGGAGTTGTCCCAAGAGTTGCACTAGCATAGACTGGCTCTGTTACAACAACACCTTCTGCTATAACATTATAGAGCTTGAACCCAACCGTATATGAATAAGCAGCAGTGTGGCTGAATCTCTTCCTCTCGTTGATTGGAGCAGGATTATCTATGTGGACCTTGATATACTTTACAGAAGGCAGGGATGGCTCAGCATCCTGTGTAAAGTCAAAGCTCTTTATATCTGTAGCACTATTTCCTGCAACCTTACTAAGAGCAGGAATCCAAGGAGAGCCTGCAGCCTCAGCTCTAACAGATACACTATAAGTGCATCCATAGGTTCCATGGCCAGATGCTACAGCGCTAACTCGATAGAGCTTTACTTCCATAGGAAGAACTATGATAAGGACATCACGATCAGCAAGAGCTGGTGTGTTCAAATCACCAGGCATTGGTTTTGTTCGAGTATCACCAGCTGGCCTTCCCTTTCCACTTCCAAAACACCAGAACCCACATGATGCTTTACTCTGGTCAACAGCATAAGCAGGGTCGTATTTACCATCACAGAATGGTATCATATCCATCTCATCATATGTATACCCATTTCCTGGAGAATATGTATAGTCGATCTTCAAATCCTCTTCAGGATTCTCTGGGTCAACATATCCTGAATAGCAAACAGTCGCCCCATTCATTGACTTCGAGTAGTCCATCAAAGAATCACGATTGATTTCAGATAAACGAACATTCACCTGTGTGTATATCTGAGTATCATTTCTCTCACGAGAAACAGAGAAATCGTTCTTTATCTCATAAGCAGGTGTATTCTGCTGTAGAATATATGCTGTATCTACATCTCCATGTTCATTTATCTGTAGATAGTAATTAGGTGGAGCAAACTTTCCAAGCCATTCATCAATAAGCTCAAGATGCTTTTTGTCATCCCAGATTCGGACGATATTAGTCTTGTTATCTGATGGCAAGACAACTAACTCTTTACCAGCAAATCTATGAAGCTCAATAGCTGTTGATGATGGTGATGTGCACCTTACTCGCATCCAGAACCCCTTCGGATCAGTCGTGACCGGAACGGTTGCATCGAGGTCGGATAGCTTAACCGCTTTCCAAGTTTGGAGGTCCGTTTCATCGAATGCAACAACCCCGCTAGACTCGAAGGAGGATGCCTTATCATCTTGCTCGTAAGCCCACCTACTATCCTGCCAGCATCTCCTAAGCCAATTGTCTAGTGACTTGTCATATTCAGCTAGATTGGCAAAGTTATACTGCTCAGAAGATATAGGATCAACATTTGACCAGGTCGTCCCATCATAGACTTCCCAGGCATATGAACCACCAGTTCCAATCGTCCGAAGATACTGGTAAAGATGTGTGAACCTATGGTTATCAACAGTAAGCATGAAGTAGATAGCATCTCCCTCTGCTTCTAGGACGACCATATCATCATCATGAATCTTCGGAGAGTCTGTCTCTTTCTGGACCTTCGGATCATTAGTCGTTCCAGTTATGTCAATATAGGTGCCACCCTTGTAGTTGTAAACTCTATCGAAAACAAAATCATCAAGAACAGGAAGACAATTCTTGATATAGTTTATAGCTGTGCTATCTACGTGCTGATATCCTGCTTGCTTTAGGACATCATACATAACCATATGAAGAGCATTGCACCCAGTCTGTGAGTCTACAGGAGTCTTCCATCTTGTATAGGTAGCATAAACATGAGCTGGTTGACCAAGCCCTCCCTCTGCTATCGAGGTGTTCCACGCTTCTGTGCTTATGTAGACAGCACCTTCCCCGTATACAACGAAGATTATACCATCCTTCAACTGAAAAGGAAGTTTGTTGTTGCTGCCATCATAAGAATATATTCCAGGAGGAATTGTCTGGTTCCAATTATAAGCATAATCACCATTATCAGTGAGGTGCTTATAAATCCTAAAGTCTCCATTTTCTTCTACAAGAGTAAGCTCACAAGCTGCAACCTCTATGAGATCAGCTTCCCATTTGCCTTCAGCAGCAGTAAGAAGACCATATTTTGCGCAATTCCTCGCAGAAACCCTGAGAGTTGGCATCGCTGCCTCTATACTTTCTGGATCAGAGTCGATTACAAAAGTTCCCTTCTTGATGAATGAATTTTGATGCTCACTACCTAGAACCCTCTCGAAAACAACTACAACATCCATCGGGTTCCAGAAATTAGCATACTGTCCAGATTCATCATCGATCACATCAAGAGATAGAGTATCAGCAATATCTGACCGGCTCTGTTCTATTGTGTATTCTGTTACAAGATGAGTTACCTCAATAACATTCTTGAGTCTAGGGATTCCTGTAGTTAGATCATACGGAGGATGCTGTCCAGTTTGATCAAGAACATAGTCTCCCTTAAATACCCTGAACTCTGAAGCCAAGGGGTTGTCATCAAGAGGTTCCATCAACTTTATGTAGTTGTCAGAAGTCCTCAAAATTATCTTAGCATTCATCCTGTCATCGAGTGTATCATCTGGAATGGAATCTATAGCATAGAACTTCGCATATGTGCTAGGCTCATAGAAGTCAGCCACAAACATCAATCCGTAGTAAGGCTTCATATCAGCGATTGCCTCTTTGATAGCAGTTCGGAAATCTCCGTTCTGACTACCAATTTTGAAGTTCATCCCACTACTAACACTAAATGTGAATATTGGATCAGCTTCTATGTCTCCACCCGCAGTTCCCCAAGCTACACCAGACATTCTATTGTTCCAGGTAACTTCTCCTTCTTTCCAGTCAGATGTTATCCTGTAGACTGCAATACTTGGTTGTCCTTCTCCAAGGTTATACAGCTGCATGAAAACGTCATCGAGTTCCCACTTTGCCTCATACTTGTCGAGAGGAAATCTGATGAGTGCCCTGTATTCAACAGCCTGACTTGCGCCAAAACCAGCATATGAATAGATGTCCGAAGAATAGTTTGTATTCGGAGCATCCTTTCTAATATATGATGTTTCCTTTCGGAAATGAGGCTGTGAATACATAGTCGGGAACCTCTCATTATTAAGATCGTGACCAACCATATCAATATATGGGCACTGTATTTGATATGTTGGTTCAAAATCTATGATATATCGAAACTGCTCGATTTTGTCTTCATCATGAGTATAGACAGTTCCATAATCAAAATCCTCCCAATCACTTGACTTATAATGACGATGCTGAACCTTGATTGTCATAGGGCATTCAACATCATCATAATAAGTTGGAAGGATTATCTCTCTGAAATCAAGAGACCACTCCTTGACATCCCATGGAATATTTATGGCCCTAGAGATAAATTGTGAATGCCTCTCAGTTGTAGGAAAAGCAAGCAGTGGAAGATCAAATGTCTCCCACTCTGCACTTCCTACATCTCCTGCTGCATACCACGTATTATCCTGCGGAACTGCCATTACACCCTCGACAGAGTAACTCGGAATGTAAGATCAAGCTGGTGAGTATTGTCCTTCTCCATAACAGGATTAAATGTATGTCTAGACCAAAGGATATTATCTCTTCCAGCTTCTGCCATAATCTCTCCGATATTCCCATTACACTGGTAGCTCTTTATTGAACAGAGACACTCCCTGTAAAATCCACCTGATGGTCCTGAATGGGCAGCTTGCCACTCAACATTTGTTGTTGTCCCAAGACTTGTTCCTTGATAATTTGACTGCGTAGCAGCAGGGTCTACATTACTTGTTGCACAGATAAATGTGTCATTTGTCCACCATTGTGACTGATTAGAGGTTGTAGAACACACTGCTGATAAGCCAGAGTTGAGAATTACTCCCTTTACTGTTCTTCCGTCAAGTGTTACCTCATAAGGAGTGTCAGATGCTCTTACTACTGTAATCTTACATCTTATTGTAAGAATATCAGCAGAAGTCTTGGTTACTGTTATAGGATTTCCACCAGCATCTCTGAAGAGGTTCCTGCTCCAAAATGTCCCATTTGATGATGCATTAACAAGACCAACTTCTTTGAGGTCTCCATTCCCTTCAGAAGTTCCCCACTGAGAGCCAGTTATAAAGTATGGAGCACCAGGAGTAGATGTGCTCCAGGTGCAGATGCTAGCAATATACTGTTTGCGAGATATTTCAGATATAAGACCAACATCTGTTGTTGCTGGCTCTTGATTACTCGTCCCTATTGCTATGTATTGCATGAAGTATGGAGAAGAGTATCCAACAAAAGCAGCAGAACTTGTTAGGCGAAGATTGAGCCCACCATCAAGAATAGTATTCTTGTGCCAAGGCAGGTGCAGTTTTGTTCTACTTGTCTTAGCATCTGTTAGAGTTACTTCCCACTCAGTCTTAAAGCCTATACCGATGTCCACACGATGGCTGTTAACTGGTGCGAACAAACCAGACTTTCGTTTGGCGAACTCACATCGTTGACGGAAGTCCATAATATTTGTGCCAACCTTTCATCCATACTCACTATATCTATATGACCAGGTTTATCTCCAACAGAATATGAGACTCCACCTGACCACAAAATCGAGTTAATGGCATAATCAATAGTGAGAAGTTCATCCATTGTATACATCGGGATGTCTTTCCACGAAATGCCAAGAATCTCCATAGTGTTTATCAGGTCATTGTTGAGGGTCAAATCTTGAACATCAATCCAGAGGATGTCTGATAAGGAGTATTGTATAACATGTGTCTCATTACCATTATATACTCTTGGCCAGTTTGAACTCCTCACATAATGTAGAGAGAAACGACCATTAGCATGTCTGGCTGCGACGCATAACACAATCCACTGGGCTTCATATTCAAGCGAGCCTCCACCAAGAAATGCATCATCAATATATAAGTCACCCGTAAGACCTGATGTATTAACTACATTCTCTGTGGCCCAGACACTCTCATAAGGAGGTTGACTTCTCGCTCTCCAACAGAGTTTACCATCAGTAGTCCTTTTGTAGAAAATGAGAACATCATTATCTCTATCTGCTATTGTAACTGCAGAACTCCCATTAGTAACTTTCTGTAGAAATGGAGTAACAGTAGAAATTATGAGTCTCTCATCATAAACCCACACTTCAGGGTGATACTCATCTGGCCAGTATTCATATCCAATACAAAGGTTTCCAAGGGAGTCTATTGCAATGAAAGGATTATGAATCTTTCCAAAATGATCAGAGGGGACAAGAGGGAGGTTCCAGGTTGATTCCCAATCAGTATTATCTTCCATTACAAGCCCAGCTTTCAGAACCCCTGTTTCTACTTCTACAAAGACACCATATATCCGATTAGTTTTCGGAGAAACAGCAAGGCGAGGGCTGTCCTTTATGACTGCATCACGTCGCTCGACATGACCAGCCTTTGTCTCGCCCATGCTTCTCCTGAACTGAAAATATTTCTCGTCATCGATAGGGTCTTTGAACTTCACATTAGACCTCTTTCAGAATGACCACAGGAGTAAACTTGGGCTCTCCATACTTCTGACCAGGAATCGGTCTTGGGTCAAAATTGAGAATAGTAACCTTCGGTTGCCAGACAAAGTGCATAGTCACCTTATCTGTAGCATCAAGTTGATCTGAGAAGGTTATACTACCTTCATCATAATCAATTGTATACCCAGTAGCCTGGACAAGACCATTCTTCCACACCTTAGTCTCACTTGCCTCATCTGAAGCCAAATTTCTGTAAGGTGCGAAGTATTTGTAATAAGTCCCATCACCTTTTGGCCAGCACTCAACAGCACCCTTCTCAGTCGTTGCTACAGAGTCATATCTAGCATCAAACTGCCAGAGCTTCAAAAAGATGTTTTGGCCAAAGAACCGCATATAGGTGTTGATAATATCTACACCTGCCTTCTCCATCTTTGAGTAACTCAGCTGAATCTTGTGATATTGGACAAGACGAGGATCACCATACTTCTTCCGGTATACCACCTTGTCATCAAGATTATTGCCCTTATACTCTGCAAACTCCGGTTGTCCCTCAAGCAAAGTGAATTCAACAGGGTTATTGGCAAGAACCTTGTTCACATTCGCCTCTGGCGAATAATACGGCTTTGATGTGAATATCCAGGATACTTTTGCCATAGCCTACCTCGTTGAAGTGTTCACAATTGCGACTTTATATTTGTCAAACTCTGAAGGTGGAGATTTTGGCTTTCTAACTCCACCAATGTTAACATTCCCCTTTACAGAGGTTACTCTGATTTTCACTTGTCCTTTAACGGCCATCCTAGTAGCTCTATTCCTTCCGGGCCATACTTAGTAAAGAGGAATCCACCGGCCTACAGTCGATGAATCCCGCTTTCTCGGTATAAATCCCTATATCTCTACCCCTTGTTCTGCATTCGCGTGAATTCACGTTATTAACGAACACTGGGAGAAGCATTCAATTGACCAGTAAGAACCTTCGCTGTCCCTTCTGTCATTCCTGCAACAAACTGAGACCCAGCTCCACGAGGATCAGCAGATACAATCTCAATACGAGCGAAGTTTACTGTTGTATTAGTATTGATATTTGTCTGATTTGCCCTCGTTCCAAGAGCTAGAGGCAGTCCCTCTCTTCCACCTTCAGCAGCGTTTCGGATATACCTCTTTGTAGACCACATTACATCTTCAGGCCCCTGAAGCTGCTGTAGGTCTTTTGGCTTTGGCGGCTCTGATTTATGCTTCCCCTTTCCAAACAAACCACCGATAAGGGAAGACCCAACACCTATTAGTCCACCAATCGGTCCACCAGTAGCAAAGCCTGTTAGACCAGACATTATTACATTACCGCCAGAAACATGACCAGTCTGTGCAGCTTCAGAGTATCCACTCATAAAGCCTCCAACTCCAGTCATTACGTTCCCAAGGCCATTAGATGACCGACCCCATGCTCCTTGGAATCCACCAGGACTTGCTGCTATTTGCGAAAGAACACCAAGACCAGGAACTCCTGCCATTGAACCTGCAACTCCAAGTCCATACATAATGGAATCAGTAGTTCCAAGTTTTACCCTACCACTCATTATATCTGTAGCAGAAGCAGGGCCAGAGATAGGGATTGGAAGACCACCAATGCCTGCTGTTGTTGCTGGTGCCCCAGCATTCCCTCCTGGCAACTGACTAGACTTAGAAGCAGTTATGAAACCTAGAGCAACTGCGCTAGCCATAACTCCAGGATTTGCTGTCGAACCCTGAGCTGTCGGGCTACCAGATATTGTATTAGCAGCGGTGCTAATCTGATTAGATGCATCAGTTATGGCAGAAGCTGCTTGATCAGCAGGTGTTGCTCCTGCTGCCATTGGCATAGTTATTCCGCCACCTTCTAACCCACCAAGTATATCAGCAAATGGAAGGCCCGGAGCTTGACCATCAGGAACTGCAGAGGCAGAGGCTGCTACAAAATCATTAACAGATTTCTGGAATGCTGTTACTCCATTATTAAATGACTGAACAGCCAAACTCTGTAAACTCTGTATATCCCTCTGGTAGTTGATATACTGAAGTTCCCATGCCATCTTATCCTGTAGCGCCCTCTGTTCAGGAGTCATAAACGCAGGGTTAAGAAGCGGCATAAGAACTTCATCAGTTATATAATTTGCTACAGCTTCCTTATAGGAATCCATGATCTTCTGACCAGCAGAAACAAGATCATCTTCTCCAGTGATCAAACCCTTAAATGCATCTCTGAATCCATCCTTCAAGGTGCTCTGGAACTCTATCATTGGTTGCATCAAATCTCGCAGATTGTCCTGCTCAGCTTGAATTACTTCATCACCAATAAATAGACCATCTCTTATAAAAGCATTCCTTATCTCAATGACTTTTTGTCTAGGAAGTTCAAGCATATCTAGGTAGAAGTTCAGTCTCTGCTTGTCCTTCTCAATAGAAGTCGAGATATAACCAAGGAACTTATCTGCTCTCTCTTCAGAGCTAACTCCAGCTTGAGCCAAGATATGATCATATACCCTTGCAAACTCCATAAGGTTTTGCGTTGCCTTCGGAGTTATATCATTTACACCAGCAAGAGTATCACTTGGCTTCTGAGTAAAGGCTGCCCTGTTTGATGAACCATACAGCTTCTCTGCTAAAGTAAGAGCTGTCTCAATCTGCTGTATTGCAGCATCTCTTTGCTCAAGAGCAGACTTGACCCGCAGAGCCTTTTCCTCAGCAGCAAACTTTGCTCTATCATTAGCTCTCTCAGTTTCAGTTTTCTTTTGGAAATCTGCATTACGTTCGTAAGCAGCTCTTTGTTCATCAAGCTCTTTGATCTGGAGATCTGTCTCTTGCTGAATCATCGACAGTCTATTAGAAAATGAATCATTAGCAGCAAGAGTTATATCTCGATACATCTCGAAATTGGCCCTGCGAAGATCAGCATAGCCAGACATCTCTGTATCATAAATCTCCAATGCCCTCTTCTTGAGATTCTTCTGATACTCAAGTTGAGCATTTGCCTTCTGCTGGTTGAATGCATTATTGATTGCATCCCAAGAAGCCTTATCTCCTTCAGGAAGTATCCCTTCAGCAATCTGCTTATTCCGCTCAATCTTGGCCTGGATAAAGTTCTCCAAGATAGAATCCATCTTGTCGAGATACTCACTCTTCATTATCTCCAGATCAGCATTTGCAGTTGTAGCAGTTATTGAAAGATATTCTGACTGAGCCTTACGATAAGCACCATTAATCTGATGCTGATACTTAATTCGATCAAGAGAGTCCTGAGCTAACTGGACATCCAGCTTCCTCTGTGTGTCTCTATCAACTCTAGCAATCTCAGCCTTCGCCTTATTATTTATAGCGATCTCAAGCTGAGCAGCAGCAGATCGGACCTTGGACTTCTTTGACTCATTACCCTTGACATACTCAAGTTCAGTATTGAGCCTATCCTTCAAAGCATTAATCTGATCCTGAGCATCTCGCGCGATCTCTTTCTTCTTAGCAGCAGCTTCACCAGTTATCTGTCTAGTATGGATATTAGCCCCTGGCTCCTGTCCTCGCATAGAGGCTATCTCAGCATCAGTCTTTGCCTTCCGAATCTGATTCTGTAGATCATTGTAAAGTGAATCAAGCCTCTTGGCTGCTCCAATACCGGACTGATCACCAGCAAGATTGCCAGGCTTTGGTCCACTAGAAGTAGGCTTATAAAGAGTTCCCTTTAGCAGCTTCGAGTAAGTCTGAGCACCGCGAATCACATAATAATCTCTAGCCCAGCCCTCTGTAAACTGCTCAAGACTTCTTCCCTTACCTCGATACCCGACGCCTGCGCCCTTTGTAGGAGTCTCAACCATCTTACCAGCAGTATCCATAACTCCAATATGGTAACCACCAGTCCCGTTTACTCCCTTCTTTCGGGTTACAACAATATCTCCAGGCTGGGCTTCTCCGCCGTAAACAACACCCTTAGCAAATCCTGCAGCAGCACCAGCTGCCTTATTGAATATGTCCCTAGCATCTGCACCAGGAACCTTCATCCCTGTTGATTGCTCTACAAGTTGGTCAACCCCGCGAGCACACATCCCAGCTGCTGCATCAGCTGCCTTACCAAAGACTTCTTTATACTTACCAGGATCAGCAGCAGCCATATGAGCAGCAGTTGCCAGCCTCGCAGTAGCTTGGTCGAGGCCAGCTGCTGTCATCTCATTGACCTGTGTTTGGAAGTATCTAGCGTTCTTGATATCAGCAGTATTCATCTTACCATACTGTGAACCAAGAAGCCTTCTACCAAGAACCTCATCTGCGCGGCCAGGAGAAGATGCATCAAAGAAGGTTATTGCCTGTCTTCTAGTTGCTCTTATATTCTTGTTTATATCTTCAACAGTAAGGCCACGCCTCCAATCTTCCTTCCCAAACTTCATATCTCTGAATTCAGGATACCGAAGCCTTACTGCACCTAACTCTATTCTCTCACCCTTCTCAAGCCTATCTCGAAGATCAACCAAAGTCTTGAGTTGAGACTTTAGCTGTTCTGCGCCATATGGGTCCTGAGCTTCAGGGGTCGCAGCCTTCCCTCCCTTACCACCGAAGAACATATTATCAAATAGTTCTTCAGAAGCAGTCCGAAGCTGCGTCATATTAGTTCCAGCTCGCTGAACAGCATCAGCAAACTGGTCCATCGAAATCTTTCCATTCTTCAGCTTAGCAACAAGATCAGGGAAGTTCTTCCCAAGTTCTTGTAGAATCTCGTTCTTGCGACGGAAAGCATTAGAACCTTCTATCGCAGCAGAACCGACAATCCTGAACTCTTGTGCTAGTTGAATGGACTGAGCACCAAGTTTCTGCTGATCATAGATTACACCATTTATCTGCTTGTCTAACCAAGTCCCTATTGCCCACCCAACAGCAGCAGCAGCAGCGACTGCAGCAACCTGAAGCCCAATTAGAGCGCCTTTTAGCAAAAGAGCAGCACCAGAGGCTTCTGTTGCCGCCATTCCCATCCCCTGGAATGTAGCAGTTGCTGTCTGCATATTCCTTGAAAGTTCTAGGATTCCTACAGAAGCAATTGCACCTCTCAAGGAATACATAGCACCAACGCCTCTAGCTGCGATGGATATGAACTTCATAAAAGCGAATCCACCACCAGTGGCGGCTGCAGTTATGAGAGCTAACCATGAAATTGGTCCAGCAAGATTGTTGTTCTTGAAGAACTTAGACACAGATTCCATCGAAGTTATCAGACCCTTGAAGGCTGATTTAACAGCAGGACTGTTACCGATGTCTACCATCATAACTTCAAACTTCTGCTTGGCTAGCTTCAGTTGATCCTCAATATTGTCAGTGGCCTTCTTATAGGCTTCTTCCATAGACCCAGTAACTGAATCAGGGTTGAAGTCCATTGCCATCTTATTCATCTTCTCAATGGCACCAGTAAGAAGTGTAACTGCCTGAAGTGAGTTTGTTTGTGAAAATGCCTTAGACAAATCCTGAGCACTAAGTGTCCCAGCTTTTGTCTTCTTGGCAATCTCATCGAGGAACTGAACTATACTCTTATATCTTCCAGTAGACTTGTCTACAGTATCTATTCCAGTATATTTCTGGATTCGACCTCTCTGCTGGACCATAGCAGTCATCAATCTCGTCTCAGCCATAGCAGCAAGTCGAGGAGACATACCCTGTCTAGTAAGCTGTGCTAAAACAGCATACGTATCCCCGATAGACTGGCCTGCTAGTCGAGCAGCAGATTGGACTCTAGCCAAGACAGGTTGGAAATCCTTATATCTACCAATGCCCTTATCAACAAGTTTGAACTGATAGTCAAACACCTCGTTAAGTCTTGACATCGGTAGATTCCAGGCGTTGATCGTAGACAAACCTGCCTTAGAAGCAGTATCAAGATCAGTCTGCCCAGCCGCTGCTGCCTTAGCAGATTTTCCTAGAACATTTATCGAATCAGCAGCCTCAACACCAGAAGATCGAATGTTGTAAAGACCCTTGGTAAAGTCATCCATATTGGTAGTAACAACATCACCATAAAGGTCAAGAACCTGCCTCTTTGCTACTTCAAACTCTTGTGCTGAATAGTGGGTGATAGAATTAACTTCTGCCATCCGCTTTTGGAATGTCCCTGCTTTTACACCAGCTACAGCAAGTGCTCCAGCAGTAGCAAGGAAGGCATATCCCCACTGTGTAGCAACAGAACCAACATCAGATGAAATACGTCGGGCCTGCATACCAATTGTAGTAAAGTGGCTCTCCGCAATCTTCAACTGAGAGTTTAGGAACTCAAACTTCTTAATCTGATCAGGGCTGAGAAACGTTTGTCCACCCTGAAATGCCTTCGAGGGGAAAGCTGGCATTTGCTTAATAGCATATTGAAGTTGCTTAACCTCATCTGCTTTCCTCTTTATGTCCTGCTCCCAAGTCGGACTGAGGGCAACCTTCTGCTTAGCAAGAGAAGACATCTCTTGTTTCAATTCAGAGATTCTATCCCTATAATGTTCAACTTGGTTTACATAGGCATCAAGGTTGGTCTTCGGGAGATTGAGTTGAGCAGTCTTAAACTGCTGTTTCGTTCTCTCAAGCTCTCTCTGTATGTTTACAAATTGTGTTGCATAGCCACGCAGACTCTGGCCAGAAGCTGCCCTCTGTTCCATCATCTGCTTATAGGCTAAATATCTCGCTTGAACAGTCTGAATCCTTTGGGCAAGAACTTCAGCCTCTCGAATTGCTCCAGCAGAACCCAAAGTAAGGTTCTTTCGACCAATGCTGTCGATGACCTTCTGGGTATGCTCTACTTGCTGGTCAACTGTTTTGAGGTCACCAGCAGTTTTTGCAATGCTGTTTCCCCACTTATCCCAGCCCTTAAAGACTACTTTCCAAATAAGATCATCAACTACAGGCATTATTCATCATCCTCACTCAAAGGATTCTCACTGTTCAGTTCATCATCGAAGTCTCCATCGTCAAATAGCTCATACAGAGTCATGTCCTCCTCATTTAAGGAGAAATGAGCAAGAATCCTCCTGCCTCCAGACTCAGCTTGCCTCTTTGCCTCCCTTTTCTTCTCAAGATAACTCTCATAGAGAGTATCCATCATGACAAGGTTCCGAGTAGCTTCATTGTGATAAATCTCAACTACTCTAGGATGCAAAGGATCAAGTTTAAGCCATTTTCCGATTAACTTTTGGAGTCCCCAGCGCCCACTGCGCTTAACAACCTTTGCAAAAAATCCTGACTGAGCACCTCCGCCTGATACGCATTGAAAGCAGCCTCAGCATATCCAACGATTGCTGGGTCGCATGCGTCAAACTCAGACTTATCTGCCCAGTAACGGGTAAACTTCATTTTCTTGTCGCTGATCTTCTCGCCTTTCTCAACGACAGATTGGATCATCCTTCTAACTCTTGCCCTTCCTGCGCGATATTCAGCACAGTGAAGGACAAGGTTTGCGAAGTCTGTTCCACTTATACACTTCATCAAAGCCTGAGTCTTCTCAAATGGCCCGATATCAGTGTCAGAAAGTATGCTCTTCAAAGCATCACAGCCCTCATCAATGATAGGCTCAGGAGCTTCGAGTTCCTCTGGCTTCTTTGCCTTCGGCTTTGTCTTCTTCTCTTCTTCCCAGGCATCATTGAGAGCCTTGTTCGCCTCGATAGTGTCCTCAATCTCCTTCTGGTTTAGAACCCGTCTCTCCCTCTGTCCGAAGGTTTCAGGATCATCAACCATAGAGAGAATGTCTCTCGCTACCTGTGCAATATAAGGCAGCTTATCTTCCTTGTGAAGACGGAAAAGTGTTGTCGCATAAAGCGCCTCTGCTGCCTCTTCTTCACCCTGAGTAGGATTGCGAACAAAGAGTGTTTCTCCACCAGGAAGCGGTATTGGCCTTCGACCCTGAAGGTCAACAATCTCTTCTACTACCTCATCAGCTTCCTTCTCAGTGAGCTTGTCAGGGTCACGAGAAACCTGAACTTTCTCAATATCTTCTGTAGTTACTTCGGGCTTGTCATCAGACATGGGAATCTTGTTCCTCCGTTATATGATAGATTCTGAAACTCCTGCACCTTTAGCAGACTCATCAAGAACTCGCTTCTTCCAGAATGGATCAGCATAGAAAGGTTGTCTACAATTGCCACAACCAACCTCTATATCTTTCCATAACTTTCCGAGTTTTGTTTCCCATCCGCAGTTAGGGCAAGATACGATCAGACCGAGTGAAGGGACAGGACGAGCAGCAACAGCGTGCCCATCATCCTGTATGTGAAGAGGCTTAACACGCGGATTGATAATGAGCTGATAGCCCTTCTCCTTGGCCTCAAGGTAGAAGTAGCCATCCTCTCCGATACCATACTTGTCTACCGAAAACTCATCCCAATTAACACTGGAAAAGACTTCCCGATGTATAAGGGCACAATCCAGTCCCGACCAATCAGCATTGAATGGCTCCGTTGAATTAAGATCAACTTCATCATAATCCCACTCTCCCTTGTCAAAACTGAGGGCCAGTGGTCGGTGCTGGATTCTACTCACATACAACCCAGAAGTCAGTTTTTCATTCATCCCAAGAAGTGTCTTGAGAGATTTAGGTTCAAGAACAATGTCACTACCAACAGAGAAGATGTAGTCAACATCAGGAAGATTGTCTACTACAAAATGAGTATACAGATTCCTCAAAGTAGCAGCAAATCTTGCCCTTGTCTTCCAGGGAATGATGTCCGAAGTGTTCGGGTCATTCCCTCTCAGCGTAGTGGTAGCAACAAAGCAACGATCTGGATATGGCCAAAGCTCTATGAACTTGTCTATCTTCACTTCAACGTTCTTTGCGCAGAAATCATCCAAAGCGAAGACAATGGTAATCTTCTTCTTTGGATAATCCAGCTCAAATACGCCGCGTGCGAAGTCCATGAAACTATAGCTCTTGGACTCCGAAATCGGAATACAGATCGCAATATTAGGTTGTGGGGTTCCTGAGACCCTCATATCGCTTTTCCTTACGAGGTCGCGCCAGGCCAGGTGGTAGTCTCCAGAACAGAGGCATACGCGAAGTATACCAGAATCCGGTTGTCTGCCACAAAGTTTGTCCCATCGGCGCGAGCGACGGTTACGCTGTTCGACGTTGACGAGACCACAGTCAGCTCGTTCCAGTCATACTCAACAGGCTCACCACCGAGACTTACCTTCTCAACAGCCCCAAGGGCATATTGATTGCTGAAGACTCTGGAGAGCTTGAGAGCGGTCTTGGACAGAGTTAGCGTGATCTGCGCCTGCCCACCCTGAGCCTCGCTTACAGTGAAGCGGTCGATGCCAACAGCCTTGTTCGGAAGCTTGGTAAACCGAGCCGCACCGAACTCGAACCGCAGCATTGTGGCATCATTGAGAGCAGTAGTGAAAGGCTGGTTGGTGAACGTCGGCTTCTTGACGAACGCACCAGCAATATACTTAGTGCGCTTCTTATTCCACACGTTCACAGCAATCCAAGGACTACCGAAGTTGCTCAGGTCAGCGTCAACGAGGTCAGCGTCGGTTGCACGAGCCTGAAGGGCACGATAGAGGTCCATCTTCTCCGAGTCAATGACCTCGATGAAGCCATTGTTCTCAGGAACCTGGGTATCAACTACCTGCTCATCAGAATCATACTCTCCGAATCTGTCTACGCCTTGCGTAGTCGTTGACTCGAAACCCTGCACACCAGCGATTGGTCCTTCCTCACCGATGTAGACACGCATGTGTCTACCGCGCTTGACTTGCCTATTCGCAGTGTCAAGTCCCACTTGTTTTCACCTCCTTCTGGGTTAACTCACCTAATAGTCTCTTCCTTATACTACATTACAAAACATCATCCAGAGCGTAAGAAAGAGTCATATTGAGTTTATACTACGTTGCCTTTACGCCATCGATGCACCCGAAACACTCAGTTACACGATGGCAATTCCCTGACTTAACGCACTCGTCACACTGAATGACTTCCTTGTCGAAGACATCTTTATCCCAATCAGGGAGAGGGACAGTCTGCCCGGCAAGCTCGTGAGTAGAGTCAGGAAGAAACTCGATGTTACCATCAGTCACATAGGAGTGACAACGACCATTCTGCTGCCCTCCGCTTGTGAGCATTGAAGCTCGAAAGGTAGGCTTTTCAAAGTCTCCATTGAAAGTCCACCTCTCATCGAACTTATGCCCGCACCCGCAAGCAGGGCAGTGAATCATGAATCCGCCACCTTCACACTTCAAAACCTTTGCCATGACGTTATCTCCTCTAATCCATCCGAAAACCGGAGGTATTCTTAGTCGGCTTTACGAGTGAAGGGCTTGCATTCGCGTGAATTCACGCCCGTTTTTAGGGCGCAATCGCTTCTATCGGGAAGGTAAGGCGAAGTTCACCGTGTATCTGGTAAAGATCGACTTGATCAAAGCTATCTGGCCATCTATTGTATTGATGGATGAAAGAGTCTATATCTGCATCAGGATACAGAGCATAGAACTTCTCATCGTCAGTAGTGAATGCTCTGGATACTACACTGAAATATCGCTGAGCACCAGTCTTGCCACCAGCAGGACTAGCGTTGTGAGCATCACCACGAGAGGACCAGACATCTATCCCGAAGACAGCGTGAACTAGGTTCCCTCTAGTCTCAACTTTTGTCTCCTTGTCTACGTCGAGGATGTTGTCATATCCACTCGCAGCAAAGTCCGACTCCTCATAGGAGACTGTGACGAAGACTTTATGTAGAGGTGTCGCCCCAGTGAAGTTTGGAAACCCTGTCCGAACCTCCGAGAGTGTATCACCAGCAAGGGCAGACTCAACATAGCTCTTGACAGCACCCTCAGCAGCATTTATGAAATCTTGTTCTGTAAATCTACCCACGTCTAAATGACCTCTCAATCTCCCTCTTGATCCTCATAGTATATCTGTTAAGGACTCTGTGCCAAGCCCTGTAGATAAACTTGTCAGGAGGAACCGCAGGGTGTATCGCGTGCTCTCTAACAATCCCAAGGGCAGGGAAATACAACTTCTTATCTCCAACCTTCGGGATTCGGAAAGGATGAGGGATTCCAAAGTTCCAATAGGCTAGAAGCTGACCTTCATCCTTATGGTTGTGAAGTTCAAGTCTCCAGCCTATATCTTTACCAGCAGCTAGTCTTGATAAGGTAAAGGCTCTTGGGACAACAAACTTAGAAAGAAATGGAGGTGCCTCTTTTCGGAGTTCATCGATGAGCATGGCCATGAATTCGCCACTTGTGATTATCTCATCCAGGGCAGCTCTTGCCTTGGTATGAGCAACCATGATCCCATCTATAACATCCTTTGGCCTTCTCGCCATCAGAGGACTCCATTTGACTTTCGCACCTTGCCATATTGAGCGATAACATCTTCCCCAAGTTTGAGATCACGCTTGAATATAAACTGGTGGAACTGTCCAACAGGATACTCAATTGTGACGACTTCCTCAAGGTTTACGAACCCATCGACAATGAAGACTCCCTCATTCTCATCAAGGGTTCCGATGTTCATCTCAGCCATCTGGGACGCCTTGAGATCATCGAAGTAAAAGCCCTTGACGTCCTCAGATATAAGTTCACCAATAAGTCCATTCCTACAAGCAGGAGAAGACGGATTGTCTGAATGGTATAGAAAATCAGCCTCTGGATCAAACTCATTGCTGTTTCCTCCCCATCCACCAGGGCAACGTGCTGGCTCCTCTGAGTAACGGTATATCTTCACGTTATACATCAAAGGAGTCAGCTTCTGCCTAAACTTCTTCTTCCAGTATTCACCCGTTGTAGTCATTAGACATTCCTCCAGACTTTCCTATTGACTATGTCACTAACTCCCTGTCTACTTAGACCAAGCTGATCAGCAATCTCGGATTGTTTCACCTGCCCGCTTCCTACAAGTTCTCTTATCACAAGAACTGTTTCAGCAGTGATCTTAGCATTAGGATTGTCTGAACCTACTCCAGATCGACCTTTAGATACCTTATCAGCTATGTTATCCTCGTTCGTTCCTAACCACAAGTGCTCAGGATTTACACAACCAGGATTATCACAGCTATGAAGGACATCAAGACCATCAGGAATCTCTCCAACAAAATGTTGATAAGAGAAACGATGGGCAGACATTGGTCTACCACTAACACTGAACTGTCCGTAACCTTTTCCCCATTTACCAGCAGTCCAATTCCAGCAACCTGTCTGATCATCAATCTCTATCTTATCCAGAAATCTGGATACAATTTCCTCGTCAAACATAACTGTCAGTCCGAGGATCATACTGCCGTTCTCTATCCCGAAGCATCCTGGGCTTATTGAGAATCTTCGTCCCACCATACTTCCGAGATACAGCTACAACCTGTCTCTGCCAAGAAGAAATCTTCGCAGCATACTTACCTGCTGGAGAGAAAGCCTCCTTCAGAGTGATTGGACCAGCAGTTATCCCTGTCGATAGGGCATCTCCGCCACCACCTACAACTCTGGCTATGTGCATCGCAGCCAACATTGCTACGGACATCACACAAGGCTGAGGGGCAGCTTCATAGCCAGCTTTGTAGACAACGACAACATTCTGCATACCAATTGGGAACTCGACCTTCATCGCAATTCGGTTGGTATAGCGGAAGACGTTTGCGAGGTCTACAGCAGTCCCATCGATGGTAACAGAAACGATCTCCTGGACAGGCTTGTTTGACAGCCGGAGATTGAATAGACCGTTGCCATCTATAGCTTCAGTGAAAGTCTTGTAGTCAAAGTGCTTGCCTTTGCACATGACTTCCTCGAAGTAGGGCAGAGCGTAGTCATTCGCTATCTCTAGGACATCATCGTCTGTCCAGACTGTAGAGTCAAAGTCCTCCACTGCCTGTAGCAAATCAGTTATCTGCTTGGCAGTGACTTTGATTCCACCAGAAATGTAATCTCCATCTGCCATGTAGTCACCTTCCATAAGTAGTCATCGGGTAGTTATACTACATATGTGGTAGACCAATGGCAATAGCTACTACATCAACGATGAGCCAGAATCACCCGATTGAGAGGCCAAGTTTATGGTTTATATAAGCATAGCCTCTTTGCATTGCCTGTGTGTTCCATGCTTTTGCGGTAAGTCTATCGGGGGCAGAAGGGTTATAAACAAGTCCAACAACTTTGCTGCGAATGAACCTGAATCCCTTCTGGGAAAGTCGAAGCCAGAGTTCCCAATCCTCCGGTCCAACATATCCGTTCTTGTGGAGTTCTTCATCAAACAGTTCTTCGCGTATAACAGCACCACGAATAACTGTTCCAGAGACAACGATATAGTTATGTCTGAGTAGCTTCTCCCTGCTAAAAGGATAGAAGGAATTCATCTTGACTTTCCTTCCATCTGCCATCTCGAATCCAGTCCCATAGGCTACATCAGCCCTCTTGGTGACCATATCGAGAAGCATGTGCTTAGCAAAGAAAGGATACCAGTAATCATCATCATCACAGAAGCCTACATAATCTCCTGTCGAGGCTTTGATCCCAGTATTCCTCGCAGCTGATAGGCCAGAGTTCACCTCGTGCTCGATATACTTCACTCCAAGCTTCTTGACCTCGCTGTAGTCTGATTCGTGGTCTCCGTCATTTACGACGATAACCTCAACATTAGGAATGTTCTGGGCCAAAGCAGCTTTAGCAGCCCTGAGAGCCAACTCCGGGCGCTTGTAGGTTGGGATGACAATAGACATCTTCAAGGTATCGAGATCAGGTTTTGGAGCTGGCTCTGGCTTCTTCACAGGCTTTATCTCCCTCCCAAGAAGGCTGCTATAGAGTTTCCCATATTGTGTGAGCATAGACTCGTGGGAATAGTTGGCGAAAGCAAACTCCTGGGCTTTAGCTCCCATCTGCCTTCTAAGAGCAGTGCTATTGGTGAGTTCGACAACAGCACTCTTGAACCTCTCGAACTCAACACAGTAACCCCTCCCATCAGCCAGCAGAATTGGTATATCTCCGATAGGAGGGGCAACTACAGGTATGCCAGAGGCCATTGCTTCTATGATAACAGTCGGAAGGACATCAGCATTGGTAGGGTAAACGAAGATGTCTATCCCCTTCAGAGCTTCATTGACGTCCCAGCGGTTCCCTTGCCAGTTAACAGACATACTCAGAGAGTGTGCCTCTTGAACCATCCTCGACTTCAAGGTCCCATCTCCAACAACAGTCAGAGAACAGGAAGTTGTCTTCGTAGCTTTCTTGAGAATCGCCATTGAATCTCGATGGAGCTTCTGGTCGAGTCGGGAAACAAATCCAGCACAGAGCCGGGGAGGGCTGTAGTTCCTTTGGAACCTAAACCCATCCAGATTGAACCCGTTCTTGATGATCCTACAAGGGAACTCCTGAATACTCTTCTGGATAGGAGTTATTGCTATGAGGTTATCGCACATGTGTGGAAACTTGCTCATCTCATGCATAGTGATGACAACAGGGAAGTCAAACCGATCTATCTGGTTAAGATCGAGAACCCTCTGCCACCCATCATTATGCCACCAGTGGATATGAAGAATATCATATCCCTGCTTCTCCATGATCTGAACGATCTCATTCTCGCCAGTCACCATGTAGTAGGGTATATCATATTCCTCTCTGAGCGGCAGGAATGCAGACCCATCACCTTCGAGGGCAGCAACTCCAGAGCCAGGGAAACCTTCTGCTATAGATAGGGCTACCCTCTGAGCACCACCTTGAGCATAAGTCCACATCAAATGCAAAACCTTCATAGCACTTCCTCTCCATTGAGCATAGGAACGAACTTTTCAGGGTTCGTCACCATGAGTTTCGTGATATCTGCGTATCCTGTAAACTCCTCAATGTCTACTTCCGTATAAGCAAGTCCTACGCTTTCAGGAGAGTCTGCTGAGAAGGCTCCAGTGATAGCAAGAGAAGCAGGATTTGCCTTCTCAGTTACTGTCTGGCTCGAAAGGTCAAGGACTAGGGATGCGTGAGCAAGTTCCCAGCCATCTGACTCAAGACTTATCATGAGGACAGCAGCCCCACCATGATCTTGAGTCAGCTCGATGATCCTCTTCAGCGGAGCGCCGTTGGGGACTACAACCTTATCGACAGCTCCAAAGATAAGAACCATGTCACCCTCAGCCGCCAAAAGGATTGCTCCAGGAACAACCTTGAGGTCGAGTCCTTCTTGCTCAACGTAGTCCAAAAGAGCGAAGCCAGGGTCTGCCGTAGCCATACCCGCAAGACAAACTATCTCAACTCCTGCTTCTTCGAGAGCCTTAGCAACAGCAGAAACGTCTATATGAGGGTTGTCTACACAGAGAACATCTAGTTTCATCTAGGTCACACCTCCTTTCCTCCGGCGATAGCGATAAACACTCAATCCACGCTTAGGAACGTGAAAGGAGCGTTTGACCATTGTTACGGGTAAAATTACCCGTCCGAGTTTGAAAGGGCTGCATTCGCGTGAATTCATATGTGTTTCCACACTTCACGCCTTATTATCTTTGTTATCAAAGGACGACTAACACCTTTGTATAAAGCAATATCTGCATGAGACACAAGTCCTGTAGAATACAGTTCTCGTATCTCAATAACATCAGCTTCAGTTAATTTAGATTGAGAACACAGACCGCCTCTTGGCTGCATGTTATTTGCCAACTTATCATCTGAGTTGTCTTGGTGTGTCCCTAACCACAGATGATCAGGATTAACACAAAGACGATTTTCTCCATCTGGGCACCTATGACAAACAATGAGACCATCAGGAATGTCTACTACATAGTGCTCATAAGAAACTCTATGGGCTTTCTTTGCTCTTCCATTTAATTCAAAGACGCCATACCCACTGATGAATGTGCCAGCAGTCCATATCCAGCAACCCGTCTTTGGGTCCTTTGTATACTTTGAAGTGAATCTAGCTAGGTCGCTCTCGTTCATTGTCAATCCCAGTCAGGGGGATTGTATTGAGGATGTTCAATAGGAGCAAATCCACTTTCAATAAACTCACTAATTGCCTCAATAAGCCTAACCCCCGTTATCTTTCTAATACAGTCTGATGCTTCAGGAAGTCCACAGGGCCGGTCCCAACAGGGAGAGCAATTGAGTTCACTTGTTCTAAGTGGAAGACAGCGAGGATAGTATGAAACTCTTACCCCTTCATGGATAGTAGTGAAGACAGCAATTGATGGGGTATCAAAAGCTGCCGCCATATGGTAGCCTGAAGAATCAGGACAAATGAGAAGCTCAACATTCGCAGTTATTGTTATAACTTGACGAATAGTAAGAGCACTCCAGAGGCAAACCATTCCTGGTCGGCTATGGAACAAGTTTGGCCACTGCCTCTCTCCGTATACGATAACGAAGAAGCCCTGTGAAATCAGCCAGTCGATGGTCTGATTTACTGCTACAGGATCAAGCGACCTGTGCCCACTACTACCATAAGGCTGAATAGCAACCACAGGATTTCCATCAGGATTATGTGTCTTATTAAGAGCCTCATACCACTCTTGCTCATCAGGGTCGATCTTCAGACAAATCTTGTGCTCTCGCCAATCAAATTTATCTGAGAATGCCATTCCAAACAAGTCTGAGCGGTGAACCTTGGCACAAATAGGATATTGTTCCGACCAGCCACATAGGTTCACGGAGATGTCATAGTCATTAGGGTGGACTTCTCCTATTGCTACGACATCATCGATGAAATCGAGGTTCTTAATGAGACACACATATCGCTCTGATGTGGCATATGTAATCCTCGCCTTCGGGTATCTAAGGCGCAAATTATATACCAAATCAGTAGTTATGATAACATCCCCTGCTCCCATGTCTCGAATGATGAGAAGTGTGAAGTCTTCCCTCTCCCTTGATACCAGCATATCCATTATTTCACAAGGAGGGACAATCTCAAACTGACCAGAGGCTTCAAGTTTCGACCACTGATAGCGAGACACCTTCACTGGGTTCTCAGAGGATATCATCAGCCAATCACCATTAATCTGGGATAGCCTGTTCCTCCGGTTCGGAAGGTTCTTCTTGCGACGGATGTAGTAGTAGCAAAGGGGAGGGTCTTCTTCAAACTGTCCCGTCTGGATGAGCCTATAAAGCAGAGAATCATCTACTGGTTTGGGCTCATCCTTGCGGAAACACAAGTTGCCTATCGTGTAGGACAGGCCGTTGCGAAGGGTTAAAGTTCTGTTCATAGAATCTGGGGCTCCAGGCCCTCATCCAACTTTCCAGTCGGCTAACGCTTTAGGAAGCGCCAGCGACTCTGACGTTGTATCCGGTGACCATGGCATCGGCATTCTCAAGAATGTCATCGATGCGGGTGTAGGTCGTGCTTTCCCAGCCGTCCTTCCTGGGCTTGAACTCGAAGTAGACTTCGATGTCGCGTGTGATCACGTGAACGAAGTTCATCGGATAGCTCAGCCAGATGAAGGAAGCATCACCCCAGGACTCGGACCCGTTGAGGGAATCCATGTCCTCAGGAATGAGCGGGATTTCGACAATCGGCACGCCGAACACCGTGAGCGGAGCAGCACCGGTCAGAGAGTTGTCACCAAGGGTGGTCTCTCTGTTAGCGAGCTGGTCGCGATAGTCCTGGACGATTGACGGCGAGCAGAAGAACCGCAGAGCGGCACGATTCTGCTTGAACTGCACCGGCAGGGCACGAATCATCTTGGAAAAGACGGTCTTGCTGACGTTTCCGCCCTGGACGTCTACGGTATGACCTTCGAGGCCCAGCTTGAACCATCCGTCATTTCTCTTGAGGAGTCTACCCCTCCGAGTGTTCACAGCGGCATACTTGGCCTCATCACCCTGGATCGCCAGAAGTTCGAGGTCAGTGCCGATGCGCTTGCCGATAGATGTCATGACCGTGGTCCGATAGCCCGTCCCCTCGATGTTCTCTTCCAGAGACTCTCTGGAAATGTCGATCGCAGAGCGGAGCTTCTTGGTCGAATACTCGACCTTGGAGTGAGTCGGCTCGAACACGTTGCCCGTGTCCTCCAGCTCATCCGCGCCCTCGGTCACAACGTCACCGAACTCCAACTTGTCGAACTCGCCCTTCGGATTGTTCCTGCGCAGAACGCGGCACATCTTGATGAGAACCGAGCTATCGACAGTCAGGTCGATGAATGCGTTTGCCTGCTCTTGATTTAGGCGACCGCCGCCATCAAGAGTAGTCGTGGTTATTGCTTTCTGAAGCTTATCTCCAGCACCCAACTTGATTTCACCTCCTTCACGTGGGATTATTCGGATGCCTGACCCATACCAGCCGGGAACAGGGAGTCGAAGATGCCTTCGCCTTCCTTCTTCCCACCGGTTGCGTCAATAGACTTGCGCATTCCTCTGGATTCCTCCAGAGCCTGCACGCGCTCGGATACTTCCGTCATAGTGTCAACGACACTCTTCAGGCCATCTCCGAACTGAGCGAAGAACTTAGCAACGGCATCGGTGCCGTCACCAGAGTTCGCAGCAGCAGCCTTCGCAGCAGCGTCGTCACCAGCGCCATCGGCGTTGGCTTCGGCAGCCTTGTCCAGCTTCGCCATGAACTCATCGAGCTTCGTGGAGATGCTGCTGACGCTATCGGTAATGCCAGCCAAGTCATCCTTGGTGGCATACGAGGACATATCAATGCCCAGGGCAGCAGTCACCTCGTCCTTGCCTTCACCCTTCAGCCAAGCAACAAACTCCTGCATAGGAGTCAGCTGCTCTTCCTGGGTTTCCGTTGTCTTATCGGCCACTTTGTTTTCACCTCCTTCTTTGACACATAACACAAGTGAACCGCCCTGGTTCGTAACCATCTGATAGACCGCCCCAGGGCATACTGGCCTATCACAGAGTGAAATCGCATCAATCTTGACTTCAACGAGGTCAGTGAGCAACTTCCCTCCCTCGACCACATCTCGAACTGCGAGGACATCGCCACCAAGAGAGAATCCCTTGTAGGTTCCATCCTTGACCTTCACCCAAGCCTCATCATCTGAGACATGAGCACCAGTCAAGAGTCCGATATCATCAATCTGAAGAATCGGAGCATTTCCGACAGGTCGGTAGTTATGCTCCTCATCAATGATTGGGTCTTCCATGTAAGCAGGGAGAGCCTTCTCGACAGCTTCCCTCGTCATGCGCTCGCCTTCATAGTCCTCAACTCCGAATAGAGTTGAGTAACCATAGACTAGCCTCTCATCTTCCTTGAGGCCATTCTCAATGAAAGGCGAGAACATCTCGAATCTCTGCCTATCACCAACCTTGAAGACTCTGATCGAGCCTCCCTTAGTCTGGGCAGAGGCACTCTCAGGAATGCGCTTCGCAAAGTTCTCTGGTATGTTCTTGAATCGGCTCGCATCGAACTTCATACCATTAACCACAAGGGTCTTCTTATCCAAACACGCCGCAATCGGCATCATCTGATCATCGATGCGGTCAGCGAACCCGTTCTCTACAGCATCCTTTGCCGTCAGCCACGTCTCAGAGTTCAGCATGCTGATTATCTTCGCTCTATCCAGACCAGTTCGAGCCTCATAGGTAGCAAGCATCGTCTCTCTGGCAGTATCAAGCATATCAGCAACCTTCCGCAAGTCCCTGGCATCTCCCCAGGCCATCGTAGAAGGATTGTGAATCATGAGAGCAGCGTTCCTAGGCATAACGATATCATCGCCAGCCATGAGGATTATAGTCGCAGCAGAGGCAGCCAGGCCATCAACGTAGGTGGTAACCCTTGCCTTGTGGTTCTTCAGCATATTGTAGATCGTGTTCGCTGCGAACAGATCGCCACCAGGAGAATTGATTCGCACCTTCAGACCAGAGATGTCTCCGAGAGCAGCGAGATCATCTGCCAGCTTCGTGGGAGTAACATCATCATCCCACCAAGAATATTCTGCGATCTCACCGTAGAACAGAAGCTCTGGGTCTTCACCGTTCATCGACTTGCGAAGAGACCAGAAAACCTTCTTCTGATCTACAGTCTTCGCCACAGTCTCTTCCGTAACCTCTTGAGTTCCCTCAAGGTCTTTCTCGTTGTTATTATCTGCCATTGGCTATGTTCTCCGTAGAAGTCAGAAAGGTATACTTCCCCTGAATCTTCTATCTTTCCGACAACATTTCTCACCTTCAGCATTTCTGCCCTTAGCAATCTTGTCATCGGAGTTATCTTGATCAGTCCCTAGAAACAAGTGCTCAGGATTAACACAGGCTCGATTGTCACAAGTATGACAGACTAACATACCAACAGGGATTTCTCCAATAAAATGCTCATATGAAAGTCTATGGGCGTAGAATGTAGTTCTGTGGTATACAAACTTTCCGTATCCAGCGCTGAACCTCGTTCCATTCCAGACCCAACACCCTGACTTCTCATCTATGTCAATCCTCGATAGGAACTGACTGACTTGATCACTCTGCATACACTCTCTTTATACTCCACAACGGAAATTAAACCATTTGTGTGGGGATAGCACAATAATCAGGAAATACCAGAGGTTGAAGCCATCGGTCTTGTGTATCCCCACACACTTGCATGCCTGCCAGAGACTGACTAGGCAAAGAATGTAGCGAGCTTCTTGCTCAGCAAATGCGGCTTTGGAGCGCAGATTCCCTCGCCATTCTTCCACAGTTCATAGTGAAGATGCGGATGCTTGACCTTCCTCCCGACCCAGCCGATAAGTTGGCCCTTATCAACATGCTGTCCACTATGAAGGGACTCGTGAATATGCAAGTGAGCATACACGCTTCGGTATATACGGTCGTTTCCAGTCCCAGTGATTATCACACAGGACAGAATCCCGTCAGGTTCTCTGATGGCTATGTTCCCGCTGTGAGAGGCATAGACAGGAGTCCCAGCTGCGATCATCCAGTCAATGGCATCACGGTCCATTCTGATATACCAGCCGGTAACTACATTGTGTCCACTCACGTTGGCAGGCCGATACTTAGACCGGCCATGTAACGTTTCGTTGACCTCAAGAGCAGCCAAGTTACAATTAAGAGGTTTGTGTAGCTTTTCCATTTGACTTCTTCCTTCGCGCTGTGACATTGATCTTGTTGACAAAACCACACCGAGGACATCGGACTTCGCCTACAGTTCCAGCCCGATAATGCCCAAGCAGTCTCTGACCACCTGAGTTTGCTCCAGTGTTCTTGTTTACTCCACAATCAGGATTCTGGCACCTGATAGGATAGAGTTTGTCACCTATTTGCCCAGGCAGTTTCTCTCTTGCTACGAAGTGCTCTTTGTCCATTTTACCCCTTCACCAAACGGCTGAGTTCTTGAACTGCATTCTGAGCACCAGGTTGCTGAGGGCTAACAATCTGCCCTGGTTGGGATGCAGGATCAGTTTCAGGAGACTGTGGTCTACCACCATTATCTCCACCTTGATCTGCTCCCGCAAGTGGGTCACTGGGTTTGGCACTCAAATCACCGGTGCTCAAATCTTCAATGTCCTCAATCTTCACGAGTCCGAGCGGAGTGATCTTGAACAGAATGTCTCCACCCTTCTTCGCAGGAAGACCAAGCTCTCTGCGAACCTCGTTCAGCGTCATGACATTGGCTTCGATGTAGCCGCGATAAATCTGCATCTTTCGCAGCTCATCAAGACTATCAATCTCGTTGAACCGGAACTCCCATGTGTCGATTCCAAGGCTCTGCGAGACGATATACTTATTGATTATGAACTCACGCTCAGACTGGACAGGTCGGATAACCTGGGACTTGAATATCTCAAGATCGACAACACCAGTATCCTTGGTGAAGTTTATCCCAGTTACCGGGAGCAGTGAGCCAGGAACTCTGTGAGCAGTAACTATCTGCTCACAGTTGTCCTTCCGATATTGCCGGAAACTAGCATCAGTAACTTCCATCGCCAGTTTCTCAAAGACAATCTCGGAAGCAGGAATCTTGTTCCCGTGGTCATCAAACTCCTCACCAGGAACTTCGATGACCAGAGTTCCGTGGGCGTGGCCCTTACAATCCTGCTCGAAGAAGGTCTGGATTTCATCCTCAACCTCTTCATCGAATCCGCCACCCTTAAAGATGACAGCCATTCGAGGAACAGCATTGTTATCGAAGAACTGCTCCTGGAATTCAGCAGCAGCCTTATCTCCTGCGCAGGCATCGAGGGCAGCGACAATGTCGCTCATTCCATACCAGAAGTTCTCTGGGTTATACTTCCTCTGGATGATGACCTCATTTGCCCAATACTTCTCATCAATCTTTACAGTGTCGTCTTCTTCCCCATCCGTATTGATCCAGCGAACCTTCTGCTTAGGACCAGGATTGTCAATGATACCGCAGACTCTACCATTGCGGGAGTCCATGATTATTGGAAGACCAGCCTTCTTGAAGAAGACTCTACTGTTCGCATTGAATGAGCCCATCTCAATATTGAAGTTGCCGAAAGCTCCGACACCGGAGTTCTTTATCTGGCAGACTCCAATATTGTTAGCCATCATTCGGACTGTAACAGCAGGCATGTGGTAGACTTCCACAATCCTCTGCTTAGCATCTCGAATGACTTCCCAGCAAGAGAACCCAATGGACTCTTTATCAATGTCCGTCTTATTATTGATGCTTACGAAGGACTCTTCAGGGTTGATATTCAGGAAGTAGTCCTCAAGAACCTTCCTGTTTTCCAAATGCTGCTTATACTGAGCCTCAAGCTCCGCAAGTCTCTTCTCCTCTTCAGGAGTGAGTGGCCCTTCTCCCTCAAGATACTCAGGCTCAGGGACAACAGGAGCAGGAACTGGAGGCTCCTCTTGCTGAAGTGGATCAATCGCAGGTTCAGGCTGAGCAGCAAGAGCAGCTCGCTTCTCCAGCTCAGCAATCTTGGCCTCACGCTGGCGCTTCTTGAACTCGTTGATCTCTCCAAGAACTTCCTGCTCGTTGAAGTTCTTAGCAACAAAGCGATAGCCAACCCCAGAGATACAAGAAGCCTTGATGTTAACGCAGAAGAAGTGTGCATAGTTCATCTTGTAGAGCTTAACAAGATTCTCCAGCGGCAACTCTGGCTTTACCAAAGCATCCTTGGTATACCTGAATTGCTTCTCTAGCTTAGCAACCTCAAGCTGCTTCGATCTATTGACGGCAGACTGCGGAATCGGTGGATCTTTCTCTTCACCTTGAAGACCAGTTCCACCATCCTGCAGCGCCTTTGCTAAGGGTTGAGCACCAACCCGTCTTACTTTCACTTTGCGCTCGGCCATATCTACCTCAGAGGGAATTGACTAATTCATTCGTTATACTATACTACAAGGATCAACCGCGACCAACGCGGTGCACTCGGACTTTTCTTTGTGTCCGACCTGTTGTAGATTGAGTATGCTTGAGGATATACTCGAAGGCAATGTCGCAATAAGCAGAGGTAAGAGCAAGGTGATCTTGCCCAGAATATACCATCTCCTCAACGCCATCGCGGTTCTTGCGGATTTTGATATTCTTGTGGTGTTCAAGCCACTTCTCTACCCTCGTTAGGCTCTTGTCCTTTGCGAACTTGATCTTTACAGTATCCTGTGGAAGCCAGATTCGCTTATTCTTGAGTAGAACGAAGTGGCGCTTGAGGATTCTCTCCTTGAAGCAGACCACGTGGTGATTCTTGAGGTTGAACTTCGGCTCGACAACTCCTGTAGAGTTTGAAGCCACCTCCCAGAAGACATCTCCGAGGGCTTGCTTGAGTCGATAGCCGCGAGAATCAGAGTATCCAATATCAGCCATCACCATACAGGCTTCAGACTGACGAGCCAAGTCAATCATTCGATCAGGGTGATCATCAGGATTGGCCGACTGGAAGCACTCTATCCAGATAATCTCGCCATCTGGGCTATCCTCATCAATCCGGCGAATCTCAGCCCATGACCAGGGAAGTCCCCAGTCAATAGCCATTATCGCCTTGCCTCCAGTTCGAGATTCAGGGTCCATTCCAAACTCGCCAACTAGAGCAGCATAGTCAATGGACTCAATCGAACCCTCAGCAGACCCTCGATATGGAAGACCCCAGGTATAGTTATAGTAGTCAGCTTCGAGAGCTGTCGTTTCCTTCTTATGGAGAATGTCCGCAGCAGAGATCATCGGGGACATAGCCTGAGTTATATGATACCCAGACATATTTGGCTTGCCCTTCGCTGTAGGCTTCCACATTCCTGTAAACCGATTGAGCTTTGTCTTACATCTCAAGCAGCCGAAGTATGGTTCGAGCTTCTCTTCATCTTCCTCATAGAACATTATATGCTCTTCGGTGATAAACTGCTCTTCGCCACATCGGTTACAGGTTACATACCACTCTTTCTGATCAGTATCAAGGTAGAGTGGATGAATGCCGAATCCCTCGACGGTCGGAGTTGAGTAGTCAGTCTCATATCGGTAGGCTGACCCGTCCATTCTCGCTCGGAGGGAACCAATAATGTCAGGCTTCTGACGGTCAAACTCGTCGATGTAGATAAAGTCAATGTCCATCATCTGAGCAAGTCGAACATCCCAAGAACCTCTCAGAATGAGGAAGCTGTTCTTTACCTGCTTTCGACCGAGGTTATCAGTTCCCTTCCCAGACCAGCGGGTAATGTAGGGCGAATCCTCGAAGATCGGGCGAACACGAGTATCAGAGAAGATTCCTACATCAGAGTCAGTCGGGAGAGTGTAGAGGGCTTTGGTTCTATCGTATTTACAGAGGCGACAAACGCAATCACGAGCCATGATCTCGGAGATTCCCATCTGAGCAGACTTCATGACTACCTTGTGATGGGCAGGATCATTAAGTATGTCTATCTGGAAATCTCTATTCTTGTAGCCAAAGGCCGATGGACCCTTGCGGGTATACTTGGCAATCCAGTCAGCATTGGGAACCTCATAGAACTCGGAGTCATCAGTGTTGTCGATAGCCATGACAATGCATGAACGGACGTAATCCTCAAGGACACGCCCTTGCATCTGCCTCTCCATATTCTCGTCAGAGGTTCGTATTCTTCTCTCGGTCGTCATTGCATCCCGCTTTTCCTACCCTAAATCGGGAGGTATTCTAGGTCGTCTTAGGGTTGGAAGGCCCTGCATTCGCGTGAATTCACGGTCGTTTCTAGGGGTCTAGCCCTCGATTCTACCCCGAAACCGCCTTCCAGTCCCTCCAGCACGCATTGCCGAACTTACCTCGTCAATCGCTGGTCCAGAGCAGTGATGGCAACCTGCTTCGCGCCTCATCTGCTCTGTTCTCCCCATTTGCCTTCCCCGCTGGGTTACAGTCTTACTATGCTGCTCTTTTGTAGTTTTCTGATCCATTGATTATCTTACTCACCGCAGACTGGTTAGTTCCAAAATAGATAGCAAGTTCTGTCTGGGTGATTCCTCCGTATTCATAGAGTTCCCGAATCTGCTCAGCGACCTCTTCAGAAACGTTGAGGGTCTTATTATTCCTCAAACCCTTCTCAATATGGTCTTCTACGTTTTCCTTTGCTGTTCCAAGAAATAGGTGGTCAGGGTTAACACACCTCTTGTTATCACAAGAATGGCACACGAACATTCCATCAGGCATATCACCCTTGAAAAGCCCATATGAAGCGCGATGAGCCAATTGAGAACCGAAGTATCCATACCGATCTTTCTTGCGCTGCTTTATACTCTTCCAGTTCCAGCAGCCAGTCTCTGGGTCAATCGAAACTCTAGCGAGAAAACGTTCCTTCTCAATCATTCTATCACCGTCTGTTGTCGTTCTCGCATTGCTTCAATGACTCTTCTCCTACATTCAGGACAGAGCTGTCCGTTAATGAAGGCCATTTCCTTACCTACAATCTCCATGACCTTCTCCATAATGTCCCCTTCATCACCCTGAAGGGCAACGACAATCTTCTTATCTCTCAGCTGCTCGTAAGCAGCATTGACTGTCTTAACCGTAGACTCAAGAAGTCGGATGAAATAGTATTCCTTCTCCTTGGCATTCTGTCGAGGTCTACGTCCAGCTACCTCTACAGTGACACCACCCTCATCCTCATCTGCCTCTCCACCTTCAGCAGCCTTTGCCAGATCATCAGCCATCTTTCGGACGAACTGGGCCAGCTTGACTTTGCTGAGGGCGGCTTCGTGGACTAGTGTCAGGTCGCCAAACGCCTGATCGTAGAGGTCCATTTCATCTTCAGTAAGAGACTGCGAGTAGAGGCCATGCTCTACAGGACGACCAGGTGGTTTCCTAGTCCCATCATCCTCACGGATAGCGGTGCCAGCACCGTGGACGGAGCAAACTTCATAACCATCTCTAGCCACTCTTTGACACCTCTCTCCTGTAGCCTTACAGGTAGCAGTGCATTGGCGCGCTCTACCCTCTGCTATAGCCTTTTGTAGTGTATTTCCTGCATCATGGTTAGCCATCGTATTCCCTTATATACCAGAAGAGATGCAAAAGCAGAGAAAGGGCCGCTGGGATCGTTCAGCAGCCCTTTCTCCACCGCGTGCCTCTTGCACTTCACTCGGTCTTCTATATTACGAAGCTACTTGCTCAGGTTAAGAAGTCGCAACTTTATCTTGCTACAACTCTCACAGCGGAACTGCGGGTCTGGGTCATCCCTCCGATCATAACCGCTAGCAGGGTCATAGCGGAGTCGCTTCACTGGCCCGATCTTCCCACAACCATAGCAGACACCAACTCTCTTGATCTCCCACTCTTGATAGGCATGAACTCCAAAGATCACTCTGTCTACCCAAAAGAATATCAGGGCACCGATGAAGTTCGCTACAATTGTGCCCCAGAGGCCAGGACCAAGCCACCAGATGACAACCCATAGAGTCGGAGTAGACATCTGCCACCGTAGACAGTATAGTAAGTATTGCTTGAACAGTCTCATTACAGCCACCCTAAACTGTTTATATAGAAGTTGTGCATGCAACCAGTCATATGCTGGTTCAACGACACGACGGAAGAACAGGAGTTCGAGGAACAGAAAGATGTAGAGAGCGAGGTAGGCCAGAAGAAGCCTCCACATCTCACACCAGCGTCTCTAGCAACTCTATCTCGCCATTGAGATACTCAAGCAGCTTATCAGTTTCCTCTTTCCGTTTCTTGAGCTTAGCAAGTCGCTCCTTGCGATCTTGCATAGGCTCAATACAATTAGGACAGTAAGCCTGATCACAACTGCTATACTTCTCATGGCACTGAGGACATTCCCACTCTTGCCAGTTTGTTCCCTGGACATGGTCCAGATACTTACATGGCTGGTGGCCACTCTTCTTCAGCTCTTGCAGGTCCCATCCCATTTCTTATCTCCTCAGTTCTTAGGTTGATTGCGAAGCAGTAGACATCGTGGAACATATACTCTGGCCTAGTCTCCCACTGGAGAATCTCTTCCTCAGTAGCAAGACCAGAAGTCACAGCGACTGTGTGACAGCCAGCGTTCTTACCAGCCCCGATGTCCGATTCCATATCCCCGACCATGTAGCACTCGGAGAGGTCAAGGTCAAACTCCTGAGCAGCAGTCAGGAGGTTCCCAGGCTTTGGCTTCCGGCATTTACACATAGGGTCGTCATAGCCATGAGGGCAAGTATAGAACTTCTGAATCTTCGCATCAGGAGCAGCCTCCAGAAGTTCTGCGATGAGCTTATTGTGAATCTCCACCAAAGCTGATAACCCGAAGAAGCCCTTGGCAATTCCAGACTGGTTTGTTACCACGATGCAGATATAGCCCATCTCATTCAGGATACTGAGGGCTGGACCAGCGAAGTCGAACACCTTCAGATCATCTGCGCAGTTTACATAGCTGCCAAGTCTAGCCAGGTTGAGGACTCCGTCACGATCTAGGAAGACAGCTTTGTTCATCTATACACCGCCCAGTAAAGTTCTTGGTTATATTCGGGACGACCATACTGGTAAGACTCCAGAAGTTGCCACTCCCCAAGATACTCCTGGACTGTTTCAGGAGTCCACAGTTTATAGTGGCAAGCCGACAGGGTATGGTCGAAGTTCACCTGGAAGTAGAAGTTGCCACCAGGCTTGAGAACCCGCCGAATCTCAGCGAGCATCTTCTCAGGGTTAGGAGTGTGGTCGATGACGTTGACGCAGTAGACAAAGTTGAAGAAGTCGTCACCGAACATATACATGTTCTCCCCACTTCCTCGGATGTATCCAACCTTCAGCGTCGCAGTAGACTGTATCTCATCATACTCCTGCTGTAGAGGCTCGATGGCAGACATGGGGTCGATAGGCAGGGACTCGAAGATGGAGACTAAGCCAGGACCGACATCGAGTCCAGGTCCCTGCTCAGCAAGTAACCACTTTCCAAAGAACTCAGTATGGTGAGGGACAGCACCCTTGCGAGCTTCAACATAACCCTCAGCACCACCATACTTCTGAAAGTCTTGCTTCCAGTATTCTAGTTCCAGAGTTTCAATCTTATTCATATTCTCTCCGAGATCAGATAGACAATGAGTGCGAACACCGCAGTAGATGCACAGCTGATGAAGAACGGTTCTTGGCACTGCCTACAAGAATGTAGAATCCCCGCATATCTGAAGGCAAGTGCTAAAGCCCCAGTAGTTCCTGAGATGAGAACTGAGACAATAAACAAGCACGTCAGAAATGCTGATTTTCCCACTTAGTCCTCCAGCACACAGGCGAATGGGCCACCCTCTATTATAACTGAGCAGGCAAACGAACCAGAATAGTCAGCCAGGCTTTCCTGGTAGTCCCAGGGAGCCTCGTTTATCGGCTCAGTTTGGCTAGGCAGGGATTGGCCCCTATAAATGCCCCTCATAACGCTCACGTGCAGCGGCAGGCCAGTCATTGATCCAAAGGGCTTGAGCTGCTCACCGGAGCGAACACCCTCAAGCCCTGTTGGCATTGCAGTCGGTTCCAGACACCTACTCAGCTGCTGTAGTGGGCATTTTGCCATCTGGCCTAGACAGCTCATCTGGCCCCTCGATGATGCCAATTCCTTATACGCCGTGTGGAGATTATGAGAATATGTGGAGTTTGTGGAACCGTGTGGCGCGTGTGGAGCCACTGGATCCTCCGAGGGCGTGTGGAACTGTTTACTCTAAAATTGATGGTCGAGGGTGAAGACGGACGGATGTTGGATTCCGCAAGCGCGAATATGCCGGTAAAAATACCAGGGGGTAGCTTCGCGCAAGGTTCCCGCGAAAACAGGTAAATATACCAGTTCCGTTCCTTAGCTTCGTAAGGTATAATGTTAATGTCGGCGCGAAGTTAAGCCGAACACTCGCAAAGATACGAGGTAAGCTAAAATGGATTGCTTTACTAACTTGTTCCTTAGTATTATGGGTTTGGGTTTTGTAGCTTGCTACATCGCATACAGAGTTAAGCAGGTAAGCTAAGGTTTGGCACGATTCTTGCAGTAGACCTTAGTGGGAACGCAAAGGAAAGGAAGTGAGGAAAACAGGTAAAGATACTAGTTGACTAAGGGTAAGATTCGAGGTAAGATATAATCAGACGGGCACATTGACAATCGAATATCGGCGGAACCTTAGCAAGCCTTCGCGGGGAACGCATAGAAGAGTAAGCACTAAGGTCCGATTAGATAGAGGAAGGAAAGGTTAAACTTTCTTCACAAATCTTGAAAGGAGTTCATAGAATGAACACAGCACCTAAGTTTAACCTTTCCCTGTTAGTCAAGCAGGGAACGAAGGCCATCTACGAAGGCTTAGCCTTAATGGATGTTGTCTTCCCTAAACTTCCCGAAGGGAAGTTCACTATCGACTTCAAGCACGAGAATCTTCACGGTTTCGCCAAGATTCTTTGCTGGCTTCACTTCTCTTCTCCGCTTGTCGGCGCTAAGATTCTCACGAAGGCCGATTGGCGCGCTTGTGCTATCACGGGCGATAAGATTCCCGAAGTCGTAAGAATAGAGTTCACGACTAAGGCCGCCGCGATAAGCACGATCTATGCTTCGCTTATCGCCTGTATGGTTGCAGGGAATTGGAAGTCTTTCCCCGAAGATTCCCGCGCAGCTTTCGAGAAGTGGCTTGACTGCATGCACGCAAACGGCATTAACATGTTCTTCGACACCGGGAAGTTTTGCGGTGGAAGACTCATGCCGCTCAAGTCTCGCACAGTTAAGGTTAAGGCCGAACTGGTCGAAACCATAATGAGCGCGAAGAAGGAACTCTCCGGCACTAAGGGTAAGGAAACGGTCAAGGCTAAGGCCGAAACCAAACCCGCCGCGAAGAAGACGACTCGCAAGCCGAAGTCCGAAGTCAAGGCCGAAGCTAAGACCGAAGGCGAACCCGCCGCCTAACGACTAACCTTAACCTTTCCTTCCTCACTTAGAATCTAACCTAACGCAAACACGAAGGAGAACAAAACAATGTTAGAACGATGGGTAAGCATAGGATTAGTCGGTAGCAAAGGTAAGATATACCAGAAGTTTATCGACGACATAATGACTGCTGAGTTTGCCGAAGAATACGACAACGGCATGCTTTGCGAAGTAACCCCCGAAGGATGGGAAGCTATCTACTGGCAGGCCAGAGTTAAGAAGGCCGCGTAAGCTAAGGAACCCTCCCTAATCTTAATCGAAAGGTTAAGGTTAGGGAGGGCTTCAGCACAGGTAGGGTGTCCTCACAGCACTGAGGGCCAGGCCAACGGCCCAACAGTCCAGTCACAGGCACGCGCCCACTTCCTCAGCGCCCCAGGGCCTTCAACAATCCAGCCACAGGCACCTCTTCAACTCTGAGGGCCAGCCCATGGTGATATGGTGTCTGCGTGATAATCTCACAGCGCCGCCATGGTGATATGGGCCTCTGTCTATAATTTCAGCCCCAGGCTGTTGACTGCGTGATAGGGCACACCCGGTCTAATTCCAACCGCGCCTGTGATATGGGCGCCAACAACCCAACCACCCAAGGGTGCAGCACCGTGATATGATGTGATCGGAATAAAAATCAACAGGCCAGCACTGTGATAGGCCATTCATGAGATAAAATCAGCCCTGGCTGTTGCCTTGTGATTCTGCGCCACCCAACAGGGCAGGCAGCGCCCAGGGCAGCTTGACCCCATGGCCCACCGCTACCTACAGCCCTCCAGTATGAGGATAAACTGAATTCACGCCGCCTGCATCCCAAGGGTATAATCCCCCGTCCAGACCCCTTGAGGCCCTGCAATCGCGTGAATTCAGCGCCCCAGGGCTATCCAGGCCGTGTGGGATGGCCCAACCCGCCCAAGCCTGCTGGAGCTAACAGAGGTTGCTGGCGGCCGCCAAGACCCCTGCCCATGTTGGCTGCAGTGCAATGAAAAATTAGCAACTGTTTTCCTGCAGCGAATGGCTGGAGGCAGCAGACCCACTTGCAGCCCCTGTTTCTCTTCCAGGATATTATGGGTTGTCTCCGACGGTCGCCCAGGGCGCAGTGACCAAGCTACGACATCATCAATTGGACTGAGGGTAGAGCCTCCAGAAATCACCCCTCGCCCGATCTACCCTCTGCTGGGTGACTCGCTTTTCGTCAGTTCCCTTTGAAATCTCGGCAACCCTCCAGTTTGGACTGAGACGCCAGCAGCTTGTTCTTCCATACCTTAATGTTGATCTGTCTCTTCTTCCTTATTTATGACCATGCTACGACACCAACCACACCCACACCCCAGATGATCTTGACTGATTCTTAGTTTGCTTGCGTTTTCTCTTCCCCGTTTCCCCCGTAACAATCCCGCATGCAAGGCGACCAGTCATCTTTTTTCGAGCTTAGGGGATATAGGTGTGGCTTGCTTGGGGTGCGTTAGTATCAGCACCAGTTAGAATTGAGGTTATGGGGTTAGGTGGGGTGTGGAGTGGGTGGGGTTGAGCTCAGAACCAGTAAGGTGAGTGAAGAGATGGGCCAGAAAAGTGGAAGTTTGGGATTCGTGGAGGGAGTTGAAAAACCAAGAGATGTTCCCAGCAGGGCAAAAGATGAGCACGTCACGCGGTTGAACTGGGACTGGGGAGTCAGCGGGGGACCACGGCAGAATGCGCTTTGCACTGGAATCGGTTGAATAATCCCAGGTCGGGGTCGATGACCAGGCAGCGGGTTTGGAAATGCCCCAAAGAGTTCAATTGAGAAGACTATCCAGTCCAAATAGCTCTCGTTGAAGTTGGGAACAGACGCTGCCGGGGCCATTGACCAGGAAGCTATAAAGGTCACGCCTCTTTATACTCGGTTGAAAATAGGCCAGGAAAGGGCGAAAACGGGCGTTTTTATGGAGAAATAAAGAAAGTCAGGCGGTCGGTTGGAATAATTAAGGTTGCCCCTAGACTTTCTTCCTATAATACGCTATACTAGAGGTAAGCTAGACGCCTACCCGATAGGACGGGCAGCGAGGCCTGGGAAGCCGAACGCCGATCCAGTCTAGCGCGTTCCTTTATAAAGCGATAGAGTTCGATACCAGCCTCCCTAAAGTAGCAGACGAGTCTAGTCTAAGGCGCGGAGGTCAGAGAAGCCCGATACCCCCAGGGAAGGGAGTAGCTCCCTGACGTAACGTTAGTAAGGCGCGGGTAGCCGATAACCAGCTATAGCGTAGCGCAGTAAGACTCTAGTAGCGGCGGAGAGAACTAGCTCAGGGTAAGAGCGAACGAATCGTCATACAGAGTAGCGGTCAACGACGGAGTAAGCGTTAATCGCGTCCAGGATTAAACCTGGTCGGGAAGCCGAAGCGTAGAACCGTCTCAGTAGATTATCTTCTCCAGTTATCCTAGATTCAAGAAGCAACTGGGTAGACGAAGGGTCCACTGAGGCTTACCGCAAGTGCCGGAAGTGAGTAGTCCTTGGGTGAGTACAGTTCCGAATCCTGAAGAACTAACGCGATGAAATGAGCGGAGCTTAGTAAGGTGCGAAGTAGGAACTAGGAAAGGCAGGACAAGGGGCTTCATGAGCGGCTAGATAGAATGGAATTGATTAGGATACACCTAGTCACGTCGGGCTGAAGAGCAGCGCGATGACCCAACGAAGGCTGGAGAGGGTGAAATCGAAAGCTAGAGGCGAGCGGGTCTGCTGGGAGGCGACGTTAAGAAGAATCATCTGGAGAGATCATCAGTGGAGGGTAGAGCGATCTGCCCTCCACCGTTTCCCTTATCAAACAAAGCATAGCAGGAGGTAAGCCAATGGCTAAGGTTCCGATAGGCGCGAACGGCGAACCGATGAGGAAGCCGATTCCGCCAAGCAAGAGAGTCTGTCCCTATTCTATAACCCACCCAACTACCGGAAGGCTGGTTGGAGCATGCCACGAAGCGAAGATCATAGGCATCCTAACTAAGATGGAAGAGGATGAGGACATCGTAGACCTCATGAAGAGAGTGAGCAAGATCACCCTAGAGCTAGAGTGTAATTGCCCCGACTTCGGTGAGTGTAAACTTCAGGCGAAGTGCGACCAGCGTATTCGGGTGCTAAAGAACGATAGCGGCGAGGTTATAAGTAAGGAAGCGTTTCCAGTCAAGATTATCCCGACCAGCGAGTTCCCTACTCAGTGGGAGACTCAGCGAGCAATCCAGAAGCGAAGGAAGCTCAAGAAGAAAGACCCTGACTTTGTAGGCAAGGCAGCGAAGAAGAGAATCATGAGAGGGATTAAGAAGCCCAAGTCGATCAAGTTCAACGGCGAGAAAGTGTTAGTCAACTAGAGTCCTGGTATCTCCCCTGGTTACCTCACCCCTCCCAAAAGAGGCTAACCCAGAGGTCATGACCAGGGGAGGTATGAGGACTGTAGTTGGATTGGAAAGGAGAAATCAAATGGCAATTGATTTGAGCAACCTCCCTGAGCACATTCGGGGAGACATCGAGGAGTTCTGCGAAGAGAACAACCGAGAGGCTCCAAGGACAGTGGAAGAGGCTCTGGAGTTCTACCTTGGGTGGAACAGTATCTACGGGTATACCAGTCCCATTCTTACCTTGGTTGATACTCTCAGGAAGCAGGAGGGGTTCGATGCCTGAGAAGTTTGATGAGTGCCCCTTCGAGACTAACGATGTAGTCACCCTCCGGTCTATCATGAAGGCTGGAACTAAGGACTTCAAAGCCCAGATAAACTGGGTGGAAGACCGGGGTGAGTTCTGGTATTATGGGTATACCCCAGATGACCCGATGAACGGAGCTTGGGGATGCGCACGACAGTATAAGGACGAGACCACGAGGCAGTGGGGAACGTTCTTCGTTGAGAATCATGGGAAGAGGGCAAGGAAGACACTGCCCGACTTTCCCTGCTTGAAAGGGAACCCAGGATACGACCTGATGATGTAGGAGGGCACGATGACTTATGGGCGATTTGTTGTCCTCTACGCAGCTGGGACGAGGTTCCCTGATTGCCCGGCTAAGAGGGCATTGGTTGACGTTATCAAGCGCGAGTTCGGGACAACTGTCCCAGCAGTATTAGGAGTGAAGCTAAAGCAGATGAGGAGGAAGAAGAAGTGAGAGTGTTATTGAACTACTCAGAGAAACCCCATGCGGGGTTTGAGGGTTGGAAAGTGGTAGACAGCGGACTTACCCATCCAGCCGTCATCGCAGTAGAAAAGTCTGGTCTGCGGGCGCTCTTGATGAGCGAGTCTGTAGACTACAGTGCCTTCTTCTATGGCGAAGAGAAAGGCAATGAGGTTGAATATGACAACCTCGAAGCAGCTATCAAGTTCCAGACTGAAAGGTGTGAGACAGAACTTCTCACTGGAGTCTTCGATGGGAACAACGTCACGTTCGAGTCTACCTCGTGGCCTGAAAAGATATACCTTACTTACGACCGCGAGCGAGATGAGCTTACGCTTGATGACTACCACTGGAGGCTGATCAACCTTGATCGGAGATATGACCGGGGTGGTCCTGAGGCGTTCAACGCTTACGAGACTGGCCTTGAGTTCCCTGCGGTAGTCGGATTGAGCTTCTCTTCCATCGAGCCAAGGACAGTAACTCTTTGGCCGACAAGAGAAGACTATGAGCGTGACCCTGACCCCAGGAACTTCCTGAATACCTGTCAGTCTACAGAGTTCGGCCCTGTGGGAATCCCTCTCTTGATCGACGGCAAGCTCCAGATCAAGTTTATCGCTGACGAACACTTCCCTGGTGGAGAGGAAGTCTTCTCCGTCAGGTTCACCGACCCCACTTACGAATCCTGGAGACAGGAGGATTAGTGGTTGCTCGACCAAGGCCCTTGCATGAGGAGGGCATTGGTCGGTTAATCACCGAGAAAGGAGATCAATTGGCATGATCAGAACGTTTAGAATCAGTGAGTGCCCCTCCTGTGAGGGAGGGAAGAATGGCCTAGTCCAATGGGACCCCGAAACGGGCCAGGTCATTATTAACAACATGGAGCAAGCTGGGGAGTGGGAAGTGTCAGAGGACAATCCCCTGGTCTCTCGGTTCCATGGAGTCTGTGGGGCAGCTAATGAGGATGATGGGGAGACATGGTATTGCGAGGAACCCATCTGCCTCGAAGTAACCAGAGACGAGGAAGGCAAGATCATCAAGCTCGACCTGGAGTGCTTCCACGACGATATGGTCTACGTCGAATACTATGAGCTGGTAGATGAGGAGACAGTTCTCCTGGCTACAAGCAAGGACCACCCACTGCTCGTCTTCAAGGATGGTGGGATGGTAAGCGAACCGAACCCTGCTGGTATCAAGCATGACCAGGAGGCGAACTGATGTATTACGGATGTGTCCGAGACAAGAAGTGCGTAGTCAGGGATAAGCAAGTTGTCCTGCTCGATGAGCGGGGAACGAAGGCTGCCCTGTATAGCGAGAAGGGCACCAAGTGCCTCATCGAAGAGATGGAGTCCATCCGAGTCCATGGCCTTCGGGTCTGGGTAGGTAAGGACAGATGGTATTGGCTGAAGAGAGGAAAGTATCCCACCATTGAGGGTTACAATTCTCTCAAGGAAGCTGAGGACGGACTCAAGAGAAGAGTCGCAGGAATCAAGCGACCTCAGATGGAAGAGGGTTGGAGTGGAAAAGTCAGACCTCTCGAAGATGTCCCTTATGGGATGACTGCTCTCCGAGAAGGTCAGGAGTATGACGCAGAGTTCGCTCCTGAAGGCAAGTCTGGCTTCGTTGGCGGATTCCTGGTAGTCAAGGGGAATCCTGAAGTGAGCTTCCCCCTTGAGCGTTTCCCTTACATTGGGGAGAAGTTCGAGGTTGTAGATGAGGAAGCCTGAGAACCCAGTCTGCGACTTCTGTAACAAGCCGACTCCTGATGACCATGGAACGAGGACACATCTGGCTAAGCCATTTGTCCTAACTGTCATGGTCCAGGGTGCTATCGTTCCTATCAACTTTACCGAGGAATGGTTAGCTTGCCCTGAATGCGATCAGCTCATAAGGGCTGGGAAGAAGGGTGACCTGCTTGCGAGAGCACTTGAGGGAGCACCTTCTGACCCTGCCTCTGTTATCATTATCCAGGAACTCTTCTGGAAGAACAAGAAGGATTGAGATGGAGATCAAGCATACATTGATAGTAGATGGTGAGTCAGAGACTTACAAGCTCGATGACTACCCTGCTAGTATAGTCTTCAACAAATCGAGAAGAACATTCAAGGTTGAAGTTGAAGGCGAGATTCCGAACGCAGCAGCGTATGCTCTGGGAAACATTCTTGTATTCCTTGCTCTTGAGCATGGGAGGAAGATGTAAATGGGAGAGCCTATTGTTATCAGAGTATACAACGAGGAACTCAAGTGTCCTACCTGCGGTAACGGAGAGATGCACCCTGATGGGGATAAGCTCCTCATCCGAGGCTTCAAAGTAGACAACTGGAGCCAGTGTCTAGTCTGTGCTGGTTACTACGACAAGGACTTGAACGAGACACCTGAGAACTTCGACAAGTCAAAGGGGTGGTTCCCTCCACCCTGGGAGGCAAAGAAGGATGGGAAGTGATCACAAGTATAAAGTCAACGTCTACTTCAAAGACGATGGCGGGAAAGAACCGACTGAGTTCTATCCCATTGCGAATACTGCTCAGGAAGCAGAGTCCAAAGTCAGAGATGACTGTAAGCAAATGGGATGGACAGATATCCAGAGAGTCGAGGTGATCGAAGAATGAAGTTTGGCGTGTTCGAGTATATTGGCGACTATGCCATAGATCACCAACCTCTTTGGAACAAGAGGTTTGATACTCTTCAGGAAGCAGCTGGGGAGGCTGTCAAGCTCTACCAGCGAAGAATGACTGGCGACTTCGATGAGGGAATCGAAGCCAAGGTTTCCGATATATTTGCTGAGGGCAACGAATACCACATAGTTGTCCAGCAGTCTAACCCTAATGACGAAGATGCGTTCGATGACCCGCCTGTTTGGGGAATCGGATGTATTCCTAACCTACAGTAGAAAGGAGGTGAGACAGATGACGAAGACAGCGCAGAAGCAAGGTCTACAGATGAAGACTCAGGCCGAGGCCAAAGAACTGGCCAGCAAGCTTGAGTTGACCGGCGAGGTCGCAGACGGATTCCTTACAGTCCGCATCCCGATCAATACCTATAAGAATGATCGGGGCAGAACCATGCTGGGAAGTAGCTTTGGCGGTTTCGTCAAGGTGGCTGGGGCAGTCAGTTCCGATAGGGATGTGATCCTCAGCTTCACCGCTGTTCAGTCTGATCGTTAAGTCATGTCCAAGGAGGGCATAAAGTGGGAAAGCAGGATGGAAGGGAGTATTGCTTAGGATGCGGAAAGGATGTCGCAGCAGGAGTAATGACCTGTTTCGACTGCATCGCTAGTGTCGCTCCTGAATTCGCAGATAAGATACTACAAGGTGCCCAGTTCTACTACGATAGTATGAGAAAGTGGCACCGAGAGAACACTGGTAAAGTTCTTCCCGAAAGGGTATTCACTCGCAAATAACGGTTTGCTGGGTCATAACTGAATCTCCTTTCAAGTAGACCAAGCAGAGGGGTTGGTAATAGCCGACCGACCCCTCAACTTGCTCTATTCGAGAGCAAATCAACCAAGGAGGAATCCTGCGTATGGGTGATCGAGTCCTGTTAAGCATTATCATCGTCTTCTTGATCATAGCCATGGGCTGCGGTTTGGCCTTTGGTTTGATCGCATTACTACGAAAGGTCAGAAGAAAATGGAGAGAGAGAAAGACATCAACGAGTTCGTTCGTGAACATACGGTAACGTCAGAGAAAGAAGGAGTCAAGACTTTCAGGTTCTCCCCTGGAAATGGCTCCTCCTATGGAATCTTCACTTCCAAGATAGGAAATGGATTCCTGGTTGTTAACGACCTCAATGGCCGTTCTCACAAGTTCGAGGGGAATGGCCTTCTTACTGCCGGAGAGGTATCATCTGCGCTCTACACCATGGAAGACAAGTTCGACCCTGATGAGATTCAGATCATAACCTCTCTAATTGGATATGCTCTAGGACGGGAAACCACAATCAAGAGGTTCAACGGGACGCTGAAAGACATCGAGACTGCTCCGCCAGTCTTGGTGCCGACCTAATGAGGCAACTAATGAATAAAGCAGAGAAGCTGCAGCTCACGATAGCCCAGGCAGAAATCGTTGTCAGGCTACTCGCTGAAGGCAAGACAGTTTCCGAAGTTGCCGAGGCTTGCGACTTACCAGTAGACAAAGTCGAAGCAGTAAGCAAGAGGCTTGATAGGGCAGAAGCAAGAGGGGTTGATAAGAACCAAGTAGCTTCTATGCTATCTGTCCTAATCAAGAAGTTATAAGGTTTGCTAGTTGCGGGGCTTATCCGAGTGCCTTGGAGAGTTTGTTATGCAGGAATGCCACCTGTTCTCCTTTCGCTCTAGGGCACTCAAATAAGCCTCGCAACAACCCCGTTCGGTTCATAGGTTTTCCTAACTCGTTTGAACCATCGGGTTTCCTGCACCTATGAACCCTACCTGGAGGAACGACTAATGAAATGTCCGAACTGTCAATCAGAGAATGTGAAAGTTACAGACTCCCATCGGGAATGTCTTGAATGCCTTCACATATGGGAGAAGGAAGATGATGGGACAAAAGTCCAACGACGAGTCCCCAGAGTCTTCTGTCCCAACTGTCAAACCGAGATGGACCCCACAAGAAGAACGTGCTCAGAATGTGGGACTCCACTACAATGAGTAACATTATCATTATTCCCATTGAGAGACTCCTTGACGAAAAGAGGCTCGACAAATGGGTAGCCATCAATGCTTGGAACAGGGTCAAAGACCTTCATATATCCAAGAAGGAGAAGTGTAAATACGTTCGCCGGCATATTATGCTGGCGAGGGAAAGGAGAAAGAAAAATGGCAACACAGGGCGACATAAACAATGTGGACAGAGATGAAGCCAGAGCCTTCGCTGACCCGTTTACCTCTATGCTTGAGGAACGGAGAGAAGCTGGAGTCATCAAGACATTCTACATTGCCGGTTCCTACCGGAGAGGTATCCAGTATATCAATGACATGGATATCATTGTCGTAACTGAGCAGGCTGAGAGCGAGTGGGGAGCAATCCTCAAGAATCTCAGTTCTTTCGATGGCGTTAAGAGGGTGGCTAGTATTGGAGACAAGAAAGCTACCGTCATTCTTGACTGCGGCCTTCAGGTCGATCTTCTCATGGCTAAGCCTGAGGAGGAAGGCACCATGCTCCTCTACTTCACAGGTTCCCCGTTCTTCAATATCGCTCTCAGGAGTAAGGCGAAGAAACTGGGCCTGAAGCTCAATGAGAGAGGGCTTTATGACGAGGCAGACCAGCTTTGCATTAGTGCCAATACAGAATCGGTCGTGCTGGCTCGGCTGGGGCTGGAGTATATACCGGCTAGTGAGCGGTCGGTCGATCACTCTGATTGGTCCACAGCGAATAGGCTGTTCGCTCGTTACAAACTCAAGGAATAGTTGAGGAAAGGAGGAACCTATGCCAGAACTTGTCAACGTTCAAGACATACCCCGCCAGAAAGTAGAGTCTTCAAATGTGGCGGAAGTTGGCTACGATGCTGACTCCGAGACATTGGTAGTGCTCTTCCACAACGGTGGGATGTATGCCTATGACGGCGTTCCTGCTACCACCTTCGATCAGATGGTTGGAGCAGAAAGCGTCGGCAAGTTCTTCAACACGAATGTGAAGGGGAAGTATGACTTCAGAAAGGTATCCTGAGCATGACGTTGTTGGAGACACAAGCAATCAAGGAAGTAGGGGCCAAGTGTCCTGACTGCTCCGAACCAGAAGTCAAAGCCCAAGTCCACTCCCTCTATGACAGTATTTTTGCCCAGATTAAGGACTCAGAACGAGTCATGTCTAACGACGATAGGGACAAGCTGATCATCGAGGAAATGGAATCTCAGGCAATGACAACTGAGGAGTATCCAGACACTTACAAGTGGCTCAAGGAGTGCTTCTTAGGAAGAACTCTGTAGACAAGGTAGGTGGTGTCATTGGACATTGCGGAAATCCTCGAAGACATCGAGGGCAGCAATGGTCAGATCAAGATATCACCGAAGGTCTTCATCCAGATTGAGGTGTTTTGGCCAAAAGATGAGCATGGTAAACCAGTCTCTGACGAGCAGATGTTTCCTATCATCAGGAAGAAGCATCTCAAGAAGATGATACCGATTGGTTATGTCAATGCGGCCAATGGCTTTGCAGCCGTTGCTTCTTGCCCAGGGTATTGGATAATCGTTAAAGACGGTTGCCGACTCTGGAAGATCAAGATGGGCAAAACCGTAGATGAGTTCGACAAGAACCTGGAGAAAATCAAAGAATGGAAGGGTGCCACCCAGATATTCCTCTAATTCTGGATTATTTGAAAGGTCAATCGGGCTTTCTGGTGATGCTTTAGAGCAGCGTATATAGCTATGAAGCCAAAGGTCGAGCCACGAGAGTGGCATTCGGGAGATGCTATGCTACCCAGCAAATCTCCGATCAAACCCAAAGAGTGCCTAGATGGCACAAGCTTCAAAATCACTAGAACAGGAGACATTCTAATGCAAGTAAGTATTGATCTGAATGGCGAACGGAAGTATGATGGCGGTTACGACATAATCGCCATGGCAGCCGCTCTTGGTTGCACTGTCGAGAAGTGCGAGAACGTGACTGGCGAGATCGCAGTTACCGTCGAAGCCCGCGAGAACGAGCACGTTGCCGCAGCGAAGATGATGAACTACGGTCACGTGGCCATGCTGGAGAAGCAGGGCGTGAAGACGGACATCGACTTCGCCGCGATGCGCAAGCAGCTCATTGAGAAGCCTGCAGAGGTCAAGGGACCGTGGCAGTTGGTCTTCACCGACTCTGACTCCGCTCTGTTCTTCATCTCCGCCATCCGCCACACCGACCTTTTGAACCAGCCGAAGTGGCAGGTTTGGATGCTGCCGGACGAGGTCAAGGAAGGCGAAGAGAGCCACGACAAGGACCAGTTCGTGAAGCACTGGTTCAGCCGCATCGCTCGCAACTATCTCGCTCAGTTGACCGGAACCAGCCCGGACTCCGATGCCTGCAAGGTTCTGGAGGCCATTCGCCAGAGAATCGGCAAATCGCTGGATATCATCAAGACCAGCCGGACCCGCATCTCTGACGAGACCAAGCGCGAGCGCATGATCGAGAAGATCAAGGACGAGGACAAGACCCTGGTCCCTGAGGCGTTCGAGCAGTTGAAGAGTGGCGAGATCGACATCAAGGCGTTCCGCGCCGCTGTTCGGGATAAGAAGAAGGAAACCGCTGCTGCCGAGCGCGCTGCGAAGAAGGCAGCTTCCGGTAAGGCCAGCAAGAGCGGTGGAGCCGCAACCAAGAAGCTCGATGAGGCTTCCCAGGATAAGATCGCCAAGGCCCAGGCTGAGATCGCTGCGAAGCGACAGGCCAAGGAAGGTGGCGAGGCTGCTGCTCCGGCAACCGAGGGCTAGTTCCTCTCGTTCCGTCCGATTGGAAAGGGCTGTAACCGCTGAATTCACGCGATTGCAGCCCTTTCATACTATAGGGTTAGCTTCGATAGCCTACCCGCATACCTCTAGTGGATCCAGGAGTTAAGACTATGGCAAGGGCTGTATTTGTAGACAAAAGAGACATGCCACAGAAGCTCTATCCATTCCAGTTCAGAGTGACAGGAACATTTGTCCGAACTATGAATGGAGAAGAGGTTCCTATGGAACTCCACGTCGAGTTGACGAATCAAGAAGCAAGACAAGCCCAAGCCCACTCTCATCTCCAGCAGACTCTACTGGCGGTAGTTCGGGATGAAGTGCTTGTCGCAGTTAACAGAGCATTCTCTGCGGAAAGAATCCCGCAAAAGATCATAGACCAGATCGACGGCAAAGAACCTTGCGTTGATCCACCTCAAAAGGAGTAAAGCAATGTCGAATGTTGACGACATCATCAAGCGTATGAAGCTTGATAAGAAGAACTTCAGCAACCACGTTGTTGAGTTCTCTGGAATTGAGTTCCTCCGGTCCAGCGGAGTTCCCCGAATCAAGTTCACTGAGAAGACACCCATCGGCCCTGAATCCCGCATCTTCCTTCTTTCCCCTGAAGCCTACGCAGGCATCTGCTGCTACGCTAATCAGCACCTCGGAGCCAGCTTGGTCTCTGAGATTCCTGACGACTCCGTAGCAGAGCTGCTTATGAACAGCTTCCTCGCCGGGGATGAGGGACAGATACAGATCATCACTGGGACGGACAAGGACACGAAGGAACCTGTCATCACTTCGCTCGTGAGTCCTGACATCACAGTCCTTCCTGACTTGGACGTCTACGACGCCTGTATCAGCTTGGCCGAGGTCACTGGGACGAGACTGGATTCCTTCATCGAAGTGTCCACCGGGCACATCATGAGGTTCCTAACTGACAGAGAAGAGGATGTTCGCCCTGGCGTTGGCGACATCATAACCTCTGGCTTCGAGGTCTTCAACTCTCCGAAGGGTCATGCCCCTGGGTATGTCTCTTCCTTCATCAAGAGGCTGGTATGCACGAACGGCATGACCAGGAACGAGAGCAAGATAACCGCGAGGATGGTGACCAAAGACAAGGACACAATCCTGAACGGTATCCGCGATGGCATCCTGGTGGCTGTCGGCAAGTTCGAGGAAGACCTGGCGAACATCATGACCCTCGTTGGGCAGGAAGTCACTGCTCCTGAAGACATGATCAGAAGCATAGGTCAGGAGTGGGGTCTTCCCAAGAGAGATGTGGACGGCGCTATCGGCATGCTCTCTGAGGAACCAGACATCAGCGGTTCGATGTGGGGCGTTCTCAACGCCATGACCCGCTGGGCGAACAACTCTGCGCTTCCCTGGGATTCCAGGTATAAGCTGCAGAGGACAGCTTTCGACCTGGTTGACCGGGGAGTCGAAAGGTGCGATAGCTGCGGTTCGCTCCATGTCAGCGAAACCCACGCTCACTAAATGGTAGGGGTCCAGTCAGAATGCGCTTGGCTGGACCCTCACCTACATCTAGGAGGAGCGATGGTAGATTGGGATTTGATTGGCCAGGTTGGACCAGGAATACCTGGTGAGGAAGATGATGGCCCTTCCTACTACCCAAGGCGACCGAGACGCAAACAGTTCACTCGCCACTATCATCTTGATGTTGACCCAGGGGACACCGACCTCAATGAAGTAGAGAAGAAGATGTCCAAGGAAAACAGGAGAAGGCGGATGAACGACACCTGGCTTGGAGATGAGCCAGATGAAGACTTTGAGAATGAACCAGACACTGCTTGGATATTCCCAGAAGGGACATCCTGCTTTGACTAGGAGGGAAGATGGACACACACGGACTCCATCAGCATATGGGAACCTTCCAGCGGCGAGTTGAGAAAGCCATCTTCAGCAATGGTCACTCGAATAGTGAGGATGGCCCTTTCATTGTCGATGGGAAACTGTCACTCGCATATACTTGTGACAAGTGCGACAAAGATGTAAGAACTATCATCGACTTCCGAACTGACCAGGTCACGCAGGAAGGAGATGCAGACACTACCCCATGTGGGTAGACCTAATGAGGAAAGGAGTAATCAAATGGCAACTAGAGAAATGGTTGCAAGCTCTAAGTTACTCCAGAGAGTCATAATCTCCCAGAACGGAGACATGATGACTGGAATACGAGAGCTTCTCCAGAATGCGGTGGACTCCTACCATGGATTTGAGTCTACCGAGGAAAGGCGCATCGAGTTCAACTTCACCGACAGGGACAACATAACTGGCTTCTACCAGACTATGACCTGCCGGGATTATGGAAAGACTCTCGGTGCGACAGAAGAGGAAGTATTCTCCAACTTCTTCATCTTCGGTGAATCAGATAAGACTGCCGAAGAAGTTGGTGAGTTCGGGATAGGTCGTGGTCAAACAATGGCGATGATCTACAATCCAGATACTTACCAGCTCGAAGGTGAGCACACTATCCGCTCTGGAAACTTCGTTATCAAGAACATCAACATCGAGAGACTGACAGCAGACATCGAAGAGTCTGAGGAGCGAGTCGATGGAACAGTGTGGGTGATGTTCTCCATGGTTCCGAAGTTCGATGTTGATGAGATAGGGAAGTTCATCAGAGACAAGTATCGGGGAGCAATTCCTGTATACATTGGCGATGAGCAAGTCTCGAAGACAATGGAGACAAAATCCTCGAAAGAGGGTGACTTCCATGCCACGCCAGCTGCTGATATCTGGTTCGACTACAACAAGGACTACTCGACAGGTTTCAGCGTATATGACCGTGGCTTCTACGTCTGCGAGAAGTATCCCATATCCGGCTGGGGAGGAACTATCGTGACGAGAGAAGCTCTCAAGTTGAACTTCGCTCGTAATGAGATATTCGACACTGAAACCTGGAGAAGAGTTCAGGACTTCATCCGCAGAGCTATCCTGGCCAAGATACGAGATGAAGACTTCAGTGAGTGCTGCCGAGAGAAGAAGCGTGGTCTTGCCTACCTCTATGTGAAGAGCGTAGATGACAGGAACGCTCTCAAGGACTTCCCGATGGTAGAGTTGGCCAATGGGAAGTGGATTACACCTACCCAGCTTCTCGCAGCTGGTGAAGTATATGTGGCGAGTAAGGGGAGTGTTATCGCCATAGAGGGAATTGAGCGAGGAAAGACTGTCCTCAGCAAAGAGAGTCCGTTCGTTGAGTTCATCAAAGCGATGAGTGTTGAGGTCATCGACTTCTCTGACTCTTCCCTCGCTGCTGAGATAGCGCGAAACAAATTCAGCGATGCGCTTCAGAACTCGAAAGAGCATGAAGTGCTAGAACTGCTGAACAGGATATTCGTTGTCCCTGGAATCACCTTCAGGGAGATTCGTCTTGGAGTCTACACCGACCCGAAGCTGAAGGCGTGGACCCAGCCTGAAGAGAACGTCATCTACGTTAACAGGACAACTCTGAAGGAATGGACGAAAGGTGTGCCTAACAGCAGGGTTCCGCTGAGGGCCATACCACAGCTTGCTCATCAGTATGCCCATAGCTCAGACAACCGGGAGCTTGATGACCATGGCTATGGATTCTGTGACCGAGAGGCTCAGATGTTCATAGAACTCATCAGGGTATATGATGAGTATCTCGACCAGTCCAAGTTTACCAAGCCATACTCTCCGCACCAGAGGCTTCTGCTTGCCTCTATCGAGGAGCACATGGACAAGAACGGGGTGACCACTCCTCAGATCATAATGACTGATGAGATCATCCGAACCATCCTTGAGGCAGGAGGTGATCCGCAGGCAGTATATAGCGCGTTGATGGTGTCCCTCGCAGAACACAAGTTCGTAGACGAGGAGATGCTTGACCAGGAAGGGACAATCAAGATCAAAAGGAAGGACTTACTGTTCAATGAAGATAGATATAACTTTGCCGAATGAGATGGGTGGAATGGTTCCGAGCGAAGAAATGCTCAAGAACCCTGTCCGCCCAGAGAACTCATATGAGCCACCAAGTGGTGAGGAAATCCTCAAGACATGGGAGCCAGAGAATATTCAGTTCCAGTTCCACGATGAGGACAATCTTCCATACATGACCTTCACGAAGGATGGTATGCACGCTATCCTTCACCGCCCGCTTGATGGGATAGAATATCACGCAGCGATGGTCTATCACGAGAGCCAGGGCTTCATCTATATCTGCGATTGTTACTCAGACGCAGATGCTGTAAGGATCAGCTTTATCGGTGGCCTAATCGCCTTCTCTCCGTTCCTACTAGAGAAGGCGGGAACCGCTTAATAGGCCGTGAATTCACGCGATTGCACGCGGTTTGCACCGTTCCTCGACTTCTTACCCGTTCCGATATAGACGGGTAAGGATTCGATAGAATCAGAGAGGGAAGAATGACCGAAGAACAAATGATTGCCTGGATCGACAATGCTTCTTACTACGATCTGCTCAGAAAATGGCGTTTTGCCAAAGCTGGCGACCCTTACTTCCAGGGAGAAGTTGGAACCCACTACACCGAAGTTATGGCAGCCAAGAAGAAAGAGATCGGAGATGAGGAGCACTCCAGGATAAGCAAGGAGATTGGGTGGAACCGATGAGTCAAAGAATAATGTCTCCTGGCCAGCATCTGTTGACCCTGCGGATTCAAAGAGAGATCATCGCAAAAGGTTCCAAGCTGTGGTGGGACGACGATACAACTATCGGGAACAAGCACACAGAATGTAGCTGGGGCCTCTGTTCCTGTAACAAGCTGATCTACCCCCTGGAAGAGATGCACATCTGGCCAGGTCAGTTTACAGAGCATGGTCGAGTAGCTCCAATAGATCGTGGTCCTGATCAGAAGTGCCCATTCGACAATGGAGTGACACCGAAGGGGTTCATCTCGTGTGGATGCTTCTACAGATGCATGATCTTCCAGAGCAAGAAGAAGGGTCTAAATAGGATGTCCAGGGAGAAAGCTCTTGAACTCTATGACGAAGAGATCAAGAAGATTGAGGTCATTCTCACTGGAGAGAAAGATGGAGTCAAAGAGGTCGATATATACTGTATTGGACCCTTGAGCTGCTCTGTCTGTTCCTCCCTCTCTCCTGAAGAGACTATTAAGAGAGTGAACGAATTGCACCCTTCAGGGACTACTAATGGCTGGGTTATCTCTGACCAGGATAAGTTCGCTTCTGGCGAGCCTCACCCTTGCCCTTGTCAGGATCACCCTGATACCCACAAACATTACTACTTGGAGTTCTAACATGAAAGTAAGAGAACTGAGAGGGCTTCTATTTGAAGCCAAAGATCAAGATGCAGAAGTCATGATCTCATCAGAGCCTCTTGGGCATTACAATGATCTATCACTTATTGATAGTGCAAGTGTCATGTCCGAAGGCGATGACCCAGATCACTCAGAATGTAGTGGATTTGTCATCTTCGTTGGAGAGACAGTCCCAAGAACAAAGAACTGGCCAGAGGAATCAAAATGAGCAAGGACAAGGAAGTTGTTATCAACGTATCATCAACATTTGGTGCTGTAAAGCACCAGCCTCTTGTAAAGTTGTCAATAGATAAACACGAAGTCTTAATGCCAGCTGCCAAGGCACAAGAGATCGGTATGAAGATGATACATGGAGCAGAAGCTGCTATGATGGATTCGTTCTTTTTCCAATATCTTAGGAACCAGCTTGATGTTCCAGAAGAAAGAGTTGCATTCATTATTCGAGACTACCGACAATTCAGGGAGGAACATCGGTTTGAGATGAGATATCTCACTGATGAGCAAGGAGAGCCAAAGCCGGAGGTATAAATGGCTAAACAAGCCCTTTGGGGAAGGTGTAACAGATGTAATGCCCCATTAAGAGAGCACCCATATGATGATGGTCACAGATGCCCTTCTGGATGCGATTGCCCAGATATAGTAGGTAGCTTTGAGTATGACGGCTACGTTGTCAAGTTCTCTTATCGCCAGAGAATAATAACTCAAATATGGAAAGGTGATAAGAGAGTCCGCGTCCCAAGACCTATCTTTGAGAACATCTTTGATGAACTCAAGAGACTCTGTGGAAAAGAGCGGAAGACAAAGACAGGCCCATTCTGGGGTCCAGGAGGTCCATGCAATGATAACCCTGTTTAGGAATCTGTGGAATCGTTTTCTCTGTAAATACTCTCCACACTCTTTTGATACAGAAGCCTGGGGAAATGAGAACAGAGGTGGAGTCATAAGAACTTGCTCTCGTTGTGGATACTGGGTTAAGATTGAAGAATACAATCGTTGGAATCACCCAGAGAATGCAAGAGTCATAGAGTCTGGATACACTGATGCTAAGCAGCCTCATAGCGTAGGTGACAGACCTCTCGTATGAAGTATAAGTATAGGATGGATGCTAAAGACCGATTCTTCTCAAAAGTAGATATGTCAGGTGATTGCTGGCTTTGGAAAGGAACCAGAAGTGGAGGTGGTTATGGGAACTTCTGGATCAATGGAAAGTTAGTTAGAGCACACAGATGGTCATATAAGTTCTTCTTTGGAGAATTAAGAGATGAAGACTGTGTGCTACATTCTTGTGACAACCCTCTATGTGTAAATCCTTCTCATCTATTTATTGGATCAAGAGCAGATAATGTAAGAGATATGATCTCAAAAGGGAGAGATCATTTTCCTGGCGCACCTGCTGGAGAGGGCCATCCATTTTCAGTCCTATCTGACTTAGAAGTTTTAGAGATGCGAAAGTTGAGAAGCACAGACAATCTGAGCTATCAAGAATTAGCAGACTTGTTTGGTGTATCAAAACCAACTGTTCAAGCAATAATAAAGGGCTTTACCTGGAAACATCTCCTGTGAGATTATCCTTGGCAAACCGTCTCGACTAGCGTATTATAAGGAAGGAGATACCTATGGAACTGCTACAAACTGAGGATGGCCTTGATCTGATTATACCGATGAAGGCTGTCGGCACCACGAAAGAAAGGCTCAAAGAGATCATCGCTTCCGCACTATGGACATGCGACTTCAAGCTTGATGGTCACTTCTTTGTGTCCTACATAAACTACAAACCCATAGATGACTTTAGAACCAGATTCTTCAGCCGGAACGTATCAGTTGAGACTGGTTACTTCTCTGAGAGGACTCCTCACCTCAAAGACTTGGTCAGGCAAGCTGATAAAAAGTTTGCTGACTATGGACCGATGATCATAACTGGGGAGGTTGTCCACTTCCTCGGTAAAGATACAGTTACCAGCGTTGTCGGCGGTAGTCCTGAGCACGCATGGAAAAGACAAGAAGAGCTTGGGAGACCAGTTTTCTGCCCATTTGATCTTCTGGCTTATGACGGCGAGTGGCTAGGAAACTGCCCTCTTGAGAGCAGGAAGAGTCTGCTGAGGGCCATATGCGAAGATGCCGGGGCCGATATGGTAACAGATAAAGTCCAGTTCGAGAACCCCATTGACGATTGCCTCTGGAGACTTACCCCGACTCTTGAGCTCATGCAGGAATGCTTCTACGGATGTGAGAAGAGCGAGTTCACCAAACACGATATGTGGAACTACGCTCTGGAGCATGGGTTTGAAGGTCTTGTCCACAAGCGCCTTGCCTCCCTCTATGTCCCTGGCTACATATCGAATGACACAGTCAGGATTAGAGGTTCCAAAGATTGGATCAAGCAGAAGAAGAAGCGGGAGTTTGATGTAGTCATCCTCCGGTTTACCGATGCTAGATTCGGCAGGACAGGACAGTTCGAGGGCATGGTTGGCGCTGTCGTCTTCGGGCAATACAAGAATGGCGAACTGGTTGAGATAGGCCAGGCATCAGGATTCGACGTTGCTACTAGGCAGGATATGACTGATCATCCAGAGAAGTATATCGGCAAGGTGGCAGTAGTAGAAGCTCAAGAAAGAAGTTCCGCAAGAGATAGACTGCGCCACGCACAATACAAGGGTCTTCGAGACGACAAGAGGCCAGAAGAGTGCGTGTATGACGAGAACGAAGCATAATCGGAGGCTGAAATGCCGTTAGTCGAAGAAGTCAAGAAGGTTCTAGCAGTTCAGGGAGAGGATGTTGATAACCTCCACCCAAAGACTGTTAAGTTCATAGAGGATTGTGAGAAGTCAGCGACCATCCTTTATATGCAGAATGGTGGAATCGCCAGTAGACAGGTAAAGGCTGTGGTCGCTGCTTCCGCAAGCCAGTTTGATAGCCTCTTCAGAGAAGTTGAGGAGATCAAGAAAGAAGTCCACGGAATACGTGAATCAATAAGAGAGGAATAGCGAATGTTCAATGGCTTTTATGACATCGATGCCAGAGATGGTAAAGATGTCAAGTTCGTTGATCCTGACTACGACCGTAGCTTGATGCCCCTCATCATGCAGTCACGTTGGGAGTTAACAGACTTCATCGCTCGCTATATCAAAGCCCAGCCCCAGACCGTTCTTGAGATCGGGGTTGCGCACGGCGGGACGATGATCGAATGGCTCAAATATGCTGCTCCGAACTCTACAATAGTTGGTATCGAGTATACAGCAAGAAGAGTGGAGCAGAACTTTGAATACTGGAAGTCCTTCAAGCACGAGGATACCCAATTCAGAGTCTTCACTGGCCGCTCCCAGAAACCAGAGATAGTTGAGGAAGTCTGCGGGATATTCAAAGACGGACTCGACTGGCTGTTCATCGATGGTATGCACCATTACGATACAGCTAAACAGGACTTCGAGAACTATGGCCCTCTGGTTAAGCCAGGAGGCATTATTGCTCTCCATGATATCTATCGTGAGTTCGATCAGGGGAGCGATGAGACTGTGACTGAACTATGGGAAGAGATTCGGCACGCTGGTTATATGACCAGAGAGCTGAGGAGCTTCCGAGGTCAGGACAACCGAGGTATCGGAATCGTATATGTTGAGGAACAATAGAAAGGAGTAAACCCGTGCCTATCAACAAAGACCTAACCGAAGAACAATTGGCTGCTATTGCCCAGTTCTTCGAGGGTCGAACCAGTATGCCTGAAGAGGAAACACTGGCGTTCATCGAAGAGAATGAACTTCCCTGGAATAACGTCGCTGCCTTCAGGATGTGGGCCAAGGACAACGACTACTTCACTCCTGGTGGAAACACCGGCGGTGGTGGAGGAACCAAGTCCAGGTCTACTGGTCCTTCCCTCCGAGGAATCAACAAGTTCAGCGTCGAAACGTCAGCGATGGCAACTGCGAAGCTGCTACTTGAGGACCCAGCAAAAGCTATATCTGGTGCGATCTCTCAGTTGGAGGAAGAGGTCAAGCAGATCGAGCTTGAGGCTGAGCAGCAAATCTCTACTATCAAGGCGGCTGCTGAGGAGCAGGTAAAGTCTCGTCAAGAGGCCATCGACCAGCTTCGTGAGCAGCTTCCGAAGCGATAATGGAGATAAGGAAGGCAACAGACCTTGAGCTTCTTCCTCCAGAACTCAAGGCAAAGATCAAGGAAGTCTGCGGGAACCAAGACCCGTCAGATGAGAAGCTCATAGCTCTTGCGAAAGAGTTGGGCATTGACTCTCTGTTCCCTGAAGGTCGTGTTGCGGATATATTCCGCATATGGCTCAAAGCCACTGGCTTCATCAAGGCCAAGGGCACTGAGGACAACGAGGTGGCTATCATCTCTTGGATCGACATGGAGGCAAAGAGCTTCCTTGATGGAAACCCCAATGAGAACTTCAAAGGGGAAGAGATCAAGAACATGTTGGCTCACAGAGTGGCTATCATCTCCGATATGTTCCTCAAGTCAAACGAGCTTCTGGAGCAGGTTACGGCCAAGCTCAATGAGCAGCCTGCAGATTGACGGGCTTACCCTAACGACTGATGGTGAAGAGGTGGGAGGCTCTATTTGGGGCCTCCCACCATGTAGTATAAAGATATATGGAAACATATATCAAACCTAGTCTACTAGATAGACGAGACTATAAATCCATAAAAGAAAGATTCATGGACAAAGTCGAAATCTGTAAAGACACTGGTTGTTGGGAATGGATAGGAAAGACAACCGAGCGAGGATATGGTCATTTCAAACTAGATGGAAAGATGCAACGAGCGAATATTGTCTCTTGGAGACTATTCAAAGGGAGTATCGAATCTGGGTTTGATGTTTGCCACAATTGTCCTTGTGGAGACAATCCTTCCTGTGTAAATCCTAATCACCTTTATCTTGATACTAGGGCTAATCATCTTCGAGAGTCCTATGGAAAAGGGCAGAGAGACATGGCGAGAATCGCCAATGCAGAAAGACTGTTCAGTCTATATGAATCTCAGAAGATAAGTGTTGAAGAGGTGAAGGCAATCATAGCTCTACATTCCTCGAATCTGTTTACAGAAGAGGAGATTGCTGAGTGGATCAATGAACAACGAACTTGAAATAGAGGGAATATCACTAACAGAAGAAGGCAGAGAAGCTCTAAACACAGTCAAAGGCATATTCCCTGAGTCTTGTGCTGATGAGCTTTATTCGATTCTTGTAGGTCTAGTCAAGGCAGACCCGACTCTGGATTATATCCGAATTGAGAAAGGTGGGCCGTCAGCGTTAGTGCGATGCTATTGTAAGCGTTGCGAAAAAGATCATTATATGACCCTTGGATGGCTAGGTCATGTTCAGTGGATTAAGACAGGACTTTGCCCCCTCTGCGTCAGGATGGTGGAGGCTGGAAAGTGAAAGCAGCACTCATATACATATCGCTAGGTTTGACGGTCATCATCAAACTACTGGCGATACTCATTATGATACGGGTAGTATCCCTACTCAAGAGAGTCAGGTCTGTGGCAAATCAGATTCTTGCTAATGACATGGCGATGAAACAGAGTCTTCCTCGAATCATAGCCAAGTCTATAGTAAGAACTGTCGCCATCATGAACTCTAAAGATGACGATGCCAAAGCAAAACTCCGCGAGATGATCTCGGAGGAATAATCATGATACGATTCGACATAGCAGACACTGGAGTTGCCTCTCTTGAAGTAACAGGGAGACATTTCTATCGTGTCCAAAGAGAGTTGAGCGGGAAGCAGCTCTACTATGGTGCCTTCTATGGAAAGAAGAGCAACAAGTGGTTTATGTCCTACCACAACTTCCCGCGAGTCAAGGAGTATGTTCGTGGACTCGATGACCAGAAGTGTATGAGTCCAGAGTTCAAGGAGGTTATAGATGCCTACCTTGGTCAGCAAGAGATAATCCAGAGAATTAAGGATGGGGAACCTGCTCCAGAGATCATAGTCCAGAACTTGAACTATGAGCTTCGACCTTATCAGGTTATAGGTGCTGCCTTCCTCCGACTTGTAGAACGAGGTCTACTGGCTGATGACATGGGCCTCGGAAAGACTCCTCAGACTATCTCTGCTGCTCTATCCTTGGTTATGGAAAAGGGCATAAGTCAGATACTCATCATCTGTCCTTCCTCTCTAAAGTATCAGTGGAAGTCAGAGATCAAGAAGTTCGCTCCTGGTTGCTATGGAGATGAGGCAGTTGTAATTGAGGGTGTCCAAGCTACGAGAAGGCAGCTCTATGGCAGCAAACTTTTCAGCATTGTGAACTATGAGCTTATCAGGAATGACCTGGAGTTCCTCCGAGATATGAACTGGGACTTGATAGTTCTGGATGAAGCTCAGAGGATTAAGTCCAGAGGCAGATTCAAGACTGATGAGAAGTCAGGTGAGCGAGTAGCGACTGGCTGTAAGACAACTGCTGCTATCAAAGAGCTTGACTCAAGATATAGGTTTGCCATTACAGGAACTCCGATTGAGAATAGCATCGTAGATATGTTCTCGATTCTTGAGTTCCTAGACCCCATGATCTTCGGTTCGATTGCCAGCTTCAAGAAGAGGTATATCAAGGAGACTCCCTGGGGTGCTCAAACTGGGACTAACAAAAGCGATGAGCTGAGACGCAAACTAGCACCTGTAGTTCTCAGGAGGGAGAAGCAGTATGTTCTTACAGAGCTTCCTCCATATACAGAGAACGAGGAACCCTGCGAACTTATTGGAGGGCAGAAGAAGCTGTATGAAGCTATCGAGAATGAGACGCTCGAAGCTCTTGATGCTATTGCCAATAAGCAAGGGAAGGATGCTCAGCAAGCAAAGTTTGAAGTCATCGCTAAGTTGATCTATCTCCGAGAGGTCTGCGATTCTCCAGAGCTAGTAGATGAGAGTGTAAAGGAATCTGGAAAGCTCTCCTCAATGCTATCTCTTATGGAAGACCTGCCAGGAAAGATACTGATCTTCAGCCAGTTTGAGAGAATGACAAGAATCCTGGAACGAGAGATCGAAGCCAGGTTCGGAGATGCGTTGACTCCTTTCAGACTTCATGGAGGAGTTGATGCTAGGACTAGAGATGAGGTAAAGGACATCTTCAACCTCATTGATAGACCAGTAGTTCTGATAACCACAGACTGCTCGAAGTATGGAGTTAATCTCCAGGCAGCGAGGTGGGTATTCAACTATGACCTTCCATATAATCCTGCGGTTATCGCCCAGAGAATCGGACGTGCCCACAGAGATGGTATGGATGAGGTAGAGCGATTAGTTGATGACCAAAACGTTAGCGTCATTAACTTCTGCGTGGCTCATTCTATCGAAGATCGAGTCAAGAAGATCATAGAGGTAAAGAGAATGATCTTCAACGACATTATGACTGATGACCAGATACTTCATAAGTTCTCAGTTGACGAGCTTCGATATATCTTGACCGGCCAAGATCGGGGCAACCGTCTAGGAATAGGCCGAAGTCTAGCGGGTGCGACCGCTTAGAGCGCGTGAATTCACGCGATTGCACGCGGTTTGCGTCGCTAGACGGGTTCTAATACCTCCGGCGAAAACCGAACTATATTGACTAACGCCAGGGAGTAGGATATGGCAGAACCAAAAGGATACGACGTGAATGCGACCAGGATTTTCCTGTATTGCTTCGATAAGGGGCCAGACAAGGATGATCCAAGCGCACCAGGAAAGAAAAGGAAAGACGAGGGTGGCCAGAGAGTCATCCAGGCAGAGTGGAGACCAGACTGTAAAGTCTACTGTCCTCGCTGCCGAAGGATGCTGATCTTCGATGGAGACAGGTTCTACGACAACCTTACTGGGAAGCTACACTTCTCGGTCACTCACGATGAGGATGGCAAGGCAGTTCCTCATGGCCACTTCTTCAGAGCAGACCTGAAGGGCGTTGGCTATGTATCTCCCAGATACGTTCCCCCAAGACCTGGAGAAACTCCGTCATGGGATTGGGATAAGGAACTTGAGAGGATGATCAAGGAAGAAAGTGTCCTTGAGATGGACAAGAAGAATGAGGATGCGGTTGTAGCATGAACGGATTCAAATATACATGCAAGTGTGGAGTAGGCTTCAATGAGGAAGCTCATAACATAGTCGTTGACTTGGGCGAAAATACTAAGGCCCACGTCAATTTCAATCTCCACCAGGAAAACGGAGAGTTCTGGTGCTTCTGTAAGGACTGCCTCCAAACGATGTTCCAGCAATACTTCAACGAACTGAATCCTACTCAGAAGAACTTCATGCGGGATATGCTCACCAAGAGTGCCACAAGTATCTTGAAGACTACAGGCTCTGACATAAGTATTGGAGCTACTCCCGCAGACATTCAGATTATCGACGAGGTGGAGCCAGAGTAAGAAAGAGGGCAGCAGGCGCCTGAAATCCTGCTGCCCTTCAATCTGCTACCACAACACTAGAAGGAGGAGAAGATGTCCTTTGTCGAAGTTCCAGTCTTGAGAGGCTTTACAGAGATTGAGACTCTATTTAGCCTCTCAGCTAACATAGCCTACATCTGCGGAGGTTATGCTAGATATTGCTGCTCGCAGAACAAGAAAGTAGTTCCTGCTCAGGATTGTGACGTTTTCCCGATCACTGAACAGTCTTATGAAAGCCTCAAAGCTGCTCTTGTCGAGAAAGTTGGCTTCGAGGTCGCTCATGAGAATGGTATTTCCCTGACTCTCCGAGTCCCCAAGAAAGCCCCTGACTCTATGGACATCCGCTGGAAACACTCTCCTAGCATCCAGCTCATAAAGCCGGTTGTAGAAGGAAAGGTTGTCACAGTCGGCTCTATAGAAGATATACTAGGTAACTTTGACTTCAGTATAACGAGGGCTGCCATTATACGACCTGATGCTTGTCTCGTGGATGAAGACTTCATGCAGGACGAGCACAATCATATTCTCCGGCTGAAGAATATACACTGCCCTATCTCATCTCTTCTTCGCTGTATCAAATACGGCAGGAAGGGATATTGGATGAGACCATCTGAGGCTCTCAACTTATTCCTTGATTGGGATAACCGAGGCTCAAAGTATAAGAGTGAGATCATCGAACTCTTCAAGACCTCGATGATGGTTGACGACAAGGGCAAGAGAGTTGAGATGAGCAAGGAAGAGATCGAGAAGCTGGAAAGCATGCTCAGGAGGGATTAATGGCAGGATTCCAAATACGACACACGGAGTTCGGAGTATTCCAGGGTGAGTGTATGGGGATGGGGTTCTGGTATCCCATGTCCGATATGCCAGAGCAGGGTCTATGTAGATTCCCAGACGAGAAGACTGCTCAGGAATACATCGAATACCTAAGCTCTCCTGCTTGTGCCGACCCTGATGCCTATCGGGGGAAGTGCTCAGTAGAGCCTTTTGACGAAGAGACAAATACCAAATGTGCCGAATATATGAAGGCACTAAAGGCTTCTGGAGGAACACAAGTTGGAACTGCGTAAAGTTCTCAATGCGATGACCTTGCGAGAAGCTCTCAAGGCAGCAGATGCTGGTGACCTTGAGATCATCTGCGACAAGTGTCACGAGCCAATAGTAAATGAGAAGGGCAAGTTCCCTGGTATTATACTGGTAGGAAACATCTATGCTGCAAACCAGGACTTTGCCCACAACTTCGGAGGTATAGTTGGTAACAACTTCCCTCATTGGTCTGATCCTGACCAGCCACCTGTAGGTGTTGGAGACCTTGGAAAAGAGTTCAAGTTCTCCTGGCTCGACATCCACCCCAATGCTTACCATGTCACCTGCCTATGTGACATACTGAGAGGGGCATTCAATGAAGAGACGGAGTGACGAAGTAAGAGAAGCAGGTGAAGACAACTATGGAGTCTGTGTCTACTTCTCTACCATGAACTACGACTTCTCAAGAGCAGTTGTTAATGCTGCTATAGAAGATCAGATAGACTTTGAAAGCCTCTGTGGTGCCCCCAGAGGTATGAGATCAGTTTTCCTTGTTTTCATCCACACTGAGGAGGACAAGGCTAAACTTATGGCGATCTGCAAAGATCATGGTGTTGAGATAGAGATATGACATGGAAGTCAAACTTATACACCGACCTACCTCTGAGAGTAGGGTGAATCATTATGTTGAGGTGGTTAATGGAACTGAAAACAAAACTACTTGCTGTGGGAAACCACCTCCCTTTGCTGAGGCCCAAACCGAAGCTCCGATGTGTCACTTGTGTGAAGCAGTAAAGAAGAGACGTGAGAAAGAGGCACAACGTCGAGCTAATGGCACTCATGGAAAGAATACTTCTATACTTCAAAGTAGTTGGTTTGCTCCTCAGACTGGTCCCCGTTCTCGTTAGCTGCTCAGTTGCGTGGCTTAACCAGTTCACATACGACCTCGGATTATACACTACGTGTATAATCAGCGCGCGCGTATGAGGAACGTCCCTAATGAGAACAAAAGAGGAATGAATATAAAAGAGAATAAGGGATAGGTTATCCTCAGCCAAACCCCTAACCCCTACCCCTTACCCCTTTATACGCGAGTCGTTACCGTGCAGACGGTCGGAAAGAAAACCGACGACCCCAGCGTGGCTTTGCCGTTCTTCAGGAAGAATCTGGAGAATACTATCATCATATGTCAGGCGATGATTGAGGACATTGATGGGAGGAAATGATGGCAGACCAGTTAGATAAACGTTTGTTTGCTCAGGAACTATCGAAGCGGTCATTTATGATTGCTCAGATAGAGGCTTGGATAAGGGAGACCATAGGCCAGATGGCAACTCCCGGTTCTGAAGTCCACGAGCTTCTCGAAGAAGTTGTGAAGCACAAGATTGGTGGCTCTCAGAAGGTGCAGATGAGTTCGCTCTATTCTATCACCGATGAGAACAGAGCGATAATGGTTGAGAGACTAAGGCAGTTTGGCTTTATCGTCAACGTATATGACGAAGATGATATAGTCATAGAACTTATCGGATTCAAGACTCCTGATAAGGAAGAGACTGTCTACCTACACCAGTTAGAGTTATCATTCTCCGATCTGGCCAAGGAGTTTGATGGCTGATGGCTGATGAGATTTTTGAAGCCCTGTGGGTATATACTGGTCGCCGGTGGCACAATAATCAAATGTGGCATACTTGGGCACCTCTAAGTGAGGAAAGTGTGCCCGATGAACAGCGACTCGTATGGTATAAAGGGAAGAACCTTACACACGCCTATCCGGGTTCCGTATACAAGGTTAAAAGCAAGGTAGCTGATTTCAAGACTACCTTTGGGGACAAGAGCACTTACTCTCCTGAGTATGTCACTAAGTTTCCTGAAGGTGACTTGCTTTTGGCATGGAGGCTTCAAGATGACGAAGCCCAAGTTGCGGATAGGATGTTCAAGGAGCGTAAGCAGGATATGTCTGAGAACGAGATTCAAGAGTGTCTTACTCCTATCAGAGAAGCGATGGGAAGAGTGAACTATACAGGTCGGCAGAGAGTGCTGGCTATTGTAATCGAATACTTAATGAGGTGACCATGTCCGAGTATAAAGTTGACTTCCGAGATCAGAACACTACCGTAGTAATGGACTTGAGAAAAGATGGCGTTCTTGTAGCATCTTCAAGTGGCGATAGTAAGAAGGTGGCTGTATCTAATGCCCTCAGAGTTCTTCAGTCCAGAATCGACGTTGGTAAGGAAGCTGAAGGGGCAAAGGGCTATCTTGACGCCTATCAGGAAGGTATACCGGAATGATTGAGAGGTTCTTCTCAAAAGTATCTGTGAAGGGTCCAGATGACTGCTGGGAGTGGCAAGGGAGTTTCTTCAAAAGTGGATATGGTAAGTTTAGCATAGGCCGGAAAACTCTTTATGCCCACAGAGTTTCTTTTGAGATAAAGAACGGAAAGATACCAGAAGGGAGGATGGTCAGGCATAAGGTATGCGATAATCCTAGGTGTGTCAATCCTGCTCACCTAAGCCTTGGGTCGCAAAAGGACAATATGTGCGATAAGGTTATAAAGGGTAGACAAACTCGAACCTCTTTGTCTGGAGAGAGTAATGGCCAAGCAAAGCTAACTTTTGATCAGGTAGTTGAGATCAAAGAGCTTTATGCTACTGGGATTGTCACTCAGCAGATACTTGCTGATCACTTTGGTGTAAGTCGTGGACAAATCAGCAACATTATAACCGGCCATAAATGGAAGGATAGTAAGCCCGCTTGCCACGCGGTTCGGATAGCGTAAGAATAAGCGGGAAGCGAAAACTCGGAACGCAAGCGTCATTATAGCAATCATTCAAGTGTCCTGCCTAAAGGTGCTCTCCGCTGCCATCAACTCCGGTTTTGAGCTTTCCCAGCCTTTAGGCAGGATTTTCTTTCACTGGGAGGAAGTATGAGCACTTATTCTTTTGAGGATGATCTGTTTGAAGAGGGTATTGTAAGACCCCAAACTTCGGTAAAGCCGAAGAAGCAGAACACCAGCGTCGAAACTTGGAAACGACTCTACCACGAATGCTATGGGGTAGAGTTCGATAGAATGAATGATCCGAACCTCTTCAATGCCTGCGTAGAACTCAACCGCTTCTGTGTTACCAACCACCTAGACTTTGCTACTTACGTCAGATGGGGAATGGAAAACTTCGAGGTATTCAGCCCCAGGAGAATGATGAGTAAGCATGTCTTTGAAGCATACAAGAACAATCTTATCCCAGAGAATGTGACCGGAGGATTCCTGGTCATAGAGACTGGGACGGTTGTGAACACAGTATTCCAGGAAGATGGGCAGATTGCCTTCGATATTCCTCCTGATGGTGGGGTTTACGTAGACGGAAAACTGGTCCATGTAACGAGGGTTTGACATGGCCAGTATGCAGAATGAACTTGTAGAGCTGTTAAGGGCACAGAATGCTCATCCGAGAGACATAGCCTACGCAGCTGCTAATATACCCAGAGAGTTTTGGGATATAACTAGGGCAGGTATCGAGAGAAGTGCTGGCAACGCTCACGTATTCGATTACGTCATAGAATACGTTGACAACTTCCATACCCGAATAGCTGAGGGCGCAGGACTAACGATGATGGGAGTCCCGAAAAGTGGTAAAACACTATTCGGATGTGCCATCTTGAAGTCTGCTGCCATCACCCCTGGAACTCTCCATCGAGACTACCAAGTGCTTAGAGTCAACTATGACGCGATCATGGAAGACTTTGATCATGTCCGTAGTGAACAAGATTCATACATGGAGCTAAGGAACATGCTCCAAAGAGCAGACCTGCTGTTTATAGATAGTATATCTTATACAGCACCTTCAAGGATAATGCTCACTGTTGCTAGGATGCGACGAGACTTCAGGAAGGCAACTATCTTGGCCACCTCGATAGCTGACGCGACGAAGTTGAGTCAGATGAGGTCACAAGAGCTGATAGACATCTTCAAAGATGTAAACAAGGCTTTTATGGTGGGAAGATAGTTGATTGAGCTTTCTGATGTACAACTTGAAAGGCAGTTAGTTGGGACTATCCTACAAGACCAGGCAGTCCTAACTGATCTCATAGTTCCTTGGGAAACGAAACGAGGGAAGGACTGGTTCACAGGAGCAGAACTTCGGTGGGTAGCTGTAAGAGTTATGCAGAACTACCGAGCGTTCGGTTGTATTCCATCTAAACAGTTACTTATCTCAAAGCTCAGGGAAGAGACTGCTAAGGCTGGTAGGAAAGAAGAGGAACGTGAGTCTCTACATGAGCAGTATGACATACTTCTCGATAGACTCTTCTCCTCAACTCCTGCCTCAAGAGAGATTTCTCAAGCTATAGTCGATAGGCTAGTAAAGCTGCTGGTTAATCGAGAGATAGCAGCCGCTGGTAATAAGTTTGCAGACTTGGTAAACTCAGGAGATTCTGAGGCCGGTCTCAATGACTTGAAGCAGACTATCTTGAGGATAGATGAGCTTGAGCAGTCGAGTTCGATTATAACAGGCGACCTGTTCGACCTTGAAAATGAAATAGAGTATATCAGGCAGAGGCGGGAGCATCCTGAACTCTTCCACGGAATCCCTACTGGTATCAAAGTCTTCGACGATGAGACCCAGGGAATACATTATGGAGAGACAGGGTTCATTATTGGCCCTTCAGGTAGAGGGAAGACAACTCTAGCTTGTGAGATTGGATACAATGCGCTGAGGGCAGGATTCAACGTAGTTCAGTTTACGATTGAGTCTGCGATGCAGCTAATCAAGTTCAAGTATTATTCTCGCATAGCGCAGATACCGTATAACTTCTTCAAGTTTGCGGCACCTGGAGAGCCAGATAAGGATTGGTTAGACGACTGGCTGCATTCAATGAGGAGCCTAGAAAACAAGGTTTCCTCAAGACTAAAGATTGTCGATATTCCAGAAGGATGTAGCCCGTCTGTTATAGAAGATGTATGTATGCACCGATTCGGAGGGTGGCGACCGGATGTGGTTATAATTGACCATCAAGGTCTGCTTGCTCCCGATAAGGGAATGATGGGAAAAGGGAGACTGGGTTGGGATACTCAGGGTGAGATTTCTCAATCGCTTATGAGCAAGGCTAGAGCGATGAGGAACTCAAAGGGTGGTCGAGGAATCGGAATGTGGGTTCTGGCTCAGGGCCATTCTTCTCTCTTGAAGAAGAAAGCAGAAGACATATCTGTTGCGGACGTAGGTTTGAGTTACCTTATTGCTCAGCCAGCCCATTATATTATCCATATCATAAGGGACGATGTAATGGCGGCGAACGATGAGGCAATTCTCAAGCTAACCAAGGTGAGAGACGGAAGAGATGGTCTCATAGCTTATGTGAGAACAAACTTTGCGAACTCTACCTTTATCCAGAAGGAAGAAGCTGGTGGGTTAGCAGTCCAGGCAGCAGAGACTAACATAACGTTCTAGGTGCGAGATGATAGATTGGATCAGAAAACTCCTTTGTAAGAATCGACGCTGCGAAAGCTGTAAGAAGAGTCATACGAAGGAGAATCCTGTCGAATGGCGGGATGGAATGCACTGGCTGTGCAAAGATTGCGATGACTTGGAGTGGACCTGTACATAATGGATATCGAGATCACTCTTAGGCTTACTGTAGATAGAGAGTTGATGGAGAGCTTCCTCGTTACCAACGGGTATAACTTCGCTGAAGAGTGCGAGAGTATGACCGAGGAAGACATGGCTGGAGTCATAGTCAAGGGACTTATAAGTGACCAGCCTGAAGACAATCCAGTTGGAGTGGAAGTAAGATACATGTAGGAGGTTAGCTATGGAGCATTCATTTGAAGATTTTCCAACGATTGTTGCTGATCCAAAGATACTGCTTCATAGCAATATACCTAAGCCTCTACATGAGGTAAACCCTCGAACTATCAAGGGTAAAGAGTGGTGGGACAGAGAGCGCCGATTGACCTATGAGGCTCAGGGAGATCGGTGTGCTGCTTGTGGAACTCATAAGAGTCAAGCTAAGGGCAAACACAAATGGCTTGAGTGTCATGAGGTCTACAAGATAGACTATGCTGCTGGCAGAGCTACGTTCGTAAAGCTCGTGGCTCTTTGTCCTTACTGTCATAGCTTTATCCATAATGGAAGACTTCAGGCTCTCTTTGATAAAGGAGAGATTGGGACCAAAGAATACTTTGCCGTTATCAACCACGGGAAAGAGATTCTTGAGAAACAAAATCTCTTTGGTCAATGGGAGCATCGACATGAGGTCTCTGGTAAAGTAGCGGAGTGGACAGATTGGAGACTTGTCTTCGAGGGTATTGAGTATCCTCCAAAGTTCAAGTCTTATGAGGAGTGGCTAGCCAACTTCGGGTATCACGCAGAAATGACTCCGAAGGGTAGCCCTCTATTCCACACTGCTCACTTTACGATCTTCGACATGTTAGATGAACTAGATGAGTTTGATCCTGGAACGGATGAACTCAATATACTAGACCTATTTTGAGGTAAAGGAATGCCTGATTACGAGTTTGTATGCACTACTGAGGGCTGTCTAGCGAAGGGCAGAGTTGTTACTCTCAAGTTCGGTATGAACGATGAGAAGAATGGCAACTGCTCGTGCTGTGGCAATCCTCTTCAAAGGAAGTATGGAAAGTTTATGACTGCCGGAAACGCAGATGAGTTAGAAGAGGAGGCAGTCTGGAAATGAGCCGAACCCTTCAAGAATATCACGAGATAGCAGATACCATAGCTCATGAACTCCCACTCTTTGTGACAGCCAACCCTTTTCTCACCAAAGAGGATTTTGACAAGGTCATCGAAAAGTGTGGAGTCACTCTCAGTAACTCTGAGCGATGGTGGGTTCTGGGCAACCTCGAAGGGAAAGGTGTCGTCAAAAGCACTTTCGGGACTGAGGACGTTCAGGAAATATATCTCGTTGATGTAGTCTGTACCACCTGCCATAAGAGGCCAGGAAGAGCGAGATCAGATAATGGTCTTCCAGCAGGAATCCATTGTGACGATTGCTGGGAAGATATAGTCGGGTTCTGTAGACAGAGGAGCTGGTAATGGAAAAGAAAGTTGAAGCAGTCTACAGACTTGAAGCCATAGGACCACAAGGTGCTATTGAAGTTATGGATATTGACCTTGATATGCTAACAGAGATAGAAGACTTGATGGTTCTCAGACTTCCGAAGGAAGAAGACTTCCGGCCAGAGATGGAAGATGCTATCTCTGCTATCCAAAGTATAGCTGGGAATAAGAAGTGGCTTGTCGTCAGTCACGATGTGGAGCTACTTCGGGTGGTGAAAGTTGTCTGAGCAGCGAGAACGACAGCCTGGAGAGAAATGCGATAATTGCCATTACCTTTACCATTGTGGTTTTTGGTGCGAGGTAATGGACAAGTATGACCAAGACCCCGAAGGCTGGTGTTCTAGCTACTTAGTTGAATATTCAGAGGAGACAGATGGCAAGGATTAAGGTCAAAGATCAATATGTGGACGTTGATCTGCTCCAACTTCTTTCTGACTACGGCATAACTGGCCGGCAGATTGGAAACGAGTTTGTCGCAGCATGTCCGTTCCACGATGACCGTTCTCCTAGCTGGTCAATAAAGCTCGATGGCGAACGAGCTGGACTCTGGCAGTGTTTCGCATCTAACTGTGAGAGTAGAGGCAACATAGTCTCTCTCATAATGAAGATGGAAAACTGCGGGTATAGAGAGGCAATAGCTTCTCTGACTGCAGTAGATGTAGAGATTAAGGTCAAAGAAGAAGACCTTGAAGTAACAATCAAGAAACTTCTAGCTATTGGCCTTGATATCAGACAAGACGCTCTCCGTTATCCTGTTCCGAGTGACTGTTCGAGGTATTATGTGAAGGAGTTCTTCACTAATCCAAAGGCAGAGGGTGGTCGAGGGTATACAGAGGACGACTTTGGGCAACTACACGTTGACGACGTGTTATATTGTGAGTCAGGCTTCTTCAGGAATAAGATAATTATCCCTGTCTACAATGAATCGGGCGAACAAATATCGTTTGTAGCCAGGACTCTTGATAAGGATATTCCTGAGAAGTATCGGTATCCACGAGGATGGATGAAGAACCTGTTCGTATATAGACTGGAAGGGAATCCAGCACTACCTCCGATTGTATGTGAGGGAATATTCGACGGTCTTCACGTCCAGGGTATCTGGGGAAGAACTGCTCTAGTGGTCTTCGGCAGTTCTCTCACAACAAAGCAGGTCGCATGGATAGCAAGGCGATATGACCACATAACTTTCGGTCTTGACGGCGATGATGCGGGAAGGAAGGGAACCTATAAAGGCATAAAGAATATGCAACAGTTTGGCTTAGAGTGTGATGTGCTAGAGCTACCCGATGGCTTCGACCCTCCGATGGTTTCACGGACGGATATGACAGGATTAACATTGATGGCAGCAAAGGATTACGGAGAGAAATGGGAGAGAGGTCATTTGTACAGGAATATGAAACTCGATTCTTCTCTAAGGTAAATATCAAAGGAGAAGATGATTGTTGGGAATGGGAAGCTGGATGCTTCACCAACGGTTATGGCGAGTTTACTTGTTGTGGGAAGAAATATAAAGCCCATAGATTTTCTTATGAGTTTTTCTACGGAAAGATTCAGGAAGACTTAGATGTCCTTCACATATGTGATAATCCTAAGTGTGTAAACCCTCGTCATTTAATTCTTGGGACCAATCAAGATAATATTGACGATAGAAATAACAAGGGTAGACAGGCAAAAGGTGAGACACATGGGAATGCTAAACTATCAGAATCTGATATCTTATATATTAAGAAGTTGGCTGTGTCTGGTTCATCTCAAAACGAGATTGCAAGACTATATGATATTAGTCAACCTCATGTATCTAGGATATTGAATGATAAGAATTGGCAGATAGGAGTGGAAGCATGAGTCGCTCCTATGTAGAAGAGATTCTCCACGAGTGGAAACCAAAGATCCAGATACTGATCGCACGGTCCGCTTTTGGAGCAGAAGATAAAGGCTTACTTGAGAATGAACTTCTTGAGAAGGTCTACGATTGTATTAGCAGTTACGACGCGTCATATGACGTGGAGTTTTCTACATTCACCAATAAGTGCCTCCAGAATCATATTCAGGTCTACCTCAGACGTGAGCAACGCAAGAAGCATGCATTCATATCGGACGCTGTGTCCCTTGATTATTCCATAGAAGATGGGGACACGATCTCAGAGCTTATTCCCGACAAGAAGAACCCCAATGCAGATGCGATAGTCCTAAGCATCATGCTAGAAGAACTCCTGGACTTACTTCCTGATGTTTGTAAAGACATCATCAAACTGCTTGGCGAAGGACTCACAGAGGCAGAGATCGGAAAGGCAATTGGTGAAGAGACACTTCTGGTGAGGTGTTATATCGAGGAATGCATCAGACCGTTGATGCAGGAACTCTTAGCTGATGAGGACAAGGATGAGTGACGAAAAGACTCAAGAAGAGCAAGGACAGGTAGAGCTTCCAGCGAAGCTCTTTAGGTATGACTCCAAGACGAGGGATCAAGTCATAGCGATTGATCCTGTCCAGATTGGAGAGATTCTCCAAATGTCTATGGAGATAACCTCTGGTGACTATGAGGGAGAGATAGAAGGCATAGCTTTCAAGTCTATTGTTCCAAGAACAGCAATTGCCTTACCAGGGCAGAAGCCACAGGGAATCCCTCATGTCCTACTACAGATAAAATGGAAGAAGAAGGGAGGTGTAATACAAGTTGTCGATGGCAAACTATCCGACAAACCTACTGGAGTGTAACCTGTGTTCTATCCGAGAGGAAGCTACACAGGTTGTTCCTGGTTGTGGTCCAAAGCCAGCAGACATAATGTTCATAGGGCAAAACCCTGGAGACAAAGAAGATGAAGCTGGAACATCCATAATCGGGCCTTCTGGGAAGTGGCTAGATAGAATACTCAAGGCTATCTGCCACAGCAGGGATGAAGTATACATAACGAATACTGTTAAGTGCCGAACCCCTGACAATCGTCTACCAGAAGCAGAAGAGATAGAAACCTGCGCCTATTGGTTGATCAAAGAAGTAAAGGAAGTCAATCCTGTCTTGGTCATTCCTCTTGGAGCAGTTGCTATGCAAGCAGTATTGTGCACCCCTCCAGATGCCAGGATAACTGAGCACGCAGGTAAGGTAGCTAAGAGTCCTTTGGCCATCTTTAAGGATAGAACTATACTGCCGCTTTTACACCCACAGACACTTGCTTACAATAGGACTCGAAACTATGAGCCGTATTGTCAGCACGTGGCAAACCTGTTCCAAGTTCTCATAGACCTCGGAATACTTGAGGCAAATACAGAGAATTGGAGGGAGGGTTTCAGGTTTTGATAGGTGTTATCCTAGCAGCAGGCAAAGGAAAGAGACTTGGCAAGCTGACCCTCCAGCAGCCTAAGCCGATGGTTCCCGTAGGTGGAAGACCTGCTATAACTTACGTCATCGATGGAATGCGGAAAGCAGGAGTTGAGGACATAGTTGTAGTTAGGAAGTATCTTGGAGATATTCTTAGGGATTATCTGGCAGCAGAGTATCCTGGTATTAAGTGTGTCTATCAAGGTGACACCTACGGGACAGCATCGGCCTTAATGGCAGCTAGGTCTCAGGTTCCAAATCGAGAAGAACTCATGGTCGCATATGGCGACATTATAGCTGTTCCAGATGACATTTACTCTGAAGTCCGAGCCCAGTTCATGGCTAGAAAGTCTTCAGCTGTCCTGGCAGTGAACTGGACTGAGACTCCAGAATCGTGTGGAGTAATAGAGATCAAGCCTACCGGAGAGGTAGCAAAGATTCATGAGAAGGTTCCTAACCCTCCATCGAATCTCAACAATACTGGAATCTTCTGTTTCAAGTATAACATCTTCCAGTTTCTCCGGTATGTAGTCCCTGATGCCAAAGGAGAGTTCAATCTTGTAGATGCGATAAATACAGCTTGTGACTATACTTCTGTTAATGCTGTAGAATACAAGGGCGAGCTTTTCGATATTGGATCACTAGATAAATTGGCGGAGGCCAATGAGAGATTAGGAGCAATGGATGCCCGAAGAAAGTTTTGAAGAGTTTGATGAGCGACCAGTAAGGAGAGCACCTGCTCCTAAGTCTGAGGGCGAGAGTGACTTTCCTATTGGTCCAGAAGAACTGCTACAGATAGATGTTGAACTTCCGAACCTCGGAAAGAAGGTCAGACATGACCTGTTCAACACTCTACATAACAAGGCTTTAGAAGACCCCTTCAGTCTCAACGAAGAGATGAACAAAGCCCCTGTTTGGTATGCCTATTATGGCACTCTCAGTGCAGAGGCTGACTTCGCACTCTCCGAAGCAGAAGAAGAATACGATGCCTGGTATGCTCTAGCATACGAAGTCGCCAAAGACTACCTCGAAGGAAAGTATGACAAGGTCACAGAGACCATGATCAAAACTACCATTCCTGGTATGTTCCGAGACAAGGCAACGTGGTTTATCTCTACCGGAGAATATGACGAAGATAAGAAGGAGTATCTAAGAGAGGAAGTCGAGCTAGTCTCTTACAAAGAGGCTCGCCAGAAGAAAAGGGAGGCAGAGAAGAATGCGAATGTGATGAAAGTCTACGCGAAGAGCATGCAGTTCAAGATAGCACTGCTGCCCTCGCAATTGAGCCTGGCACGCTCACTGCTAGAGAACCCAGAGATGAGAAGTCTCAAGAGAAACAAAGATGGAGTGGTAAGCTCCGACGAAGCAAAGATACAAAAAGAGACAAGGAGTAAATGACATGGCAGTAGATGAAAAAGAGATCGGAACTATGCCAGGTTTCGATGAAGACTATGAGAGCTTCCAGAGTGATTGGGAAGATGCTCATCAGTCTGTCCAGCGTGGTGGTTCCACGCTCATTCGTCAGCAGGACCTCAAGCTTGGTGAGACCAAGATCAGAATCGTTGAGGCTGCTAGGTTCTTCTCCGCTTGGACACACACTGTCCAGGACACGAGTAACAAGTATCGCAAACTGATATGCCGGGGCCGCAAGGAGATCATGAAAGACAAGACCAGAAAGCCCCGCATGGACCCTGACTTCTGCCCCGTCTGCGAGCATGTCCTCGCTGAGCAGGACGAGCGTGGTTATCCGAAGCAGAAGTTCTACTTCAGGATCATCAGCCGAACCCGCCAGAAGGAATGCTATGAGCAGGGTATCGAGGATGAGATTCTCATCCTTGAGGCTGGCCCTCAGCTCTTTGATGCCATCTACGCTATCGCAACGAGTCCTGACTACAAGGAAGACTTGTTCGAGGAAGATGGCAAGACTCCGCTCATGGACCCAAAGAACCCTGAAGTTCAGGCTCAGAGGATAAACCTTGCCCGGTTCGACCTGACAATCAAGAAAGAGAAGACCGGGAACCAGGACTACGACGTGAAGTATACAGTCCTGGCTGGAGGTCCGAAGACCTGGGGTCCGTTGACTGAAGCTGAGCAGGCAGTTGTGGACAAGGGTCTTCCTCCTGTCGAGTGGCTGATCACGCCAGCTTCTGATGAGAAGATCCACGAAGTCCTCCACGGTGAGTCGTCTTCAGATGATGAGCCTGAACAGGCCAGGGGGTCTCGAACTTCCAAGAAGGGCGCGGGTGCTGGTTCTGATGATGTAGGATTCGACTAGATTGCCAGTCTAGTCGGAGATAGTATAAAGAACTAGCGGAAAGGATACCGCGAGGAATTGGAGAGCCAGGGCCAGCACCTCTGGCTTTCCTTCCCTTTGGGGATGCAGGGTAATGTATGGGAACTAGCTTAGGCGCCAGCGCGGTTGACTAAAGATGCCGTAACCCTGCGGAGAATACTATGTGGAAAGATCAAAGGCTTGACCGGAGATCGAACGCACAAAGGCCCATGCCGATCTTAGTGTTGGAAGTCTAGGAGTTGTGCCCAGAACGAGTGTTCTCTTTTATCCTGCCTACCTTGTCGAAGGCCCACGTTATGCGTGGGGTAGTATTAGGCAAGGTGGGTATAGCTGGAGAGGTGCAGTAACTGTATTACCTCTCCAGCTACCTAAGTCAAAGCTCTTTGAGGAGAGTTCTGATTTGGGTAGCAGCGAGTGCGTAACCCGCCAGTGGGAGTCTGTGGCTATTAGCTCCCACTGGACATTTTGGAGCAGGAAGGTTGGTCCTCCCGCCTGACATTGGACTATCAGAGCTGAAGACACTAGCCAACCTGTAGTTCCTGCTCCAAGCTCTTTGATAATTGGGGATGATTGGTGTCGACAGGGATTAAGTCGAAGCAGATAGCGTGGCGAGGTTGGTCGGTTGGCCTTGTAAAAGCCGACTACAAAGTAAACGCGAACAGCGATACTCTCGCTTCCATGGCTAGCAGGAATGCTTCCATGGAGGTTATGGCTGCCTAATTGGCGCCTGTTCTCAAGATGACTCCGATGGTCTTGAGGGCTAATCTTATCGGATAGGTCTCAGGGGTGGCAGCCTGAAGACCGAATCTAGCCATCCTGTAGTAACACGCATTACCAGCCAGGGGATACTGGCTACCCACGTAGAAGTCTGTTAGAATGATCTTTGGACCGGGGTTCGAGTCCCCGCATCTCCACCAGATTGGACAGGGTTGCAGAGACACAGCAGTATCATGGAGTTAGGTGTGTGCTGGCCCGCTAGAGGAACCTCCATGCGACTTCCCTGTCCATTAGATGTGACTCCGCGACAAAGGTGTTCCCGCACCAGAATAAAATGGGCCGGAGTCACTTAACCCTTGGCGGCGCGAGTAAGTCGAGGCAAGAACCCTTACCAGAGTGTGGCCACAGACAGGGCTGTGACGAAACGCAAATCGAATCTCTGGGCCGCCATACGAAGTGAGACCTGTCCAACAGGACCGGTGAAGCAAAAGCCTTTGTAGGGTTTCCGATTAGGGTCTCATTAGAGAGGTGAAGAAGTACAACTCACCTCTCCCGGTTTTGAAGAAGTGGGCCACGAGCTGTAAGGGCTTGTCGAGCGGAAGTCTCTAGTTGTCTATAGCATATTCCACTAAGGTGGCTACCGAGTTGTGTGTAGTTATATGCTTATGGTAACGTCCGGGGCATTCCCGAAGCAACTTATATAAGTGGCCCACACAAGCTAAATGGGGCGAATGTCGTGGCGGATGTAGCTCAGTTGGTAAGAGCGCCTGGTTGTGGCCCAGGAGGTCGGGAGTTCAAATCTCCTCATTCGCCCCACCAATTTTGGAGAAGAGGATGGCAATACTTGTTACAGGAAGTTCAGGATATATCGGGCAGCATATAGCCCTTGAGTTGATTGAGCGAGGTGAAGAGGTCATCGGGCTAGATATCAGAGAGAACCCTAACCCTGACCTACCAGGAACCTACTATATCGGAGATATTGGAGACAGAACTGGGGTAAGGGAGTTATTCCGAAGCCATGAGATAACTTCTATAATGCACCTCGCTGCTTCCGCCAATGTCCCCGACTCCGTTGCTAGACCCCTCAGTTACTACGAGAACAATGTAGCCCGAACAATAAGTCTGATACAGATGGCTCTGAAAGCCAATGTGAGGAACTTCATATTCTCGTCCAGTGCTGCGGTCTATGGTCAGCCTGAAGAGTCTCCAGTCAAGGAATACTTCAACCTCAACCCTGTGAATCCTTATGGAAGATCGAAGCTCATGATCGAGCAAGTCCTTGAGGATGTTCACATTGCAGCAAGTCTCAACGTAGTATGCTTCAGATACTTCTGTGCTGCTGGAGCAGATGCTCAGGGAAGGGCTGGAGAGGATTTCAAGACTGTTACGAGAGTCATCCCTACTCTAATCAATCGCGCCTTTGACGGCGGTGAGTTCACGGTTACAGGCTGTGACTTCGAGACTCCAGACGGAACCGGGGTTAGGGATTTTGTCCATGTGACAGATATTGCTCAGGCCCACATTGCTGCTCTAGGAATAATGGAGGAAGGTCCAGTCTTCGAGCAGTTCAATATTGGCCTGTGTAGAGGATACAGTGTAAAGGAAGTAGTCAGCGAGGTAGAGAAGATCACTGGTCGAGAGATCAGGAAGGTCTATGGAGCCAGAAGACCTGGTGACCCAGCCTCCCTTGTGGCTAGTCCAGAGAAGGCTATGAACAGTCTCAATTGGGTTCCTACCCATTCGAGTCTGGAAGAGATAATAAGTTCAACGTGGGAATGGAAGCTCAAGCAGAATGATTGTTAGTCAGACACCGTTACGTATCAGTTTCGCTGGAGGCGGGACTGATATACAAAGTTTCTATACCAAGAGCCATGGCTCAGTAGTATCTACTGCGATAGACAAGTTCATCTACGTTATCGTCAAAGAGCGGTTCGATGAGAAGATTCGTGTTGGATACTCGAAGACAGAGCTAGTAGACTCTGCTGATGAGATCGAACATGACCTTGTCAGAGAGGCTATGAAGATGACAGGAGTAGCCAAAGGAGTTGAGATCGCCACTATGGCAGACATCCCCTCCGAAGGTTCTGGGTTAGGCTCATCGAGTTCAGTAACAGTAGGGCTACTGAATGCTCTCTATGCTTTCAAAGGTGTCTACTGCCCTACAGATACTCTCGCTAAACAGGCTTGTGAGATCGAGATTGACATTCTCGGAAAGCCAATAGGTAAGCAGGATCAGTATATAGCTGCCTACGGCGGAGTAAGACATTTCCAGTTTTTCAATAGCCACCATGTGAGCCAGAATCAAATCTTGCTCCTTGGTCACGCTAAGCAGTATCTATCTGAGTGCCTAATGTTATTCTACACAGGAGTAACTAGGAAGGCAGATAATATATTGTCCGACCAGATCGCAAGAACTGAGTCGAACATGGAAACCCTCAAAGAGATGAGGGATCAGTCTGAGGCTCTGGCTTACCAGCTAGAGACTATGGGGAATATCGAGGCTGTAGGTGAAGCCCTCAGAGAAGGCTGGCAAAAGAAAGTCCAGCTTTCGAGAGGAATCTCCAACGACCAGATTTCCGATATGGTCAAGAGAGCAATGGAGGCTGGAGCTTCAGGGGCGAAGATAACAGGAGCGGGTGGTGGAGGTTTTCTCCTGCTCTATGTCTCGCCAAAATGGAGAGGCGATGTGCGGGAGGCTCTCAAAGGTTACAGAGAACTCCCTATAACCATCGGGCAAGACGGGTCAAAGATAATCTTCAATGTTAGGGGACATAACTGATGGCAGCTGAGGAGACTCAAAAGGGAAAGGTCAAACTGACCTATTTCAAACCTAATGGTAAGTATTATACTGACGAGACATACGAGACGGACAAAGAGATGATGTATGACGTATATGAAGAAGTCCGTCAGATGCAAAGGGATGGAAAGCTCCCTGGTCTCGTAGAAGGGTGTGGCAAGGAGTTCACAATCCTTATCACCTCTGAAGGCGTTAAGCACGACGTTCCTCAGCTTATCCACCCGATAGCTTCCTAACATGAGAAGATTCGAGGACAAGTTCTTCTTCAAAATCAACTTTGAGGGAGAAGGGGATTGCTGGATATGGAAAGCAGCTACGACTAATGGCTATGGAGTCTTTCACGCCTTTGGCGAAAGTAAGGCTCATAGAGTTTCCTACAGATATTTTGTAGGAGATATTCCAGAAGGAATGGTAGTTTGTCATACTTGCGATAATCCTCTTTGTGTAAATCCTACACACTTGTTCTTGGGGACCCAACGCGACAATATGCAGGATATGATCAGTAAAGGCAGACACTGTAAGCAGAAGCTGTTTGCTGAGGACATCGAGTCAATCCGTCAGTTATATGCGGAAACAGACTTGAGCCAATACAAATTAGCAGAGATGTTTGGTGTAAGTCAGAACCATATCTGCGACATCGTTAATATGAAGAAGTGGGTCGATTTACCCTCGAAAGGGGAGGTATTAGAAGTCGGCTTACGATTGGAAAGCCCTGCAATCGCGTGAATTCACGCCCGTTTTTCGCCCCTCCGATAGCCGGAAGGCTACCGAAGGAGGGAAAGGACTGTGAAATGGCTTGCAGTAGCAATCATGACGTTTGGAGTAGCTTCAGGGGTCTCTGCTGAGAACTTTAGGGTTACAAACTATGATGGTCCAACTACGAGGACAGCGAGTGGGCATAGAGCAGTATATGGCCTCTGTGCTGCAGACTGGAGATTCCATCCTCCAGGGACGATCATCAAACTGGATACTGGCGAGAGACTTGTCGTAGCAGACAACGGACCTGGTGTGAAGGGTAAGTATCATATAGACAGGTATAACCCTAGTCACCAGCCTTTCCCCCAAGTCTCAAGGGGATACGTAGTAAGCAGAGGCGGGTATTGTAGAAACAGTCAAGAACGATACCTGGCTGTGGCAAGAGCAATAGCAATAAAGAAGAAACTGGACGCATTAGCGCAGAGGAAGGCACAAAGTGGGAATATCAGGTGGCAAGCGAGTGGTCATTCTCGGAGGTGGAGCAGCAGGAATGCTTGCGGCCCTCGAAATGACCGAAAGGATTCATCCAGACAATATAACAGTAATCGCAGAGAAGTTCAGGTTCCTGGACGACCCAGGGCTGCACTATCTGCACAACGACGAGGGCAACAAGGAGCTTCTCACAAAGCTCGGCCTTCAATACGAAGTAGCTCCAGTGAACGGAGCGATCATAAACAAAGATGGGGAACTGTGCCGATTCATCGGTGGCCTCAGACCGCAGGAAATGGTATATGCTGTCCAGGCACACTACCTGAAGACGAGAGGAAAAGACTGGCAAGGATCAGTAAGGTCCATGAACAGTCTCATCGAAAGGAACTTCGATGATCAGCCTCTTGAGAAGCTAACAGTGAAGATAAGCGACTTAACAGTTGCTATCTACACAGAGCTTCAGTCAAGGGGTGTCCACCTAATCGTTGGGAAGGCAGAGCTAGTCCTGCCAACGGTCAGTCGAGTCCAGTATACTCACAACAGCGTTGTTGAGGAACTAGGTTATGACTATATAATCAGCACTATACCTCTCAGGAATCTTCTGGTGGAGTATGTAGCCCTCGATCAAGAGCTTCCGCAGATTGATCGATGGTATAATGCCCTCAGCTTCAGACCTGTCTATACAAGGGCAGAGCCTGTAGACCGGGTTCCAGAGGCTTTCAGAGAATGGGACTTCATCTATAGCCCATTCCAGTATGGCTGGTATCGGGCATCGAAGTCGAGCGATGGAGCAGCTATGTATTTTGAGTTCTCTAGTGAGGTTCAAGCTAGAGCATTCAAGAGACATGATGCTCCAAGCTATGAATATGGACACATCTTCTCCGAGTGCCCAGGGGTAGTAGACGATATACTAACCCAGTTCAAGAGGAAGCGTATATATTGTATTGGAAGGTTCGGACGGTGGAACGCTGGAACGTTAGTCCACCAGGTAATACAAGAGGCACGGGAGACAGCAGATTGGATAGCAGAGAGTATCAAGGACGAGATAGTGAGTCACTTCCCGTCAGACCAGACAGACTAGACAGTATCTTCAGTAGACAGACAGATAACCAAAATCTGTTTGTAGACTTGGAGCATCTTTCGGAGGCAGAGAAGCAGAGTCTTACAGAAAAGATTCTGCTTCACCTATACTCTGAAGGCAACTCCCTGCTTGACAATCTTAACTGGAAGCTAAACATTCTCCGACGGAAACCCCTGACCATCTCCAACGTCCAAATCGAGATTGTGGATATGGCCAAATATATCATCGCCCTAGCGATAATCTGGGGCATGGCCCCTGAAGACTTCTTCGAGCAGTTTATGCTCAAATCTGATGTAGTGGAAGAGAGGTATGAGAATGAAAAAGCCCAACTCCAAGGAGAGCGAATCCTCGCAGTTGACATCGATGGAGTGCTCGCAGACTGGTTTGGGGGACTTCTTCTCTACGCTGAGCACCACTATGAAAGAGAGTTTCATCCAGCAAGTCTTGACAACCACCACATCTCCGCTGTTAAGGCTTACGGACTTACAAAGACAGAGGAAGAAGAACTCAAAGCCGGATTCATTGAATCTGGCGGATATAAGAGCCTCGCTTCCCTTGGGGGAGAAGCCACCTTATGTCGTGCCAAAGCTAGTGGTTATAAGGTGCTCCTTATCACCTCAAGACCTGAAAAGCGACATAGACGAGCTTACGGAGACACCATAGAGTGGCTTCATGCTAGGAATGTCGCTTATGACCTAATCTTCTTCGGAGCTAACAAGACAGATGTGGTGGCCGAAGAGATTTACCCTGGTTCTATCACCTACATGGTGGAGGATAGACTGGACAATGCTGTGGCAATTGCTAAGCACTATCCAGAGACAACAGTCATCCTGATCAATCGTCCGTATAATACGAACAGCTCAGGGGATGAGCGATACCCGAACATTATACGGGTAGATACTTGGGATGAGATTGACCAAATAATCAATGGAGGAACGAAGTAATGCGCAATGATGGCAGCGGACTCGAAGATCACAGAATAACAGAAGAGCAGGAGCGTATGGTTATATACGCAAGAAGGCTCCTCAGCACACTGGGAGGGCACGCCGCTGATGCCCTTGCAGAAGACTTTGGACTAAATGCACTTCTCAAGGAGAAGTCTAGCATAGACATCGCAAATGAGAAACAGAAGGCAAAGGGCGAGGAAGAACAGCCCCAAGATTCTGTTGAGAGACTGTTCAACTTCATGAAGTCTGAGCAGGAACTCAAGGAAGGCCAGGAAGAGCAGGAGTGCCAGTGTGCTCTTTGCCAGATGAAGAAGGGAAAGAAAGCTCATTCCCTCAAAGTCATCATGGCGATGATCGGAGATGACGCAGAACGAGACTTGGCTGAGGAGTTGGCAAACTGCCCACACGCCTATCAGACAAGTATGGTGATCAAGACCTTCTACCGGGCACTGGCTATGGGGTATGTGCTCGGTCGAGATGAGAGGAAGATCAAGTCTGGTCGGTATGATGAGCAGTTGGCTCAGCTAGACCGGATGAATGCTCTCAAAGAGATCGACAAAGAGCTTATGGTCTCAGAAGCAGTCATGGGAGCAACTAGCAAGAATCCTCCAAGACTGCCTGGACCTCTCGGAGCAATGCTCGGTGATCAACTCTCTATGGCCTTTGAAGAGCGGAGAGATGTTATCAAGCTCCTGAAGAGGTTCATCGAGAATGGCATTATTCCTGTCAAGCAGGTTCGAGAGATAGCTGATCGGTGCCAGTCAGAGATGCTGTTCAGCGTCTTCGGAGGCTCAAAGATCAACCTTGTGAGCAAGATTGAGGAAGAGCTTACTGCTAAGGAAGACGAACTCAAGCGCCTCAAGCAAGCCCTTGAAGGATGATTCCAGGGGCTTCGGATAGCGTATAAAGAGATACGAGAGGTTTTTCTTGAATAGTGATTCCCTGGATAGGTTCCTATCCAAGATAGAGATTGACGATAAGACTGGCTGCTGGGTCTGGATAGCTGGAAGATTCAAAGATGGGTATGGACAATTCTCGTGCGAAGGAGAAGTCCTTGCCCATCGAGTTTCTTACCTACATTTCATAGGCCCAATACCTGAAGGGCTCCATGTTCTACACAATTGCCCTTCAGGAGATAACCCATCCTGCGTTAATCCTTATCACCTTTGGCTAGGAACCCACAGGGATAACATGGAAGACAAAGTTAGAAAGGGGAGGCAGAAAAGCCGAGCGAAGCTGTCTCTTGAAGATATTGATATGATCAAACACACTTATGGTTCCAAGATTATGCAGCAGGGAGAGTTAGCTGTAGTATACGGCATATCCCAGGCACAAGTCTCAAGAATCATAAGTGGAGCAAGGTGGTAAGCATGGAGAACTTTGTTCATCTACATGCGCATACAGAGTTCTCGGTTCTCGATGGATTCGGACTTCTAACCAAGATAGTAGAGGCAGCCAAAGAGCGAGGATTCCCTGCGCATGCGATAACGGATCATGGGACTGCCTCTGGCGTCCTACAATTTCATAACCTGTGTAAGAAGCAGGGAGTAAAGCCGATACTGGGCTGTGAATTGTATTTCGTTGACGATAACACAATCAAGCCCAGAACTAAGGAGCAAATCCAAGCTGAACTTCTTCCTTACGACAAAGAGACTCAGAAGGTCTTGAAGGCGAGAATTAAGGAAGAGGACAAGAAGAAGAAGCGCAGAGACCACTTGACGGTTCTTGTGAAGAACGAAGTGGGGTATAAGAACCTCATGCATTTGGTCTCAGAGTCTTATCTTGTCGGAGCTATCGAAGGTGGATATAACCGGATGATAGGTCGAGCAGATTGGAGACTCCTTGAGAAGTATCGTGAAGGTCTAGTAGTCATGACGGCATGCACGAGTGGCGTTCTAGCTAGACCTCTCATAGAAGTTCAAGAGCCAGATAGTGCCGAGTTCAGGGAAGCTGTAACACGGGCTATGAGGCTCAAGGATATGTTCGGTGAAGACCTCTACATAGAGATCATGCCTATTGACATGGAGGACCAGAAGAAAGCCAACTTCGGGCTTCTTGGTCTTGCTAGTCAAATGGGGATTAAGGTGGTTGCAACTAATGACTGCCACTATATCTCCAAAGATGATCCTGAGACCCACGATGTACTTCTTTGTATTCAACAGAACAAGAGCATCTTTGATGAGGACAGATGGGTCTTCGATGCTCGTGATCTCTATATGAAGACTCGTGCAGAGATGGTTGAGACATTCCAAAGAGTTCACCCTTATATCGACGCAGATGTTGTGGAAAGCTCTTTGGATATGACTCTCGAAGTAATGGAGAAATGCACCTACACATTCCCGAAGTGTAGTCCAAGACTCCCGAACCTCGATGTATCAGAATCAGAAGAGTATGACGAGTTCCAAGACTGGATGGCATCCAGCAGTCTACTTGGGCTGAGAGACAATCTCGATGAAGTAGCCCAGCAGGTTATTCAGGAGAAAGAGAAAGAGAAGCAGGCAGAACTCGTTGGAGCAGGAAAGTAATGAACACCCTCTTAGCTCTTCTAGCCATAATGTCCTATGGGACACATTCGACAAGCACATCTGCTACGATTTATCGTGAGCCAGAGATGACTCCGATAACGATAACAGCTACTGCTGAATGGACGGAGTGGCCAAAGAGGGTCTGCTGTAACTCTAGTGCTCTATACACCAAGCCTCTCCCTCCTTGCCCTGTAAGGTTAGCAACCAAGTGCAGGGCAAGGTCGGAGAAGGGCAGGTATATTGATACTTGGGATGGCTTCATGGTAGGAGATGTCCACAAGGGAATCAGAGTTTACCTAGATATGATGACTACGAAGTTCCCTTTGGCTACTTCCTATGTGAACGGTCAGATGTATATCATCGATGGAGTTGTCCCACAAGCAGGGAGAATATATGCTACCTCGATAACCCCTGTCAAATGAAGAGGAAAGAGACAGGAATCGAGAAAGCAGTAAGACTTGAACTCAAACGTCGCAAGATTAAGTTTGAACAAGAGTATCCAGTTAGGATTGGACGAAGGCGATGGTGTTATTATCTCGACTTCTTCATACCTGACTGGAATCTAGTTATAGAAGTAGATGGAACTTACTGGCATCGAACTGACGCAGAGAAGAAGCGAGATGCTAGGAAGGACAAGAGATTAGCGAAACTTGGGTTTATAGTCAAAAGAATAACCGAAGTTGAGGTTAATCAAGACGTTACCAAAGCTGTTGGCAATATTGTTGACGTCTTTGTTAACCTCAAAAGGTGAGGAGATACCATGGCAGAACGTGACCTTTACGATAATAAACGTGTTGATACACGAGTTACTAAATCCCAGCTAGCTGGAACCGAGCGCCTCAGCGTTAAGTTGGGTGATGAGAACCTCATTGGCGCTGGAGACTTCCTCAAGAATCTCACAACTGAGGAGCGAGCAACATATGATGAAATGTTCAACTTCATGTTGTTCGAGATTGAGCGAGGGTGGTTCAGAAAACTAGAAGGGAGAGTCCCAGCAGACAAAGTTGACGACTATCTCAAGAGGTTGAAGTTTGAGACCTTTGAGATTTACCGACTCGGATTCGTCAAATACGTTCTGATAGTCTGGGACGTTTGTAGATATGCAAGAAGAACCGCAATCCCATTCAACGCTCGTGGTTCTGCTAATGCAAGTCTTGCTCTATACTGTCTTAACATTATCAGCTTGGACCCTATGGTTAGCGGTCCAGGTGGTGAGCCTCTTATCTTTACTCGTTTTATTTCACCAGACAGAATCGACTATCCCGATATTGATCTGGACTTTGCTGATCTTAGAAGGCCGGAAATCAAGGACTACCTCAACCAGAAATATGGTGTTGAGTGTGTGGCGGAGATTGGCACGTTCATCACGATGAAGGGCAAGCAGTGCCTTCGTGATGTAGCAAGAGTTCGGAAAGTATCTAGGAATGAGACAGACAGAGTCTCGAAGTTGATTATCCAGAGGTCTGGTGGAGATGCGAGAGCAGACTTTACCATCCTCGATGCGTTTACGGCGTTCCCTGCTTGTATCAAGTATAGAGAGCAGTATCCAGAAGTCATCAATGACGCAGTCAAGCTCGAAGGACAGATTCGAGGGACTGGAGTTCACGCATCCGGTGTAGTCGTAAGCGATAGACCTCTCATGTTCGATATTCCTCTTGGAGTCAAGCGAGATGGGACGAAGCTCGCAGGGTTCGAGATGAAAGATACGGACACAATGGGTCTGTTGAAGCTAGACATCCTTGGCCTTCGGACTCTCAGGGTTATCTCTGAGACAGTCGAGCTGGTCAAGAAGAGACATGACTTCACTATCTGCGAGTGTGAAGGTTGTACAGAAATCCGAAGGATAGCTGAGGAGAAGCGTCTGAGGATAGAGCGAAACCTCGCCAAGATGGAAAAGTCAAATCCCCTCTACAAGTATTGGGAGGGAGAGTTGAAGAATACAAGACCTCACTTAGATGTGTGGTTTGAGGACATAAACTATGGCGACGAACGAGTATACAAACTGTTCCAAGACGGTTATACTCTCGGAATCTTCCAGTTTGAAAGCAAGGGTTTCCAGAAGCTCTCAAGAAGAGCAAAGCCGAGAACTATCATTGATCTTGCCGACCTTAATGCTCTCCATCGCCCTGGACCTATACGCTCTGGTATCATGCACGAGTGGCTCCTGCGTCGTTCAGGGAAAAGTGAGAACGTTCCCGTCCACCCGTTTTATGACAGAGCGACTGTCGGAACTCAAGGGCTAATGCTCTACCAGGAGCAGATCATGGGAATCGTCCACGACGTGGGAGGGTTCGTTTGGTCTAAGACGGACATCATGAGAAAGGCTATCTCAAAGTCTGTTGGTGAAGAGTTCATGCGGCGGTTCAAGGTAGACTTTGTTGGTGGAGCAGTTGAGCGAGGTATGGCTGAAGAGGACGCAGGAAGAGTGTTCGATCAGATCATATCCTTTGGCTCCTACTCCTTCAACATGGCTCACGCCTCAGCTTACGCTTACCTGGCGTTCCGGTGTGCATGGTTGAAGACCTACTTCGCAAAGGAGTTCCTGCTTTCGGAAATCAACTCCATAGGATCAGACAAGGAGAAGATTCATAATCTAATTCAGGAGTCAAGAAGAATTGGAGTCCCTGTCCATCTTCCAGATATCAACAAGAGTAACGTTGGATACTCTCTGGGAGCAGCGAGTATGAGGGCAGGGTTTAGTGCTATCAAAGGAGTAGGACCAATGGCGGCTGCGGACCTTGTAGAGAAGCAGCCTTATACAGATTGGTTCGACTTCATGGGCAGGATTAACCGAAGGCGAGTGAACCGAGGGACCATATCTGCTCTCATATCTGCTGGAGCATTCAAGGAGATGTATCCAAATACAAGAGTTATGTTGGAGAATCTCCCTGTTGTCCTAGATGGGAAGCACGATGTAGTAGAGTCGATTCTTGAGATAGCCCAGCATACAGACTTGGAGTCATTCCCTCCGTATACCTTGAGGGAAGAGACAGAGCTTCAGATGTCAGTTCTTACCCTGCCGACCGAGGTGAACCCTCTGGACTTCTACCAAGACTGCTACGATGCAGTAGATGAGAGTCTACCGATAACACCAATAGCAGACTTGGATACAGAGTCCAAGGTGAGTTCAATGATACTAAAGGCAGTCATGACGAGTGTGAGCTATGGCTACCGGCAAGCAGGTAAAAGTGATGACGAGAGTGACGAGGTAGATGAGGAATACAAGGGTGGCGCTTATGTTAACCTTGACGACGGAACCGACTTCATCATGGGAGTCTTCAGCCCTGCTGTCTACGAGCGATACAAAGTCTTCCTTGAGAACGCAGAAGGTTCAGCAGTTCTGGTCAAGGCTAGGAAAGGAAGGAACGCTGATAAGATAGATATTGATGACCTTACAGTTCTCTCGGAGTTCCAGGAGAACTTGAGGTTAGGCAAGCTGTCTAAGTTCGAGCAGTTCCTAACTAATCCTCCACTCAAGAAGTATGCCCATCTTCAAAAAGATATGAACCTCTCAGATATTGTAGATGTAGTTGAAGATTTACCTACAGCGAAGAAGTCTGAGCAGTTCAGGTTCTGGGGAGTGGTATCGAATCTCCGAGAACACCGAACGAAGAAGGGTGGACTAATGGCCTTCGTAGCTCTTGACGATACCAGAGATAGTATAGAGCTATTAGTATGGCCCGAAGGATACGCGAAGTTCAAGAACTTCATAAAGATCGGAGAGCCAGTAGCAGTAAAGGCCCATAAGCTAGACCCTATGGAGGGAAGCAATCAGGGATATAAGCTACAGCTCAATGAGGACAAGGGCGACAAGGTATATTCGCTGGAGGCAATCCAGGCTCAAATAGATAAGAAGAAGGCAGAGCAGGAGCAATGAGATGTTCTGGTGGTTGGCTTTTGGGATAGTCTATTTGATAGGCTTGATCTGGATGATCATAGAAGTCAGGCGTGCGCCTCTTCTTGATGAATCAGACCCTGAGAACCCACGCTTTGTCTATCCAAGGAAGGGAACCAAGAAGTGATAACATTAGAATCTCTCCGCCAGATGGCTGCCCATAGCACTGGAACTGATACCTGGGATGGGAAGATCAGACTTGACGTTGGCTGTGGGAAAACCTGTAGAAAAGGCTATATAGGTCTGGACAAGGATGAAACTCTCAAGGTGGATATAGTCCACGATCTTGAGAATGCTCCTATCCCAATTGAGGAAGGGGTTGTAGATGAAATCTATACATCCCACACTCTGGAGCACCTAAGTGGCCTTGGCTACATGCACGTAATGAACGAGTTCTGGAGAATCCTGAAGGTTGGCGGAGAGGTGAAGATCATCGTTCCGTATTTCAGGACTAAGGTTGCTGTCCAAGACCCGACTCACAGGATGCAGTTCGATGTGGACTCATTCAAGTATCTTGATCGGGAATCGACAGCATGGAACTACTACAACAATCCTCTTCTACAGTGTAACTTCGAGATAATCGAGAGTGAGTTGAGAGGCAAAGACTTCGAGCACTTGATGGTGAACATCGCTCTGCGAAAGAAGGAGATGCCAGACCCGCTTCAGATGCTGAATAGAACTGAAGCATTCGCTCCTGTTGGAGAAGGTCCAGGCCCAGGAATGTGCACTGGCTTCCGAGTTCCTCCACTGTTCCCTACTGAGCAACCAGTGGTGACCTCCGAAGAGATGGCAGAGTTCATGAATAAGGAACTTGGTATTCCTTGGGGAGAACAGATCGCTAAACAGCTCACAGAGTTGATCAAAAAGTTCCCTGCGATCTTCAACGTAGCTGCTGAATGTGCTCAGCTTCGAGAGGTCCATCAGAAGGTAGCATTCAACGTTCTTGGAGAAGATGGCTTTATCCAGGAGCTATTGAATGTCCAGAGGAAGTTTGTCCGAGTCTATGGAATGAGCCTCAGTGGAGCAGAGAACGTTGAAATCTGGAAACTCCGCAAGAATATGTTCGACCTGGTCAACTACGCAATCGCTGCTTTGGAGACTCTCGATGCCGAGATTGAGAAGGGTGGCGTTGCCGTCATAAAGAGAGTTGCCCCGAATGGGAACGTCAACCACATGGTAGAAGCTGCCTTGAGAGACTCAGGCGGATACCCAGAGGGAACAATAATCAAGCCGAGGTTGCTTCCTGTCTAATGCCAGAGTCTAGGTTTCTTGACAAAGTCGAAATTGACGAGAATACCGGATGTTGGAATTGGAATGGTGGACTAGATGAAGACGGGTATGGCAGATTCTTTATCAACCGCAAGAATGTTCGAGCACATAGGTGGTCATATACATTCTTCATTGGTGAGATACCTCCTAAGATAATGGTTTGCCATACCTGTGATAATCCTCGATGTGTCAACCCTGAGCACCTATTCCTTGGGAACGCTCGTGTTAACAATAACGATATGCTAAGGAAGCAAAGATGTCCTCAGCAGAAGTTGACCTTCGAGAAAGCAGATGAGATAAGATCGAGATACGAGGCTGGTGGAGTTACCCAGCAAGTCCTCGCAGACGAATATGGAGTATCTTTCGGAACGATAAGCGCGGTTGTCAATTATCGTTCTTACGTCCAGTAGTATTGGCTTCGTATAGAAAGTAGTATAAAGAAGAGTCCGAACGACGGAGGGTGTGCTACTGGAAGTTCAATCCGCATGATGCGGGTAAGATCAGGATTGATCCTCATACGTCGTTTGTTGGGCAGGGAGGGTTCCGAGGTTGGTTCCCTCCCTGTAAGATTCTAGGGTGTAAGATGACGGTCGAACAGTTTGTCCACTGGGCAGAGGGATACATCAAGAGTAAAGGATGGAATGTTCCGGTTAGTATTCATACGGGATTCGTTCGCATTGGTGTTCCCTACCAGAACTTGAAGTCATATGATGACTACTCCGTTCGATCTATCCTCGACTGTAATCCAAATGACCCTATCTTGGGGAAAGACAACAGTAAGCTCCAGATAACCGTTAGGATGAATCTTGAGCGACTGTATTCTACTTTGGAGACACTGTCTAGGGTAGAGAAGATAAAAGAAACAATAAGACGTAACATGGGAGGAAAGTAACTTGGGACCAAAAGTCCACTTAATATCTGCTACCTCGAACCCAAGGGCAATATTGAAGTTCTGCTGGGACATAATCAATAGTCCTGGGTTT